GTTTCTCTACACAATACACAATACCTTCATTCTTCCCTTCTACAACACCATCATCAAAACCAAACCGAGTGCCTAAAAGAAATGCAACACCAATAGTTGCGAGAATACCAAGACAAACTGTTCCAATCACACTTTCATCGTTCATTTCACAAAATCTCCAATCACAGGAATAGGACCACAAATCTCATTAACAAAACTTTTTGTATTATTTTTGAGTGCTTGACGACACTCCAAGTTCTTATTGTATGTTTGTTGAAAGAGTGCTCGTTGTTGTTGCTCACTATAAGTGATAGAAGTAGCAGCAACGATTATAATAAAGAATACAGACAAAACTATCCAATCAAGTTCATCAAAGTTTTTCATTTCAGTTCTTCCACAGAAGTCATAAGTTTATCAATAATTGGAGCATATATTCTTCCTGCTTCATCATACCCATTTTCACATCCAAGACGATAAGCAGTTTCTATAATATCCATAACTTGTTCATCCTGCTCTATTGTGAGATGAAGAGAATAAACACTATCTTTTAGTGTATCAAGAGTAATCATAGTGCCTCCAATTCATCAGCAAGTTCAAGGATGTTCTTTTCAGTAATACCGATATACTTGAGTTCTTCTACAACCTTACGGAGAGCAGCAGCAACTCCATCATTTGGAAAGTTGTATGTATCCTCTGCTTCGTATGCTTTCATAATCTTTTTTGCTCTTTCAGTCATAATCCTCTGCGTGATACTTCTTCATTTAATTCCCAACCAGCATCGTGCCCTACTTTAAAACCTTTAGTATAACCCTCATCATAAAGTTCTCGGGCAAACTTCAAGAAGTCTTTTTCATCACATTCCCAGTAAATGTCGTGTGTTGTTTTACATATGTGTCTATCAAACCCATAGGTGTTAGCAAGTTCACGGATTTCTTCATCTAAAATCATTAGAGTGCCTCCAATTCATCAATTATATCAATAATTTCACTAAAAACACGCCAAGAAAATTCATCACCACCATATCCTTCTTCAGCAAAAATACTATTCAATTTACGAAGAACATTCGCAACAACAATTTTATCTGGAATAAAATCACCATCCAAATCTTCGTCCTTATAGAAAACATCCATAATCTGTTGTGCTCTTTCAGTCATAGTGCCTCCACCTCATCAGCATATTCATTTAGTTCTTGAGCAATATAAAAATGCCAAGGTTCATCTGCAAGCACTCCATCTCTATAAATGAGAGAAGAAATCACACGAATAGAAGATGCTAATGCTTCTTTCATATCATCTGTTGCTGGTTGTGTAAGTTCTGCTTTGAATGTTTCCCAGATTTGGTATGCGGTGTTAGTCATCAGTCCTTTGTGTATGAGGTCATTATATCAAATGGAATGAGGAGAACTTATTTTAGTCCAAGGAAGAGTTTTCAGTTCTTCATCAGTGAATGGAATGCCATCATCAAGTCGTGCTTCATTTTTATAAAGATAAAACTGCTTAAAATTAACAACAGTTCCTCTCAAATCTCCATCTTTATCTACTTGATAGACAAGCACATCACAATACTTATTTCTATCGTAGGTCAAGATTTTTGCTCTACGAATAGGTGCTTTTTCTCCCGCAACATCACCATAAGATGGAATAGGATAATCAGTAAAAGCATCAAGCATTTGGAGTTCCTTTGTGTATGAGAGTATTATAGGGCATCCACAGGGTCTGTGGTGAGGTCTTGTGCCAGTTTAGAAAGTGTCCTCCTTTACAGATTTTTCCACAATCTCTAATAATTTTTTAGGAGTAATGGAACGAAGTGCTTCATTTTCTTTTCGCAATCTTTCAACTTCCTTTCTAATTTGTTTGTTGTCTTCTCTAATTTGTTTGATTTCTTCTCTAAAACCAGACAACCAATCAGTCATAATACATATCCTGTTCATAACGGACATAATCACTTTGAAGATAGTTAAAGAACTCTCCGTCTTCACTTCTCATAGTATAGCACCACTCACTCCAACATTCACCAAACCAATAATACCCAGCAGAAAGTTTCTCAAAGAAATTCATAGGACGATTGTAGAGTTTTGTCATTTCTCACTCCATATAATGATAAATTGGTTCTTTGTATCTCCTTAACATCCTAATTGCCTCTTTTGCTTGCATAAGTTGTCCAAATCTTTTTGTTGAGTGAAGAACATACTCTGCTTGAACAACATTATATCTTTGAATAACATAGTAAGTAGTCATACAATCAAAATCAAAGCATTCTTCAATTCGGTAATCAGGGTTGGTCATAATACCTCACACAAAGGGAACACTCTTATACTTGAAATAAATCCTGGTTTTGTATATTTGTCTTTATAATCTGCTGCGAATACTTTTGCTTCTTCTTTGGTTTCAAAAACTCCAAAGTATCTATGAAGTCCCTCTACACCTTCATATTTGTTATAAAGTCCCACTATCCACTTATGAGAATGTTCTGGATATGTGTCGTTTTCATCAATCCAGTCGTAGTATGCGTCCTTATTCATTCTTCCACCTCAATCTCAATAATTTCATAAGGAGTCCAGAAGCATTCATCTACTTTTTCTTTTGCTTTCTCGTAATCAAATCCACGAAGCACTTGTTGTTTAATAGCATAATCATATTTTTGTTTAATCTTTATATCTAATGCTACTTGTGCTTTATCCTTGGAAGTGGAAGCACACAGAACGTGATAACCCAAATCAACATTATCAACCACACAATAGATTTTAATCATAATTCTTCATCATTTACTTTAAGCATCGTTTTTTCGGTGATAATGTCCTTTTCAAGTTCGTATGGTGATGCTACTTGAAGATAGGTTTGATACTGATACTCGTTGAGGTCTTTGGATGGAATGTATCCCTTATAAGTCAGCATTTTTTGAATTGCCTTACGAGTTGGTTCTTCCCAGTCCTCTTTGAAGTTAAACATTAGTCATCCCACCCATCAAAGTATTCTGTGAAAAAGTTAAAACTCAAACCAATCTTACCAACTTGAAAATCTACTCCAAAAAGAGAAGAAGAAGTAAGAAATGAGAGCATGATGTGAAATCCACCATTACTATGAACTAAACTACTGGGATTTTCATAATTCACCCAAAGTAATGAACGATTGTTGATGACACCGAACTGCCAAGTGCGGTCAGTTTCATCATTTTCCCAAACTTTTTTATCGTATTGAAAGAGTTTATTCATAATTAATCAAAGGTAATTCAACAGGTAAAGAAACACTATCAAGTCGTTCTCCATTTTCAATATCAAGGAGATGCCAAATAGGGTCTCCAATTTTTGTATCAAAAGCACTATCTCTTGTGGTGACAGTAATAGTGATTTTATATCTTTTGAGGTCAATCATAGCAACTCCAATTTACATTGACCATTTACATCATAAACTACTTTGACTTGATAATCTACTGACATATCTGCTCTCCACATAGCATCTTTGAACTCTTGTGTTTCTTTCTCTGGGTATTTGGGAACAATTTTCATATTCTCATCATACTCATTACAATTCACATCACCAAGATAATGGAGATTTAGATAACGACGGAATTGTTGTTTTTGTTCGTGGTCAAGTCGAATTCTCACAAATGTGATGAATTCGTTTGATACTGGGAGTTCTTCGTTAGTCATTCTTCATCCTCACAAGGGAACATTTCGTTGTATGCTTCATCAGTCAGCACAAGATACTCTACATCAGCATCTTGGTGGTCTTCGGCATACAACATACGATAATGATTGAATTGGTTGAGGTCTGTACTGCCGTATTCTACGACACCATCAACAAGGCACAAATAATTGAGAGACATTTCAAATACCAACGATTTTATCAAAAACAATCCAAACTCCTGCCCAAAGAAGTGCTTCGGTGAAGATTTGAATTTGGGTTCGTTCTTTTGTAAAGAAATTCCAAACCTGATTTACCGCATAAACTCCAATAAAAAACAGAAAGTAAGTTTCAAGTCCAGATAGAAAAGTCATCAGGTGTCTGTGTGTATGAGAGTATTATAAACCAAAAAGAGCACCTGTGGAGATGCCCTGTGCCAGTTCTTCAAGTGTCCTCAATAATCAAACAATAACGACATTGAAAGGCAAAAGTTTCTTTTTGCCAGATTTTCTTCACACCATTTTCTTCCCAAGAATAAACTACTTCATACCAAGGGTCTGTGCTCCCATAAGAATTGAGACCTTCAACGGTCACAAAACCTTTAGAACCATCTGCCCGTGCCCAACGAGAACCAACTTGAATTTCGTGTGATTTGAAGAAATGACGGACAACTGCTTTGCGTCCATCTATGATTTCAGTTTCGTAGTCCATCGGTTTGATTGCTTATAAGAGTATTATAAGGCAAAAAGGGCACCTGTGGAGATGCCCTGTGCCAGTTCTTCAAGTGTCCTTATATTTCTCTTCTACTTCTTTCACCCTTTCCATAAAACTATCGCTACCGTGGTCGCCGCTGTATAAGTAATCCACCGCCCTCATAATCTCTGCCATCTTACGCATTTTGGGCACCTGTTCTAAAAGATACTCACAAACTTCTGGGGGATACTCATAGGCATAACCATACTCATCCTTCTCAAAGTTGTTACGAACTTCTGCTTCAAGTTCATCAGCAAACTGTGAGACATTATAGTATTCGTATCCGCAATCGTTGAAGTGTCCGCCGCTCATTCTTCATCCTCCTCTACAGGGAACATAGCATTATACTCTTCATCAGTTAGCACAAGATACTCTACATCAGCATCTTTGTGGTCTTCGTAATACATCATACGATAATGATTGAATTGGTAGAGATCTGTGCTGGCGTATTCTACAACACCATCAAGTAGGCAGAGGTAGTTCATTTCAGTTTTTGCAGTTGGTAAATAAGATGTTCAATGTCTTCAGTTTCTACACATTTAACAGAACCACCCCAACCATCAGCATCATACTCAACATTGTAAGCAAAGTTGTCCAGTAGATATTGAAGAGTAGCAATACATACACGAGCACGATCACCTGTTTTGGGTCGTAGAGTGTATTCTTCTGTGACCTTAATTAGTGTCTCTGCGTGTGTTTTTTGTGGTAGTTGTTTAGTCATGGTTTCACAGTTTGAATAAGAATTCGTTCTTTGGTAGTATCACGCTTTTTTGCAAGATACTCAATCGCTTCTTGATTTTGTTTGGGCAACTGATCCCATTCTACTTGCTTTTCAATATAAGGTGATGGAAGAAGTTTATCAAGTTTGTATGTAAATTTATCCAGAGAGTTGGAGATGAACTCTGCCGTTGCTTGTGCAATCGCAAAGGGACCAAGCACAATCAACCGAATTGCAACAAAATGAGGAATGTATTTGAGGTAGGGATAGGTTTTGGTTTCAGTCATTTGCTTGTAAGATAGTTGAGATCACTGACGATGCGTTGTGCTTCCTCTGGTGAGTTACATTCTTCTACGATGTAACTGAAACCGTTGGAGAATGTTCGGCGGATCTTGTTACCTTCAGCAGTATAAGATCCATATTTAACTGGAACTTGATTAAGGATTGCTCTAATCATTTTAAAAGATTGTTTAAATGGACAAGAGTTTCAGTAGTCCAGTGTTTGGTGTCGCCATGAGGAGGATACAACTTACTATACCAGAAACCATACAACACAGGATTGATGTGTTGGATCTTCTCAAGCGTGTCAGCGATCTGCACGTTGAGAGTGTGTTGGTCGTCCATTGGTTTGTTTGAACTGAAATTATTATACGGCAAAAAGGGCACCTGTGGAGATACCCTGTGCCAGTTTCTCAACTGACCCTTTCCAGTTTAGCAAGTGGTTCGGTTCCCCACTTCATAGGTAAATCAAAATCCACTGTGATAGGCATTTCATTTCTGGAAACATTTTCATTCTCAATAATACCCTGCTCTACTGCTCGTTCCACAGAAAGTTTCCTGCGAATGACCCGATGAAGGTCATAAAGAATACCATTACTTTCTGGAAGGTCTTGATGTCCTACTCCAAGTGAGGAAGCACCACCATCAATACCATCAATCATATGTTTGGATAGAATTGCTCCAATAATTTTCATATCCTGGTGAAATTCTGTATAATCAATTGGTTTTTGAAGAGGAAGATTATCTTGAATTTCCCTCCACTGACCCAATTGAACTCTTTGAAGCAAATCAGTAGCATCTACAAGTGCTCGTGCCTGCTTTTCAGTGATGGTGAGATTGTAGGTTTTCATTGATTTTCAATAATGATTTTGATTTGTTTGAGGTCTTCTATTCTTTGTTTTGTGAGGTCGTATTGTTCAGTATACCAATCAACATCATTAACTTCGTGATTGAGTTCTTCCCTAATATCCCATTCATAACATTGAAGGTCTCCTTCTTGGTCTTGTATAAGGTAATTGAGAGTATCAAGGAGTGACATTTTCTGGAGCAGGAGCAGGAGGAGGCAGTTGAGGAGGAGGGGTTTGAGATGTTTGAGGCAGTTGAGGTTGGGGGGTAGGAAGAATTACAGGTTCTGGAACAACTTGGGGTTGTTGTGCTTGGTCAAGTTTCTTTTCCAACTCCATAACCTTTTGGTCTAATGGACTCAAAGGAACTTCTTTTTGTGAATCTGCAAGTTTCCAACCAGTAGCACCAGCAGCAAAGATACTTGCAAGAGCAGCAAAAACAGAAACAGTTTTAGAAAAACTCATTAAATAACCTCCCAATCACATTCCCAAAAGTCGTTGATGTTTACCCAGAAAAAGTATTTTTGATTCTCTGATGCGAGAAACAACATACCATCTCCTTTGTCTTGCTCTACAATGCAAATGGGATTATTACCCATCACATTGCAGAGTCTGTTCTTCGCCTTTTTGCTTTTCGGTTTTACGGTTACTTTTCTCATTTTGGATCTCAAGTTTCAGTTTGCGAATACCAGTAATAAAGTAAGCAAAATCCCTAGTTTCAGTAATGGGTTTGATTTCATCGCACACACCACACTTTGACTCATAAACAGAGGAGCATCCTACAGAATATACTCCATACTTCTTCCCACAATCAAAACACGTGTTGTAGGCAGTTTCAAGTTTCTTCAGGAGTGCTTTCTTTTCTTTTAAAGTCATTACAGAGTCCATAGGGATCGTTGTCTGTGAGGTAATCATACAGCAGTTTGGCAAACCCGTATTGGGGTCTTGTGCCAGTTTCAATACTGGACGATGTTGCCACCGTCCACATTATATCCAAATTAAGTTTATCGGGAAATTCCTTCATTATCTTCTCCTTCTTCATCTATTTCATCCAAATAGTCCCAACTCCAAGTTCTACCAATCAGAGTCACATCAATTCCAAACTTATAAACCCAGAACAAAAAATCTAGAACATCACCAGTTCCAGATTTGATCTGCAGATAAGGCCAAGATGGATAATCATTCCAACTTACAGATACTTGGAGTAAACTCCATCGTTTGATATTTAAAATTTGAACGTACCAATCGTGTCCAAAATCTTCACGATGATTATATTTAATTAATGTTTTACGATGTTTAAAATTAATTAGGTTCATTATTATCCTCAAAATCAAACCACTCATACAAAGAATTCATAACTTGCTCCACAATATTATCAATAATAGCACCTTCTGTTGGATTTTCTACGTGTTTATGAGCACGAGAATAACCATAACGGACACCTTCTTCAAGTGCCATCTCCAATACTTTGCGAAAGTTAGGTTTCATTGTTTAAATTCCTTTTCAATTTCTTTGGCAAGTTTCAGAGCATGACGCCACATTAGATATTTTATCACAGGATTACGAGGATTGTGAAGCAACCACCATTTTTTCTTTTCAAACCAAATTCCTACTAATTTAGAAATAAGATTCACTGCAATTGCAACACTATTATCGGTCACAATAAAGTAAGCAATTACAGCAAAGGCAAAAAACCAAAAGTAGTAGGAAGGTGTCATTGAATTAAAGCATTATGTGTATTTACTCGGACAAAAATTGATCCAAAGTTGAAACCGATGAACCTTTTGTGGACTTTTGAATGTAAGATTTAGCAGAATTGTAGTTTTTTGCAGTGTGAACTTGTTGCCCCTTATAAACAATAATGAACTTCTTTCCCCAAGGAATTGCCGCCCATTCTCCATTTTTTGAGACAAACCCATTAGGTTCACCAGGAACAGGATCTAAAATACCTTCATTTTGAATGTTCATCGAACCACAGCAGTTACACCCATAATTGTAGCATTTGGATTGCGTGTTTTTGCAACAAGCCTGGCTTCCGCATAGTCGCGAGCAATCACAGTTTCGTAAAAAATTTTACCAGCAACGTAAAGCTTAACTTCACAAAACATAATAAGATCTCCTGTTAAAAATTAGAGTTTGATTGTAGAAATTGCAGGTTGACCCTGTGTAAAAACAGTGTCAACGACGCTCTGAAGGCGCTTAGCGGTGGCAATACCAGTATTAGCATAAACTGGTACATGAATCATTCCAAATGCCTTGGAGTAGCTCTGAAGATCCCCTGAGGCGATCTCTCCAGCTTGAATGCGCTTGGAATCGTTTGGATGCAGGCGAATCACTCTACCAATGGTCTGACACATCTGGATCACATCCATATTACGCATCATGATGCAGGATGTCAACCCAGGGCAGTTGATCCCTTCTGACAGAATGCTGTAGTGAAGAATTATGAATTTTTTATCAGAATCTTTACCCCATGCAGTCAAGGTATCGAAGAATACCTCACGCGAAACCTTTTTGTTATTGATGAATGCACCGTACTTTGCAGTAATCCACATCACATCATAGCCATAAGACTGAATTTCGGTCATGAATTCAGTTTCCGCAAGCATACGCATCAAAACCTTAGTATTCGGCGCCGCAACCAAAACTTTATCCATATGATCTTCATTGATAATCGTGTCAAGAAGAGTCATACAGTCACGCTCAGCACCATAATCTTTATCACGCACCAGATCAATTTTTTGAACTGAAACTTTAGCTGGAAGAATAAATCCAGCATCAACCAACTCTGGTGCAGAAACATTACAGATCACCTGCCCATAAACCCTAGAATCATTCATTCCAGGTTTAGAAATCGTTGCACTGTGTTTTGGTGTAGCAGTGAAGAAATAACAACGATCTGCATTCCCTGAAAAATATTCAGTTGACTCAAAGAATGACTTCTTAACACTATTATGTGCTTCATCAAAGTAAATCGTATTCACATGAATGTCTGCCTTTTGAATACGGCAAAGAGAATTATAAGTTGTAAAAATAATCTTATGTCCCCTGGTGTTATCTACCCAGGAACGAATTGCACTTGGACTAGTACTACTATAATGATGGGTTTCACCAGTGTGAACATGCATCACGGAAGCATTATCGATAAACTCAAGAAACTCACTAGAAAGTTGTTCAGAAAGTAGAATACGCGGAGCAACTACAACGATCAGAGTTTCTCCGTAATGATTGTCAAATTGATTTTTAGCATCAAAGATCATCGTAGGAGTCTTACCAGAACCCGTGGGCATGACCAATTGACCTTTAAGATGTTTGATCATGGCATCAAGACCACGTTGTTGGTGGGGACGAAGTTGAAACATGATGTTTGGTTGACTGTCTTGATATTATAGCAATAAAAAATCCCCTTGACGGGGTTGTAGTGGACGGTTTCTAAAGTGTCTTAAAGAAAGCTAAGTCTTATCTTCAACCAGGACAAAGGTAGTCTATATGGTTTTTAATCTTATGTCAAGTACTAATGAAGATCAATCCAAGAACCAGCAGCATATCCTTGGAATTTATTGGTCGTGGTATTATAAATTATTGATCCATTAGTTACACCTGTGAAATTATCTCTTTCAGTTGTAGTAACTTTTGGAAGAATCATAAAATTATAATTAATACCCGCAGGTCCACCAGCATTTGCAAAATCTGCAGATGAACGTAAAGCAGTTGTACCAACACCAACTGATAAAAATACAGAAGAACCACTAATTGCAGTTAAAATTGTATTGTCTTGAATTTCACTTGTTTGTATTCCTATTGAACCATCTGTAGATACTATAAATGATCTTGCATTAACACCTTTGTTTATTTTTAAAGGTGTTCCACCATCGGTAGTAGTTCCTATTCCAACATAATTAGTTACATTTAAAGAAATTGTATTTACATCATTAAATGTAGAAATTCCACTAGTGGAATTAACATTTCCAGTAAGGGTTCCTGCAACATCCGAATTTATAGCTCCTTGAGAAGATAAAGAACCATTGATTGTTAAATTTCCACCAATTGTTGCATTTCCACTTACTGAAAAATCATTTCCAACGTATGAGTTATTAGTCACTGTTGAAGTGCCAACAACTTCAAATGTATTGATTGGATCTGTGACACCAATTCCCATTTTACCTTCATAGGTCAGTGTCAACAAAATATTGTTGGTTTGACCATAAATCCAATTAAAGTTTCCAGTTCCAATTCCTGGTAGTGTTCCTAAATGTAAATATTGATTGATATTTCCTAAAGAATAGTTTATAATATCTAAGGTTTTTGAAGAACTATATGGATATATTCCACTTATGTTTCCATATTTAATTTCACCATTACTTCCCAATCTAGATTCTGAACTTCCTATTGTAATGTAGGATTCATCGGCATCACTAGTTATTTGAAGTGATGTTGGACTTGATGTTTTTCTAATATGAACAGTTGCATTTGGAGAAAGTGTACCAACTCCAATACTATTTTGAACATAAGCACTTGTTAATGTAGAAACACCCAAATTAGAAAAATTGCTATTAATATTACTTACTACAATAGCTGGAGAACCAGTAAGATTATTAGCTAAAGATGCCGTTCCAGTTAAATCACCAATAACGTTTCCGGTTACATTTCCAGCAATATTTCCAGCAAATCCATTAGATGCTGTTATAGTCCCAGAAACACTAATATCTGATGGCAATCTGGAGTTGTTTAGAGTTCCAGAAGAAATGTTGGATGCATCTAATAAAGTTAATTCTGATCCTATTCCAATAAATTTATTTGCAGTTACAATACCACTAGGTGCATTAATATTTTGTGATAATGTTAATGTACTTCCATTAATTCTAGTTGCAGTAATAATTCCCGAAATATTAATATTAGATGGTAATCTTGAATTATTTAAAGTTCCAGATGAAATATTACTCGCATTAATTGCTGTTATATTAGTTCCAGATCCACTAAGAGATGCTGCAGTAATTGTGCCAGAAACAGTAATATCTGATGGCAATCTGGAGTTGTTTAGAGTTCCAGAAGAAATACTAGTAGCGTTTAAATTTGTAAGTAAATTACCATCTGCACTAATATCATTTGCAGTAATATTACCAGCAATATTTAATGTGTCGCCATATATTCCAGTTCCTGCACTTATACTACCACCTACACTGATAATTGATGGCAATCTGGAGTTGCTTAAAGTTCCAGAAGAAATGTTGGATGCATCTAATAAAGTTAAATCTGATCCTATTCCAACAAATTTATTTGCAGTTACAATACCAGTTGCTACTATTGATCCTCTTGAATTAATTCCGATACCATTATGAATTGAAGGATTTCCTCCAATTTGCAAGGTATAATTTGGAAATGTTGTTGCTATACCAACATTTCCTGATGCATATATGCTAGTATAACCAAATCCACTATCAACATCTATCCATTGTGACGTTGGTAAGTTAATTAAATTTCCACCATCACCATAATATGTAATTATTCCAGAAGTTGCTGTTATAATTCCAGAAGAAATTGATACAATACCTACGGTTAAACTATTAGAACCACTTCTTAATACGTTAATATCTTCAGTGTAAATACGAGTCGCAGAAAGTAGACCAACGATCTTAGTATTTCCATGAACATCTAAAATTTCTCTTGGAATGCTGGTTCCAATTCCAACCAATCCATTGGCATTTACTATAAAGTTGGTGTCATCAACCTGAACACCATTTCTAAAATTAAATGACTTTGTATAATTTGCCATTTTATATTGGTTTTAGAACTATTTATTTAAGATATTTTTGAGAGTAAAATAAAGACCACATTCTCTCCGCAGTATATGCGTAATCAATATTATTTTTTCTTTCAAAGATGGCTAAGTATTTTTCATAAAAACTTTTTGGATAATGTTTAATTCTATTCGAAGATATGCAAAACTGTCCACAAGTTGCATACTCAATATGTTTAAAGTGGGGAATTGTGCCAAAAAGTTCTTGATAAGTTTCAACTACCTCTGTGTAATTTATGGGTTCTGTTGTGTACCAGTCTGTGAGAGGTATATATTCAAAGTCTTCTGTTTGAATATTTTTTCTTCTATCCAAATCTAAAAATCTATCCAAAAATCTTTCCACATTACCTATAAAATGATAATGTGGACTTCCTTGCAAAAAAATTAGATAATTCGGTAAATTATCATAATGATTTACAATATGATAAACCCAACTATGATGCTCTAAACCAATATTAGGCAATTTAAATGATGGATATTTGAGATCATCTTTACCCTTATTGTAAATAATCGAATACTCAAGATAAGGTTTAATCCAAGATAAACCTTCGTCATACCTGGTAACAATAATATTCGTATCTTTACCAGAAAATTTTTTTATCACATTCAAAATTTTTTTATTTTAATCTAATTTAATTTTATTCATTCTATATGAAGATGCCACCAATTCCATTGCACTTAACGAAATAATACGATTAACATGATCTTTAGCATTTGTAGATTCTAAAAGTTCGGATGGGACATTTTCTAGAAGAGTGGGTTCTTCTTCTTCTTGTTTCAAAACAATATCAATACCATATCTCATAATTGAACATACAAATTGGTGATAATCACTTTGATCAATATTACAACAATCAATTGCTACTGGAGGATATTCATCTATTGGCTTTGGTGAATTTTGTCTGCTAAATTTAATAATAATTTGATCTGTTTCTTCAAGATATTCTACAATTTTAAAAATTAAATTCATTTATCCTCCTGCAACAGTACCCATGTCGTAACTATGTATTTAGTTTGATTTATTGGTGGATTGCCTCTATGAGTGTGCGTAAACCCTGCAGGAAATATCAATATTTTTCCTTCTTCGGCATTTACTCTTTTATTTAAATATAAAAATTCTGTTTCTCCACCCTCTTCAATTGTATTAAGATATAATTGTACAACTAAAATTCGATTTAATGCGGCAAAACAACTGTTTTCATAATGCCATTCATGAAATCCTCCACCACAATCTATTTTTTTTGCTTTTATATCGTGCATTAAAAAGCGACTTTTCATCAAAATTGAATATTTTTCCATATAATTTTGAACATGATGTTGAATTTTTGGTAAAAATGATTCACCCAACCAACTCCATGATTTTAAATTATAATCATGAGAAAAAAATACACCATGGTCATCAACTCTATGATTTAATTCTGGCGTCGGTAAAACAATACTACGTTCTTCTAGCAAATCTATATGCTCTATAAATTTTTTGCAGTATTCACTATCAAAGCAGTTTTCATATATTCCTAAAAAATTATCATGATTTCTCATATTGATCAATAAAAAAAATATTTATTATAGAACTGTGCCGTTAGTTTGACCACCTAAAACTGTTCCGGCGCCAGTTAAAGAAACTATAGAACCACTAGGTCCAATAATAATTCCATATCCATTTGCTCCTGCTTGACCAGCTCTTCCTTCACCTCCAGTTATATTTCCATCTCCACGATTACCTCCTTGACCTCCTCCATTATTTGTCCCTCCACCATCACCACCACGACCTCCACTTGCTCCGCCTCCGCTTCCTCCCCCACCACCTGATCCACCAATAGTTTGTGTTGCACTATTTCCTCTGCTTGCCCCATTAGTATTATATCCACCACCACCTGCCGAGCCACCTCGCCCAGCAGGAATTCCTGCACCTCCTCCTCCACCACCACCCGGTGCCCCAAAGTCTCTTGTATTTTTATCTGGGTCGGAAGTTCCAAATCCACCTCCTCCTCCACCACCATAGCCACATTGAACATATCCATCATTAATTATTGTAGTTGGATACTCTATTCCCAATGCACTAGAACCATCCCCACCATCGGATACACTAAACTGTCCTCTACCCCCATCACCACCAGAACCATAGACACCAGCTCCCGAAGCAATGATTAATCTTAACGTTGTATCAGTATCCCATCCACCTGTCTTAAATGCACAATAATTTCTACTCCAATTAATTGATGAATAAGTTCCGGATGCCAAATTTATTAAAATTCTACAGCCAGAACTGCTTGATGGTCTTGTTCTAAATTTTCCAACAACATTAACAGCATTTGCATTATAATATGTTCTTGCAGTAAGGCGACTCCCTCCTCCAAATACGATAACAATGTTAAGTCTTTTGTTATAAAAATCACTAAATTTTATTTCACCACTTTGAGGTATTCCTTCTGCAAGAGGAAGATTTGTTAGAGACCCATAATTTTCACTAACTCTATAAGCACCAAGGTTTCTTCTAGTAGGTGTTCCAAATTCTTTACTTATATCACTGAAAGAAATTTGTCCAGTAGATTGTAATGCCATTGGTTTATTATGAGTTTTTTATTATTTATTTTTCATTTGAATTTTTTCCAATATTTTTCATTTACATACCCCATAGAAAATGAAAGATACTCTTCTCTCAGTATTAATGAAATATCTCCAACTATTGCTAATCTTTCTCCACTAAATTCTTCGGATTTGGATTTTGTTGAATGTACTAGTTTACTTGGAAATAAAACAATCTTTCCTTCTTCGGGGGTAATAAAAAATGTCGTTGCATTATTTTCATTATAAAAATCTACAAATCTTTTTTCTTTTTCCTCATTAAATTTTGACATACCCAAAAATAAGCTATTTGGCTCATGTTGATTAGAAAAAGTTATTGTATGTGAATTTGTAGGGGTATTTAAGTAATATGTAAAAGAAATATGACTTGTTGAATGTATATGCCAAGGTATTTCATCTTTAATTTCTCTAGCTCTTGATAGCCATGTTTTAGTTATTGTTACATCAAATAAATCCCTTAAATTTAAAACGTTATGAATATAATTTTTTACATGAGAAGTTACCTCAGAAAAAAGTGGTTCTAAACTTTCTTCTAAATGAATTAATGGATTACCACATTCCTCACTAACAGTATTATTTTCTGACGTAACTTCGTAATCAAATTTATGATATAATTTATAAAATTCTTCTTTATATTTTTCGTGATTTTCCATATCTCCAACATAAATTGTTGTTGGAAAAATCTGAGCAGTATTATATTTTAACATGATATAAAATCAAATAATAAAACTATTTAGATCTCCTCAGCTCATTTATTTCTGCTCTTAATTCTTTAATTGCTTCAATAAGAAGTGGTACAAGTTTTTCATATTTAACTGTCAGATACTCATCGCTTGCAGGAGCAGGGCAAACTGCTTCTGGAAGAACTTCTTGAACTTCTTGTGCGGATACACCTGCATGTCTTAGTGATGCATCAAATCCAAGTTCTTCTCCAATTTCATTAAAGTTATATGTAAATCCACGGAGTTTGAGTACCTTATCAACCGCATTTTCGATTGGCTCAATATTAGTTTTTAATCTTTCATCAGAAGCAAATGCAATAATATCACCAGCACATGTGAGTCCACCACTTCCTACTGAAGTTCCACCATTGATTCCCCTAAACATCAAAGTATCTGCATCACCCTGTCTGGTTGCAGTCATATTTTCCCTAAATCCATTTGAAATACCAGGATCTGTGCTTCCAGAAACTGTTATTTTAGTTTTGTCTGGTAGGGTAACTGTAACATCACTGCTATTGTTAAATGTAGAATCGACCCCAGACCCCACAATTCTGACTGATCTTTGAAGTTGTCCAATTAATCTATTACCAGCACTAATATTACCAGTAGCACTGATAGCACTACTTCCAGTTATATTTGCAGAAACATCAAGAGTTCCTGTTATAGTAGTATTATCGCTGATTGTAGTTGTACCACTCGAAGAATCTAATGTTAATCCACCAGTGCTTGTGTCAATTGTATTGTCATTTGCAATTCCAATTCTGATATTATCAATAGTGGCACCAGAGTTTACATCTAATATTCCATTAATTGTGGTATTACTATTAAATGTTGAACTTCCAGTAACATCTAATGTGCTTTGCAATGTTGTGGCACCATCAACATTTAATGTTCCGCCAAGATCAGTTGCTTGACCAGCTGCAACACCCAATGTTCCACTCAAATTTGTATTTCCAACAACACTCAATGTTCCACCAAGAGTTGTAGATCTAGTTAATGCAACATTTAAACTACCACCAATGAATACTGTTTTACCAATTCCAACACCACCAGTTACAATTAATGCGCCAGAAGTTGTGGATGTGGAATCTGTAGTACTTGTAAATCCAACAGCACCACCAACATTAAGTCTTTTTCTAATTCCAACTCCACCTTGAACGGTTAAAGATCCATTTGAAATTAATGTGGAATCGGTGCTGTTTTCAGCATTTGTAATTCCACTAACATTTAAGTTTTTGCCAATTCCAACACCACCAGTTATCACAAATGCTCCAGTTGATCCACTTGTCGAGTCTGTAGTACTTGTAAATCCAACTGCGCCGCCAACATTAAGTCTTTTTTCAATTCCAACTCCACCATTTGTAACTATAGATCCGTTGGCAATAGTAGTTGAATCTTGAGAATTTGAGAATGAACCAATTCCACCAACATTTATATTTTCAAGAATTCCTACACCACCATTGATGATCAAAGCACCAGTAAATTTGTTGGTTGATGGTGTAGTATTTGAAATTTTTACTTGTCTACTAAATGTTGCTTTTGCCTTAACTCTAAGTTGCCCATTAAGTGTAAGAGGTCCGTTAAATTGGGAAAGAACAGTTGCAGATGCACCACCTTCAACCAATAATCTTTCTTTAACAGTAACTTCGTCAAATACAACACTTAATTTTGTAGGATCTTGTCCAGTTACTGTTGGTTTTGGAATGTCATAAGAAATAATCTCACCACTAGATGCAATAGTTTTTGTATTACCACTGTAAACATCACCTTTATTATTCATTCCAGTGTAAATTACAGCACCACAAGATCTTTCTTGTGCTTGTGAAAGAAATTCCTCTCTATCTGTAAGAGCACGTATTTGAACTTGCGGAAGACCCGTTGAATAGTTGCCAGGTCCAAATCCCATATATTCAAATGTGTGACCAGATGCACGTAAAATTGAAGGTCTTCTAAATTCTACTGCTATTGGTTCAATTTTACGAATTATAGAATTTGCATCATGATCTTCTTGACGTGTTCCCAAAGAACCTCTGATAACACCAAATGTAGTTTCACTACCAGAAGTAGTGATTCTCATAATTTCATTATCAATTTGAATATAAGATCCTAATGGGAATCTTCCTGCAATTGTTGTTATTCCAACCGTAGATGGTAATACATCAATTACAGTATCTGTTGTAATTGAATTTTGAAGTTTTAATGACTCATTTGCATATAATGGAATTCCTCTTACACCTAAGTTTTCACCTCTAGTATCAGAAACTCCATTATTAGCTGATAAGCCATGTTTTAAAATAAATCCATTTGATGCAGAAATAGATTTATATGTAAAAGCTGTAAATGAAGTTAAGCTAATTCTTTCATTTACAACATAGTCACCAAGATTATTATTTGATGAATCAATAATTCTAAATCTATTTCCAGCCAATAATCCGTGTGCAGATGATGAATTAACTGTTAAAAGACCTGTATTTGATGTGTATGATGTGCTACTAATTTTTACTGATGGGCCAATAACTAATGCATATTGACCAGAAGCAATAGAAGCATCACCAGATGTTCTTGCAACTGCTATTTGATTTGTTGCTGGTAATGAAGTAATCCTATAATATTGATTTGAAGTTGTAGTGCCAGCTCCAGCAATTTGTACAACATCACCTATACTTGTAGAAATTCCAGAAGTTGAAACTGTAATTCTTGCACTTGCAGATCCACCAATTTTTAAACTGTCAAAATATAAAGTTGAATTATTTGTATATGCAGAACCGTTTGCAATTATCTCAGCATTTGTAACAGATCCAGAACCTGAAACTGTAACTTTTGCTGTTGCACCATTCCATTCAGATAAGGCAAGATCATTATATAATTTTACATTATAATAAGTTCCTGGAGTATGACCACTTCCACCAGTTAAAGCAGAATATCCAACTATTCCGCCTAACAAATGATCACGATCAATTGTAATCGTTGCGGAAGATGATGTACTAGAAACATTAGAAATTCTCAATCCTTTTCCAAAATCTTTTAGTAATTTATCAACAGTTTCTCTAGTAACACTTCTTTTAAGATCATTTGTTACAATATCACCAATTGGATTTCTCTTGGCAAATGTAATAGAAGATTCTGGGTTAGAATCGAAATTATCTCTATCTAATTGGGGGTATAAATCAACACTATTTTGACTGTATTGTAAATTTGTAAACTCTGTTGAGACTGTATTGCTTGCATTCAGTAGATAAAGATGGTAGATTCCATCTTGGCTGTTTTCAATATATGGAGAAATTACTTGATTTCTATAAATGAATATATTTGATTTTAAATCATTTCTTTCATATCTTGGTAATGTTGTTGTTCTATTTGTTACATCATTAGTAAAAACTCCAGGAGAGTGTGACTTTCCTTTTATATCTACAATATCATATTGAAAACTCATTATATTTGGGATAGTCGTAACTTTAAAATAACCATTGTATCCTAAAGTTTGATCTCCAGTAGTATTAATAGTGTCAGTTACATATTTAATAATTACAATATCCCCAACTTTTAAATTATGAGGAAGTTCTGTAGTGACTGTTACTGTATTATCTTGTAATGTACATTTTTCAATAAATCTTGGGTTTTTCTTATAGTCATAATCACTTGTTGATATTGTAGTACGACTAAAATCTGCAGAATTTCTAGCACCAGTTGAACTTGATTCTTGCAAAACAAATCCAGATTCTGGATTTTTTGCATTTGCAAATTCTTTTGGAATAACTACCCTAACTTTATATAATTTTTCATCAAGAGCTCTTCCATCAGAAACTCTTTTTATATAACTTAAATCTGTAGTTTCTGTAAGTGTTTGAACACCAATTGTATTGAGAAGATTATATATTTGATTATCTTCTGCAACTTTTATATACCAATTTTGATAGGTATCATCATATTGAAGAGGAGAACCATATTCACCAGCATTTTTATCAGACACCCTACTTTTGATGATTAGATTTGTTCCACCATAAACAGTAATTGGGTTGTCTAAAATTGCATTAGTATATGATGTTGCTAATTTGATTTGAGTTGAATTAATTTTAATGACATAATATGGAATATGCTCTGTTATATTTTCGGGCAGATCTCCATCTTCACTATTAATAACAACTTTTTCTCCAGTTGTTAATAAATTTAAAGGAGTATTTAAAGTAAAAATATTATTTGATGGAGATCCTATTACTGAATATGATTTTTCAGCACTAATTAATCCAACACCACTAGGATCCTCCATGTATATTTTAGCATTATATTCTACCCCATTATATGAAAGATATAAGATATCATTTTTACGAGCACCGACACGATATCCTTGTGTTAAGCTAACTGGAAGACTATCTTTGGCAGTAAAACCATAAAGGTAAAGTCTAGAGGTATCAGTAGTATCATTACCATATGCAGTTGTAATGCCAACATCTAAAGAAAGCCATTCAATAATGTCTTCATCAAATTCATCAATATTTCTGGGAGGTATAATTGATGTAATAAATGCTTTATTATCTTTGCCAAAGGCAGCATTTTTAAAACCTTCAGCATTTAATGAAATTTGACCAAAATTAGAGTTGGAGTTTGTAATAGATGCATCACTACCACTTTGAACATCAAAATGCTTATTAAAACCAATTGCAAAAACAGATACGATTTGAATAAAGGAATCATTGGAAATTTTAATATGGCTAGTTTCCCATCCATTTCGATATATTGCGTTTTGATCTAAGTGATAAACCAATTCTGCATCAGTTTGAGAAGAGCCAGATGATAAAGCTGCTCCTGATACTGGAGAAATGGTAACACCTTCATATGCTCTTGCTACATTATTATATTTTACAAATGCACGGTCATCTTTTTGTAGTGATACTGCGGTGAACTGTGCAACAACCATGGAACGGAAGCCTGATGCCTTTGACCCATCAGCGTGCATTCCGTTCATACCCCATACTGATCTTAAAGAGCAGTTAAAAATGTATGGAGAAGCACCAGAGACAGTATCCGTTTCGACAGTAACTGTTGCACCAGATACACTTGGATTTGCATCTAAATTGATTGGAAATGAGGTTAAGAGATATGTAAATTGAGTTGGACTTAAAACTTCTTGTACTTTTGTTGAAACATTATAAGTTCCTTCCGAAACATCACGAATTTTAATTGGAGTTCCGGAATTTAAATTATGTTCAAACGCGGTAGTTACAGTAACTCTAGCTCCGGCAGTTGTACCATTGCCCGAAAATAATCCAGTAATATCAATAGGATCAGATGCGAATGCACCAACAATTTCCCATTCTGGGGCTTTTTTCGAAAATCCTAATGGTTCAGAAGGATATTTTGCATCAATATTTCTATAAGTATTGTAAGCATTCGAGAGCTTACTATAATACATATCAAGATCTGTTAATTCATAAGAACCAACAGGATTTACACCATCCGCATATTCAAAACAAGTTAGTTTGTGGTGAGAAAACGTAGGAGTAGATTGATATATACTGGTAGAATATGTTGGATTTGTATAAACTAATCCACTTTCATCACCATCAAAGATTGATAATTGCCAAAAATAGCAAGCACCAGTAATTCTAAAAATTGCAGAATTAGTTGCACTTGGGTCGGTTGGATTTGGGACATATTTTGGACGAATCTTAGTCTTTCTTAAATCAAGACCGACAATTGAAGTGCCACGAGGAACAATAACACCACCATATACACTATTAAATTTGTAAAGAATATTGTCTGGATCAGTCAGATCAAATACTGAATCTAGTTCTAATGATAAAGTTTGTGGTGCAGGAACTCCAACACCACCAGTTGGGGGAACCGCATATGCACCAAGGGGATCATTATCATAAATTGCATAACCAGGTCTATTGTCAATTAAATGTTCACCTGGAAAAAGTAAAATTGTAGTTTTTTCAGTAAGATCATTATTATAACCTCTCAAATAAGAAAATCTTGCTGATTCTAAAAGAGCTCTTTGTACAGTCTTAAACGGTTGAGCAAGTGAATTTCCTTGATTAGTAATCGAATCAGTTGAATCAAGATCATTTGGATTTACATAAAGAATACGACCTTCTGTATTCTTAATAAAATTCTCTAACTTATTAAGAGGCATTGTATTATATTAGCTGTAGTAATTCTATGTTTTATTTAGTTAGTCAAGTCTTCTTCACCATAATCATATTCAAGGTTATCTGGAAGATCTTCAGGATTTTCTAACTCAACTGGAAAAAAACATGGATGTACTTCTTCATCTATTAAATAGAATGAATTTTTATACAAATCTTCCGGTTCAAATGTGCATTGTTGATCTGCTAATCTACAAAGATCTTGATCGTACAAATGACCATCTGGAAGTTCATCAAATGTAAAAGGTATATGATTGATAAAATACATCTTCACAATCATACTGCCATTGTTGTACCAGCAGTATGCGTGATCAATACGATAAGACATTGGGATTTCCCATATCTTATATTTATTTTATAGGGCGAGGGGGGAATCGAACCCCCACGGGAATACTCCCAGCAGATTTTAAGTCTGATACGGCTACCAGTTACGTCACCGCTTTTCAAGTAGGTTTACTGTTGCTTACCCTCTAAAACCCACTACAAAATGGGTAAGCAGATACGAGTGCCTGGATTCGAACCAGGTCAAAGCCGCTAATCTGGCGGAAAGAGTTTATAAGACTCCTCTGACTACCAAGTCTCACTCGCTTGAACAGATCAATTATAGAGGATCTGGAACTCTTTGTCAAGATGCTTCGTTGTTTAATTCAGTGTGTATTCGTATAAGGTCATCATCGTATGGCATCATCACTGTCGCCTGGCCGTTTTCGTTGATTATACCTAGATGTTCACCATTTTCGACTCTTTCCATGAGTTTATCAAAATGTTCTTGAAATTCATCTACAGTGAAAACTTCCATTTCTTAAAGAGGATCGGTGTATGCAAGACAATCTTCACTTACCTGAGTGCGCACAACTTCCAGTACGTTCATAAACTGGTCAACATTCTCGCATTCTACGATTCGTTCTGAACCTTCACTAGAATATAGGTAAAATTTACGTGCAAGAGTATCGACAACGCAACGACTCAAGAACTCTTCGGTTTTCATTTGGTCTTTGATTGATTACCTGAGTATTATATAGCATCTGTGAAGGGTTGTCAAGAGGTGCTAGTTAGCTTAATAATCAGTGTTATTTACATAATAATCTGTATAAATTTTCCATGATGTTCCATTGCTATTTCCTACAAATACATAACTTCTAAAAGGAGATTGAGTATATGTAGCGTATGCTGTAGATGAATTTGCCACAAGACTTACTCCTCCTGTTCTGTTATGATCCCCTGTTAATAATTCGAGAACATTTAATCCACCATAATTTTCTGGATTAAATAACGTAATTTCAAGAACAATATTTGGAGAACCTACAGTACCAATAGTAGAGGCAGTTCCTTCATAACGAATTCTTTGATAATCGGTTCCACTAGTGAATCTAGAAACTCTTTGAAAAGAGTTATCGAAAGCACCAAACATAAATTTTGGAAGAGCTGGATTTGAGGCAGATAATCCGCTAAAACTGGCAGATCCAGAACCAAATGTAAGATAGGTATTTGAACTTATATAGGTTGTAGTGTATCCATTTCCAGCAATATAAAATGTAAATGGAAGAAAAATAGATAACCAACCATCATCAACAGAAGCATTTTGAACACCAACCCATCCAGGAGGAGGGTAGGAACCACCACTTGTTCCATAAACAGGTAATTTTGATCCAGAAGAAATAAAATCAGGTAATTGTAAACTAAATCCACCTGAAAAAAATAGTTGCTGAATACTCATGGTATCAATCCTGCACCAGAAATTACAAAAACATTAGATGATACACAAAGAATTGTGCATACACCTCTCGCATCCAATGTTATAGATCCAAAAGCTGAAGAATAACCAGGAAAATACATCGTAACGGAACTTGCAGTTATTGTTTGTGTTGATGCTGAATTATTAAATACACTAATAGCATCTCCACTACTAAAGACATTAGTAGGAATTGTTATTCCAGAAGATGTTGATATAATCTTACCAGCATCAGAAAGCACTAGTGTATATCCAGTACTTTTCACATTAACTGGAATTGTTCTTAAGTCTCCTTTAGAGTCAGAAACACTACTTGAAGAAAGTCTTCCAGTTGAAGGGTTGTATGTTAGTTTTGTGGAAGAAATTCTTAAAGAACCACCACTAGTTGCGGAAATTACGGATGGATAATATGTACTGTTTGTTGTTGTATCGTCAGAATAACTAATAGTTCCAGAAGTTCCAGATGATGGAAGTGCCACTACTGATGTAGCTGCCCATGTGTAATATGAAGAAGATGCATTATAAGATTGTTGGGAGAATCTTAAGAAAACTCCATTGTAGTATTTTGCTCCCGCTGGAACTGTGACAGTTTGAAGAGTCCATGTATTTGGTGATACTGTAGTCCTTACTACTTCATAAAGTGTAGACCAAGTAATTCCATCGGCGGAATATTGTAAAAATAATGATGAAAATGGTTCATCACCCCATGTTTGAGCCCCATTAGATCCACCTTTATTAACATAAAATTGAACTTGATTAACATTAGAGAGGAAAATTTTCGATCTATTTGTTAATGTTCTTGATGAACCATAAAATCCAGGATATAAGTCAGCCTCACCAAATACCACAATTGGTGTTGAAGATGGCACTTCAGTTCTGGTTGCCATTCCAGCAACACCACTAACTGTAGTTATTCTTGCAGCTGTACGTGGTTTTGTCAGATTAAAAGTATCTTGATTTAAGAGATCAATTAAACTAAGTGTACTTGGTGTATAAGATTGATCATATTCGTTAATAGTTGCAACTATTGAAGTTACTGCCCAAGTATAATATACATTTGATGTATTATAAGTAGATTGTGAAAATCTTAAGTAAACACCATTATAATATTTGGCTCCTTGTGGAATATCAACTTCTCTTAAAGTCCATTGATTACTTGAAATTTCACTTGTACCATCATAACTAGTTGTTTGTGAAATTGAATCAATAGTGGCTGACCAAGTAGTTCCATCAATTGAATACTGTAATGATAAAGTGTCATAGGGGGTATCTCCCCATCCACCACCACCACGATTTACCCAATAATATAGTCTGGACATACCACCTAAAAAGACTTTATTTGGTATTGAAACCCATCTAGTTGAACCATAAAAACCATTACCGTCAAATACCACAATTGGTGTTGAAGATGGCACTTCAGTTCTGGTTGCCATTCCAGTAACACTACCAACTGTCGTTAATCTAGTTCCAGGTTGAGGAGTTGGGAAAATAATATTAGATGAAGATGATAAATCCATCAAAGCAAATGATGTAGATTTTCCAGATCCTGATGAAGATATACTGTTTAAATCAAATAAAACTGAAGTAAATGCCCAACTTCTATAAACACTAGATGTATTATAACCAGGTTGTGAAAATCTTAAGTAAACACCATTATAATATTTGGCACCTGCAGGAACTGTTACAGACTTTAGAGTCCAACTATTTGTAGATAAAATATCTGAATAATTTGTAGAGTCAATAGTAGCTGACCAAGCAGTTCCATCAATCGAATATTGTAATGATAAAGTATCAAAAGGTTCATCGCCCCATCCACCACCGCCTTTAATAACCCAATAATAAACTTTATCAACGTTAGCAAGAAATACTTTATTTTTAATTGTAGCTGTTCTAGTTGAACCATAAAAACCATTGCCATCAAATACTACAATTGGAGTTGAACCAGGAACTTCAGTTCTGGTTGCCATTCCAGTAACAGCGGAAACTGTTGTTAATCTAGCTCCAGGCTGAGGGGTTGGAAAATCAAAATTATTTGAAGATGATAAATCAACTAAAGCAAGAGAAGTTGATCCACCAGAACTTCCCCCACCAGCAGCACCAAAATCAGGTATAATAGAAGTTATAGCCCAACTTCTATAAGTACTAGATGTATTATAACCAGGTTGCGAAAATCTTAAGTAAACACCATTATAATATTTGGCGGCTGCAGGAACTGTTACAGACTTTTGAGTCCATGTATTTGTAGATAAAATATCTTGATAAGCTGTAGAATCAATAGTACCTAACCAATTAGTACCATCATAAGAATATTGTAATGACAAAGTATCAAAAGGTTCATCACCCCATCCACCACCACCTTTAATAACCCAATAATAAAGTTTATTAACAGTTGACAAATAAACCCTATTTGGTAATGTTACTGTTCTTGTGGAATTTGCAATTCCATTTCCATCAAATACTACAATTGGAGTTGAACCAGGAACTTCAGTTCTGGATGTCATTCCAGTAACGCCACTAACTGTGGTTAGTCTTACACCTGATGTGCTTGGGTATGATGGAAGAGAAATTGTAGATGTTGATGAAACATCCATGACTGCCAAAGAATTAGATCCTGTGGATGTAGAACCACCACCACCTGCAGATCCTGCTTGATAAATTACGGAAGTAAATGCCCAAGTATCAACATTACTAGATCTTGATAATGGAGATTGAACAAATCTTAGATAAACACCATTATAATATTGAGATCCTGAAAAATTAGACAATATAATTTCTCTTTGAATCCAAGTATTATTGGAAGATACTATTGAAGTTGTAACTTGATCTAAAGCTGTCCATCCTGTAGAACCATCATAAGAAAACTGCAATTCAACTGTAGTACCAGCTGGGTCATCTCCCCATCCACCACCACCACGATTTACCCAATAGAACAATTTGGAAACAGCAGACAAATAATATTTTCCTGCAGTTGTTGCAGATCTATTTCCATTTCCATCAAACACTACAATTGAAGTTGAACCAGGAACTTCAGTTCTGGTTGCCATTGCACTGACACTAGCAACCGTTGATAGTCTTGCTCCAGATCCCAAATTGATTGTAGAAGAAACTGCGGCATCAATGACAGCAAGACTTGCTGATGTTAATGGTGAAATTCCAGTAAGACCTTGAACACCTTGAATCCCTTGTGCTCCTTGGTCACCTTTTCCACCAATACTACCACTGAAACCTTGAAGACCTTGAGTACCCTGTGCTCCAACACCTTGAGCGCCCTGATCACCCTTTGATCCGACATTACCACTAAAACCTTGAAGACCTTGAACACCTTGAACACCTTGGGGTCCCTGAGCTCCTTGTCTTCCTTCACCTCCACTTAATCCTTGAACACCTTGGGGTCCTTGAGCTCCTTGTCTTCCTTCACCTCCAGTAAACCCTTGTGTTCCTTGAGAACCTTGTAATCCTTGAGAACCTTGAGAACCTTGAGGACCTTGAGGTCCTTGATTTGATAATCCTTGATTACCCTGTGATCCCTGTAATCCTTGAAGACCTTGAGCACCTTGATCTCCTTTAGAACCTGTGGATCCACTAAATCCTTGGGTTCCCTGTAAACCTTGAAGTCCTTGTCCACCTTGATTACCAATATTACCTTGCATTCCTTGAGAACTTTGAAGTCCTTGAAATCCTTGAGGACCAATTGAACCTTGTGCTCCTTGAACACCTTGAGTTGCTTGAGAACCTTGAGAACCTTGAATACCTTGCGTTCCTTGGAAGTTACTTAAGAATCCTTGAACTCCTTGAATTCCTTGATTCCCTTGAAGACCTTGATTACCCTGAGTTCCTTGGAAATTGCTCAAGAATCCTTGAACTCCCTGAGCTCCTTGCATTCCTTGAGAACCTTGAATACCTTGATTACCCTGAGTTCCTTGGAAATTGCTTAAAACTCCCTGAGCACCCTGAGACCCTTGAACTGATGTTCCTTGTAACCCTTGGAGACCTTGCACTCCTTGATCACCTTTCGCACCAAAAGATCCATTAGGTCCTTGAACTCCTTGAGATCCTTGTGCTCCTTGTACTCCTTGATTACCAAAATTACCTTGGAGACCTTGATTTCCTTGTATTCCCTGGAATCCTTGAGTTCCTTGAGAACCAATTGACCCTTGTAGACCTTGAGTACCTTGATTACCCTGTATTCCCTGGAATCCTTGAGTTCCTTGAGAACCAATTGACCCTTGTAGACCTTGAGTACCTTGATTTCCTTGTAGACCTTGAGAACCTTGATTTCCTTGTGTTCCTTGGAAATTACTTAAAAATCCCTGAACACCTTGAACTCCTTGATTTCCTTGTAGACCTTGAGAACCTTGATTTCCAGAAGTTCCTTGAAGACCTTGATTACCTTGTGTTCCTTGAAGACCTTGATTACCTTGAGTTCCTTGAGAACCTTGATTGCCTTGCGTTCCTTGGAAGTTACTTAAGAATCCTTGAACTCCTTGAATTCCTTGATTCCCTTGAAGACCTTGATTACCTTGAGTTCCTTGCCTACCTTGAGTTCCTTGAAAATTACTGAGTGAGCCTTGAACTCCTTGTGATCCAGGAGGACCAGCAGTTCCTTGAGTTCCTGTGGATCCAATTCCTACAAGATTGGTACTTTTTAACCAATATCTTTTTCCAACTTGCCCATCAACTGCCGCTAATACATATTGATCTCCTGGAGGAGCTGGATTTGCGATGACAGAAGATACTCCAACTATAGGATCACCTAAATCTGGTTCTGCTTGCTCTAAACCCAAAAATTGATATCGATCTGAGGTTATACCTGTTTGATCAAATTTTCTTACTCTTCCAGAATTATATCTTACCATAAATCTTAATTATTGTTTTGCAGTTTCTAAAACACTTAAAAGCAAAGTTAATGCTCCATTTGCATTGCTCTGAACTTTAATTACATCATTAGTTTCTAATGCCAATCTTCCATCAGAAACTAAAGTATAACTATCATTTGGTGGAATTGGGACCGCATTTGCAAATTTATAATCTGTATTTGGAGCTTCCTTTGAGCGAGAATGATAAGCAGTAACAGTGTATGTACTTGTTGCGGCTCCAGTTGAAATATTTGTAACTTGAGACAAAATAACAATGGAAGCAACACCAATTGGACAAGTGTATATTCCTACATTATTGGTGGTTATACCAACTCTAATTGTTCTGAATTTATTAAGTGCTACTGCTGCCATTTTATCTACCTAAAGCAATAATCAATGGTGTTACTGTATTTAACAAACTTTGACTAAAGGATCTTCCACTAATAGTTCCAGTAAGCTGGTTGATAACAATACCTTCACCAATTTGGAAGTTACCTGCTTGGTTTGTGCTTGTATAAACAACTTGACCACCATTTCTCTTATCGACTTCATTTGCTTGAATCGTAACTCCACCTAATGCTGGTTTTGCTGTGTTGATATTTGTACCAGAACCAACCCATTCAAGTGATATTGAGGTGGCAATTTGGAGACTTAATCTGGAAAAATAAACAGTAGTTCCTGCTCCAATAATACTATTTAGATTTTGTGTCAGAACCACCGTTGAAATTCCTGCTGAAGGGAGTGAAGCGGATTCAATGCTGTAGTATAGTGGATACATAACAGCTTCTGCAGTGGCTCCTCCATTACCATCTATAGTAATTGACGGTGGATTTAAATATTGGCTACCATTACTGATGATATCAATTGATGATATGCGACCAAATTCATTAACATTTGCGGATGCTTCTGCAGTAATTCCATTAGGTCCTTCAGGAGAACTAATTGTAACCACTGGTGGATTATCTGGATTGTAACCATTTCCACCATTGGTAACATTAATTGTATTTACCTGATAGTATAGTTCTCCAAAATATATTGCTTGACCATCATAAGGTCTATAAGTACCGACTCCTGAAATAACAACCGTTGCTGTTTCTTCTTCAGTGTCCTCAACAACTTCTCCAGTAAATCTATATATTGACTTAGTAGTGTAATCGCCAACACCATCTGATACTAGACCATAATTACCAAAAGAACAATTTGAGTTTGTAATATCACACTGTCCACCAGACTTTGTAAAGATTCCAATGTCATCGCAGATTGTAAAGATAGAAACTAATTGGGTATATGCACCATTTGTGATAGAAACTCCAATACCACCTTGATTATATTGGGTGTATGAGTCAACACTCATTGTTCCAGTAACACCGATATCATCTTGATCTCCTGGCTCAGCAGAGAAACCATCAACTTTCATTCCAATACTATCTGCTATAAAGTTGGTGCAATTTCTTACATATGGACCTTGTGTGATTGGACCAACACCCTTAGAGTAAGGTGGAATAACAACTCCTCCAGAAACATAATTGTGCGGAATAGTTGATGATCCTACATTTACAGTAAAAGTATCTTTTTCATTGACTGTAGATAAAACTTCAAAAGCATATCCTCTATTTCCTGTAGGATACAAAGTAGTTGTTCCCGCACCACTTGAACATGAGAATTCTAAATCTCTTAACGTAATTATATCCCCTGTCTTAACAATTAAACCAGGTGCAGTAATTGTAGTAATTCCTGTGATATTATCATATTGAGCAGTTGTGACGCCTATTGTACGATTTATGACATAACCACCAGAAACATATGTATGAGGAATAGTACTTACTCCAGTGTAAATTTCAAATGACTCATCTTGATTAATTTTAGTAATATAAAATTCATATCCATAATAACCTGATGGGAATTTTTGTGTTAATGTTGGTCCCCCAGATGAACAAGAGAATGTGAGATTTCTAACTTCAATTAAATCGCCAACCTTGACTGGTAGTCCAGGAGCTTTAATTGTAGTCTTTCCAGATGTTTCTTCATACAATGCGCTTGTAACACCAACAATAGTATCAAATCCCTTACCTCTATTTCCAGGATATGTTGTATTAAATCCAACATATGAAAATGCAGTTGAACCAAATCCAACAATAGAAGTTACTATACCTATACATGTTTTAAGTGCAGATGCAACATCCGAACAAGAAGTAATTACATTATTAAATCCAGTTTCAGAATCAACTTGCATTGCAAGATCTTTAACTTGCGTAAATTTTGTTTGGAAACTAGTATACTTTTGAGCAGTTCCACCAGAAACATACGTGTGTGGTAATGTAGATTGTCCAACAACTACTTCAAAAGTATCAGAATTTAAAACATTTTTTACAGGGAAGACATAACCATAAGTTCCGCTAGGATATATTATTGTACCTGGACCTGATGGACAAGTAAACCCTAAACCAACAATTTTAACTGGGTCATTATTTGATAATCCATGATTTATTGCAGTTATTGTAGTAATGCCTGTATTTTCATTATATGATGCATTTACAACTATTGTCCCTAGACCTACGGGATATCCTCCCCAAGAGCAATTGTTAATTATTGCTCTTGCGACGTTAAAAGAATAATCTATAGTAGCTATAGTTTGTTTAACTTCATCTGGATTTTTTAAGATTCCAGATTTCAAATTCCATTCCTCATCATAATATGCACTTCCAGCCGAAACAGATTTTGAATTTCCTCCTCTAGTAATATCAAAAATTATACACTTCCATATACTCTTAATATCGTCAGCACAATCTTGACTTTCTAATGTAACTCCATATCTCACTGAAGGTGCATTTAATGTCGTTCCTGCACCAATCATATTAGTTACAATTCCAACTAATTGTCCAATAGTCGTACCTACACCTACACACCCACCTTCTACTTGAATTACTGAAAGATTTTTAACTTGTGGTATACTATTACCCACTCCCTGATAAGAAATTGGAGGTGTTTGATTATTGATAATATAAGTTGCAATTCCAGCTGCATAATCGAGTGTGGCAATAGTTGCCTCAGAAACACCAACTCCAGTAATATGAATTAATCCACCCGAGTTATTAAAGTAAGAATAACCTGCTCCGATTGATTTGCGATTACTATTTGCTTTCAAATCATAAGAAACTGCCTGCATAATGCTGACAATATCCTCTCTACAGTTGGTATAATCACTATTGTTTAAAGTAAAGTTATATCCAGAAGGAGATGTTAAGAATCCGACTGCTTCGCTTGAAATATAATTTAAGTTAGAATCAATAAGTTTAGCTGCATCTTGCTCCCTATGACTACCTGCAAATCCACTAAATCCACTTGTCAAGAATCCAACAGATTCTTGAGCAATATAATCCAAATTAAAACGAATCATTCTTGCCGCATCAAAAAATCTATCAGTCGCAACTCCTGACAATGGTTGAAGAGCAACAGCAGCAGCTCCATTTGTCATGGGAGCGCCAATAAAACTCGCATCAGTAATATGGCAACCATTATTAACATGGAATAAATCTTGATTTAAATTTCTTGGAGTAACTACACAGTTTCTAAGTTCAGTGCCTTCAACTGATACTGTTTTTGATAATACAATTGGGTTATCTTCTACATATGATCCGGGGAAAACTTTAATTGTATCACCAAATAAGGCAACAGAAGCTGCAGCTTTTATAGTTCTCTTTGGATAATTTTCTGCTAATCCAGTATTATTATCATCACCATTTTGAGATACGTATATTGTTTTACCAACAGGTCTGTATGCATCTACCTTGACTACACCCTTTCCTGGATTTTGTGTGCTAGTAATGTCAATACCAATTCCAGGAACTAACTGGGTTACAATACCGACAAGATTAACTCCCTCTCCAAAATATGAGGTTGCAGTAGCTGTTCCTGCAACAGTAAGTGTATTTGTAATAATACTTGTGCCTATACCAATACTTCCAGAAGAAGGATTGAAAACTAATTTTTCAGAAGAAACATATTCTGTGCTTGTTGTTCCACTTGTTTGTTCTAAAAATGAAGGATAAAAAGTTTTATCTAGATCGTTTTCATCTTGAATAAAAATAATTCCTGAGCCTGGAATTCCTTGCAATCCCTGTAATCCTTGTATACCTTGAAGACCTTGAAGTCCTTGAGTTCCTTGAGTTCCCTGTGGACCTTGAATTCCAATACCTTGTAAACCTTGTGTTCCCTGAGAACCTTGAAGTCCTTGTGTTCCCTGAGAACCTTGAAGTCCTTGTGTTCCCTGAGAACCTTGGCGCCCTTGAAGCCCTTGATTTCCTTGATTACCTTGCAATCCTTGAGATCCTTGAGATCCTTGGCGTCCTTGTAGTCCTTGTAGTCCTTGTGTCCCTTGATTACCTTGGGTTCCTTGAAAGTTACTTAAAGGTCCTTGAAGTCCTTGACTACCTTGCATTCCCTGAAGACCTTGTGATCCTTGAAGACCTTGTAAGCCTTGATTACCTTGAGTACCTTGGTTACCTTGAAGACCTTGATTACCTTGAACACCTTGATTTCCCTGAGTTCCTTGGAAGTTACTTAAAGGTCCTTGAAGACCTTGCATTCCTTGATTTGCTTGAGTTCCTTGAGCACCCTGAGTTGCTTGAGCACCTTGGTTACCTTGTGTTCCTTGGAAGTTACTTAAGGATCCTTGAAGACCCTGAAGACCCTGAAGACCTTGATTACCTTGAGTTCCTTGCAATCCTTGATTACCCTGAAGTCCTTGAAGCCCCTGAAGCCCTTGAAGCCCCTGAAGCCCCTGAAGACCTTGATTACCTTGAGTTCCTTGGAAATTACTTAAAGGTCCTTGAAGTCCTTGAGTTCCTTGGAAATTACTTAAAGGTCCTTGAAGACCTTGTAAACCTTGAAGACCTTGTAAACCTTGAGAACCTTGGAGTCCTTGCGTTCCTTGCGTTCCTTGTCCAGCAAATTCTCCAGAAAGTCCTTGAGGTCCTTGAAGACCTTGATTACCTTGAAGTCCTTGAGTTCCTTGGAAATTACTTAGAGAACCTTGAAGACCCTGAAGACCTTGAAGACCCTGAAGACCTTGAAGACCCTGAAGACCTTGAAGACCCTGATTAGCTTGAAGTCCCTGAAGACCTTGAAGACCCTGATTAGCTTGAAGTCCCTGATTTCCTTGCAATCCCTGATTTCCTTGCAGTCCCTGATTTCCTTGAACTCCTTGACCACCTTGGCGACCTTGAAGTCCTTGTAAACCTTGGAGTCCTTGTAAACCTTGGTTACCTTGTAAACCTTGATTACCCTGGAGCCCTTGGTTTCCTTGATTACCCTGAAGTCCTTGATTGCCTTGCAGTCCTTGGAGTCCTTGATTACCTTGGAGTCCTTGATTACCTTGAGTACCTTGGCTACCTTGAAGACCTTGATTACCTTGAACACCTTGATTACCCTGGAGTCCTTGGTTTCCTTGATTACCCTGAAGTCCTTGATTGCCTTGCAATCCTTGATTACCTTGATTACCCTGAAGTCCTTGATTACCTTGCAGTCCTTGATTACCTTGAGTACCTTGATCACCCTGTAATCCTTGAGATCCTTGAGATCCTTGGCGTCCTTGTAATCCTTGTAAACCTTGAGCACTTTGGCGACCCTGAATACCTTGAGAACCTTGAGTACTTAAACCCTGAGATCCCTGGCGTCCCTGTGAAGCTTGATTGCCCTGTATTCCCTGGAATCCTTGAGTTCCTTGATTACCCTGAAGTCCTTGGGTTCCTTGAGAACTTTGAGCTCCTTGAGTTCCTTGGAAGTTACTTAAAGGTCCCTGTGTTCCTTGACGACCCTGAGCACCTTGACGACCCTGAATTCCTTGGAATCCTTGAGAACCGATTCTTCCTTGCACTCCTTGATTTGCTAATCCTTGAGCACCTTGACGACCTTGTATTCCTTGAAGACCTTGGACACCTTGACCGGCAAAAGCACCATCAAGTCCTTGAAGACCTTGATTACCCTGTATTCCCTGGAATCCTTGAGTTCCTTGAGAACCAATTGACCCTTGTAGACCTTGGCGTCCTTGTAGTCCTTGTAGTCCTTGTGTCCCTTGATTACCTTGGGTTCCTTGAAAGTTACTTAAAGGTCCTTGAAGTCCTTGAATTCCTTGATTCCCTTGAAGACCTTGATTACCCTGAGTTCCTTGCCTACCTTGAATTCCTTGATTACCTTGTGTTCCTTGATTACCTTGTAACCCCTGAAATCCTTGAGAACCTTGAATACCTTGCGTTCCTTGGAAGTTACTTAAGAATCCTTGAACTCCTTGAATTCCTTGATTCCCTTGAAGACCTTGATTACCTTGTGATCCTTGATTTGCAAAACCTTGTAAACCTTGACCACCCTGGAATCCTTGGTTTCCTTGTAATCCCTGATTTCCTTGGTTTCCTTGGTTTCCTTGTAATCCTTGTAATCCTTGAGATCCTTGAGATCCTTGTAGACCTTGAGATCCTTGTAGACCTTGAGATCCTTGTAGACCTTGAGTACCTTGGTCTCCTTTTCCGGCAAAAGCTCCAGAAATACCTTGATTTCCTTGAAGACCTTGTGATCCTTGATATCCTACTCCCTGAAGTCCTTGAGTTCCTTGAATACTGTTTGTTGAGGCATATGGCAAATCATTCCATCTAGTAGCCCCATCTCCAAACTTAAAAAAGTTTGTGTCAGATTCTACACCTAAAGATCCTTCAGGAAGAATTTCATTTTCAGATTCCCATATTTCAGAAAGTTGATATTTTGAAGATTGAAAATTATTTTTATAAAAAGTTACTCTTTCATTGAAATAAACTTCATTACCAAATACTTCAATATCCCTTTCCATATTAATTTCCCTTCAAAAAAGTAGTTGCAACATTGAATGCTTTGTCAACAATATCGCCACCAACAAAACTCTTTGAAAATACTTGCATTCCAAAAGTTTCTTTTATAGCATTTCCAGTTAATGCACTTGTGTCAATTTTATTACCTTTCATTAATATTCTTCCTGATCCAGATGAAGCTGTAATATTTCTACCTGCTTTAATATCTACATCTTCATCTGCGTCTATCATTATAGTTTTTCCTTTAATTCTAACCGCACCATTTCTCATTGCAGTAATAGTAACATCTCCATTCATCCCTGCAATTACAATATCTACTCCATCGCTACTTTCTTTATTTCCTGCAATAATTTCAATGTACCTATCATTATAAATTCTATAATTTCCTGCTTCCGTAACTCCAGAAAAATTTATATCATTTCCATCTGTTACACCATAAAAAGCATAAACATTTGTACTATTATAACCCATTTGGGGGTTATTAATATCTACTCTAAATTTTGGTCCAAAACTAGAAATGTCTCTAGCTTCCCAATTTTGCTTAGGTCTTTCTGCCATTTATGTTACACAATCAACAACTATTTTGAGTTCTCCTTGAGGAGAATTTGAAATCTGACCAATAATTGGCTTTAATACTGCCCCAACCCCAGTTTTAGATTTAACTGTTATAACTGGTAAATCTGATATTATATTAGTATTTATTTCTCTACCTTCCGAAGGTATTAAAGTTCTAATAACAGTTTGTTCTGGGGATTGGGAATTTGGTAAAGGAACTCCAGAATCTTCAGGATTAACTAATGGTCGTAATTCTGGCTCAGCACTAATTATAGAACCTGTCTCTTCATCTATTGTTAAATTATAAACATTTCCATAATCATCTGTGCCAAAATCTATAGCCGAATATTCTCTACCACCATCCACAACAGAAACTTTAATAACGCCATAAGTATTATATTGTGGATCTGTTTCTGCAATAGGAGAAGAAGAGTCTATATTAATTTCACCAACTGGATAGTTCTCACCTTCAGAAACCATATAAATTTGAGTTATTTCCCCATTTTCATTTATTAATGATCTGGCAACAGCACCATAACCTTGATTACAATTATCAACAAATTCTACAAAAGGAGGGTATCTATAACCAGAACCTGGATTGTCAAGTCTAACTCCTATAATACTGGCGGTTCTTTGACTAGTAATTGTACCGTCACCCAAAATATTATTGGCAAAAGATCCTAAAATTGCAGTGGCTACTGCACCTGAACCACCACCACCAAATATTTTAACTTTAGGGGGACCACAAGAAATGGGTTCTCCAACATAACATGATCCCAATGGATCATATAATGATGCATTCCTTACTTTATTAAATGGGTCAAAATCAATTTGACCAATAGATCCCGAAACATTCATATCATTTACTATTTTATTGAACAAATCATTTTCATTTTCACTACTTTTTGCACCTTTTCCAATTGTCCATTCTTTGACTAAACCAGAACATTTGGTTTTGGATTGATTACAATCAAATAATCCTCCAATTGATTTAATAATATCAATTCCACTACGTAAAAAACTTACAATATTAAATGCTGGAGATAATATTTTGGATACACCATTTAAAGCTCCCGAAAGACCACTCATAATGCTTTCTATAATTTGATTAATAAGTGTCCCTGCAAATTGAGTACCCACACATGTAACAAAATTTTCAACATTTTTTAAAACAGAATTTAAAAGATCTTTTACAACTCCACCAAGAGCATTAACAACATTTGATGCTACGCAAGGAATTGCTTGCTCTAGAGTTTTAACAGGTGGAACCATTGCAGTTTGAGCTGCTACTCCAGCTAAATGAGCTGCGATTGGATTTGAAGTTAATGCAAGAACTTTTGCATAAACTTGTTTATATAATAAATCTAGACCTTTCTGAAGAACTGGTATTAAAGCATTATAAAGAGAATTGAACATTTGTCCAACAATATTATTTGCAATTGAAACTATTTTTTCAACAGAACGACTTATTTCATTTGCAACATTTAATACTTTACTTAACCCATTTTGTACTTTATCTAATAAATTTGTAACTTCTGATATTATTCCTTTAATTGCAGTATCATCGCAAGTATTTGCAAATACAATCTTTTTTCCAACTCCAGTAAAATAAGGAATCTCATCCTTAGTTTCTTTTGTGGAATTTATTTTTTCAATAACCGAAGGGGGAACATCTCTTGGGGATTTTTGAGCTTTAGTATTATCTTCACTTGCTTCACTTGGATATAAAGATCCATTAGGTCTAGAAACTTTATTAGTATAACCAGTAAAGGGTACAAATGGGGCTATAAATTCGTTACTTGGTACTTGATCAGTTCTACCAAAACAACCAATAATTACTGGAGTTTGTGCATTATCTCCATCAAGAAAAAAGCCAAAAACAACATCCCCAGGTCTAAGTTTTGGATTTACTGCATAATTTGCTCCACCAGATCCAGAGGTCGTTGGTAAAAGAATCTGAGCCCATGGAAGATCATCATTTGAAAGGTCAGTGGTATTGTAAGGGTGATAACCAAAAATACGAACCTTTGTTCTATTTCCCCAACCGCCACCATTTGACTGCTTTCCATTAGAATCAATTGGTGGAATTTGTCCAACCCACCATTTAAATCCATCTCTTCCTATAAAATTACTTTGAAGTAATGATTGATCTATCATTTTTTTGTGTTCGATTTTGGTCCAAAAGTATCTCTAACAAGTTTCATTGATGTATATGATCTTTCAACATCAAAATGATGGCATAATTCTTTTATCATATATAGACCGCTTGTTTCTGGATCATATTCTTTTGAATCACTTTCAGAAATTTTTGGGAAATTGCATTCAATAATATCACCTGCTCTCAAATTAGTATTTGATGGTACTATGATACTTAAAGATTGAGTAAATAAAATATTGTATCTCATTAAGGCTTGAGATTGATATTTTCCTGGATCTGCATTTGGTTTGGTAGAAACATCAGGATCCATAATACCAATATCAATAATTTGGCTCATAATTCTTGTTGGAATATCACCTAGACCAATGTTGGAACTATTTGAAATTTTCGGCAATTTTATTTCTGATCCAAGATTATTTGTTTTTTTGATATAATCACTTAATTTAAATACACTGTTTGAAAAATTAAAGTCCAATGGATTAAAAAATAATCTTTGACTCGAATACGTCCCGGTTCTTAATTTTTCAATTAAATTTTGATTCCTATCAACAATATAATTTAATATTTTAAAATCATTATCATTTTTTGTATTTTCGGAATCATATGTAACTGTAGCTTCACTATATGTGTAAATTGCCTTTGGTTCTTGGTCAATCAATCCATCAATTGATCTGAATTGAAATCCATCTACTGTTTGGTAGAATAAAAATCCTGCAGTACCATCCCCAGATGATACTGGTACAGATTTTGATGCTAGCCATATTAAAATCGTAAATGGTTTTCGCATATTGCCAATAAATCCATACTTATTGGATGTTTTATCAATTATTCCAAATTTATTAGTTTTTAAATATTCTGTTAATATTTTTCTAACTGAAGTATCAATACTTGATGATGTAGGATATTTTTTTGGAATTCTAGATGTTTCGTTGGTAATTGCTTCTCTAGAAACTAAATGTAACGTAAAACTTTCTTTTTGCGTTTCTGAAATTACATCTGTAATACTTGATACATAAAAATAATCTTCAACTTTTTTTGAAAAATCTAATCCTGGATTTTTTTCACTGTTACCAGATATTTTTATAGACAACCTTTCACCACCACGAAGAGGAAGGCCATTGTAAATTGATTGTTTAACACCATCAGAATTTTTTTCAGAAGGTATTACGTTTCCAGTATTAACTACTTTTACTTTTGCAGTAATTGTTGGTGAAAAAATATCTTCAAAATATTCAAAAACAATTGCACCAGAAGTAATATCAACTGTTCTTTTCTGATCGTTTGATTCTAAAATAAACCCTTCAAATACTGATCTTTTTATTGACATTATAGATAAGCTAATTCTAGCAAAAATTTCTGTTTTATAAATTTATTTAACAAATAAATCTCATCAATTTCTTGAGAATATTGTTCTTTTTTACTCACCATTTGTGTTTGTGGTTTTACTTGTTGATCTGAAGAAGGAACATCTACAATTAAAACTTGTTGTCCCTGTCTTTCTGGAGTTATAGTTTTAGGTATTTCTGTTTTTACTGTGGGATATAAATCTGGTTTTGTTGTTCTAGATGTAGGAAAACTTTCTACACCTTTAGAACCAGCAGCACCATGAGATACTGTTATTCCACCACTTCCTATAATTTCTGCTTCTCTTCCATATCCACCTCTCCAATAAACAGCTCCAACCTGAAAAGGGAACTTTGATGCAGAGCCTGGTTGAGATGGAAAAGTTCTTTGAATTGATCGATTTTGCTCTTGTATATCAACAGACATAGTGCTTCTAGCTCCATGAGCTTTTTGCTCTGCCATAATTTGATTTTTGAGAGCAATATCATTTTTAGATGCAAACTGTCCTAAGTTTCCAAAATAAACAGTAGATCCTCTAGCAAACATTGATTTTACTGCATGGAATGCTACTTCACGTATTCTAGAAAGAATTGATGGATCATTTGTTTTAGATTTATAATCTAAATGAAAATGTGTAGCATAGCTCATTTCATTTGATCCAGAACCACCTTGAATAAAACCACCCGCTCCAGTTTGTGGAATCAAATTCATTGTTCCAGTAGATATTGGTCTTGGTGGTGCTGTTGGTGTTTGTGATATAGTTGATGATGGGGCAGATTTTAATGTTTGAAAAACTTTTTTACTATCATTAATTCTTTCACTTTGTTCCCTAGCACTTTTATCTGCAGGATTTTCATATTGAAATAAAATCCAATTCGATGCTTCTTCTATGCTCTTTGAATTGCGAAATCTACCACCACTATCATATCTTGGAAGTTCTCTAACTAACATCGCATAATTAATTTCATCAGTTAAAGGTTGTTTAGAAGGATCGACTCCCATACTTTGAGCAAGTTGATATAATTCTTTTTGTCTACCAGGATCTGTCCATTGTGCCCATCCATACCCAATACCCTTTCTCATCGCATCAGTTAAAAGACCTTTTTTACTACCTTCAAGTAAATCTGGAACTAGATTGGTATTTTCTTGTAATAAATTTCCAACAACCGCAGAGGCTTGATAATCTTTAAGTCCTAGATCTTTTTGCAATCTCTTTGCGATTTGAGTGCCTTTTGAAAGACCGGATCCACCAAAACCACCAGATCCAGAAGAAGATTGTTGTCCTGGTGGTTGATATGGTTGTGGGTATAAAGAATCGGGAGCCTCTTCTTCAACATCAGAAGATTGTGTAAGTGGAGCGGTTAATAACTTATAAGCGTTTATTATATCATTATTTACAGATTCTATTGATAAATTCAATTCATTAAATGAATTTTTAATTTTTTCTGATTTATCAGTAAAATCAAGAGATAAAATATTTGAAGATACGCTTTGAAGTAAATAACCAAAATTAGTAATAATTGAAAATGTATTACTTACAAAAGATGTTATTAAATTAGAAAGTTTTAATACTCTGGAAATAAATTCTTTTCCGGTAAAAATAATTGTTGGTAGATTTTCAACTAGCCAACCAGCAGTTATAAAACCAAGAAATGAAATTAAACGTTTTAGTGGACCACCAGAAGTAGAATTAACTATAGAACGAGCAGAATAAGAAAATGCATTTGTAGTAACATTAGAAGCTTCAATTCTATCTTCTATTTCTTTTCTTTTAGATGCTTCTCTCCTTTTTAAATCTAAAATATTTGATTTATACGCAATACTTTCTTTTTGTTTGGTATTATTTGATATAACTTGAGATATTTTATTTAAAGAAATATTTGATCTTAATAATTGTGATTTTGATTGACTAACAGATCTACCTACATTTTGTGAGGATAGTATAGAAATTCTAAGGGAATCAGATATAGCCATATTACGTTACCACGTTATAATTTAATTGTGAATATAATATATAAAAATTATCTGGATTTGATGATTTTATCAATGGAATATCAGTTACACTTTCATCACTTTGTGAGGATGATTGAATTGGCATTTGATTTTTTGGTTGAGAACTTTGTGCAACAATAACGTTTGGCTTTGGCTCCGGTAAAGTTCCAATATTAGGAGCTTGTTTTGGTATATTATTAATTTGCAAAGGTTCTATATTTGCACTAAATTTATTATCATCTTTTTTAGAAGTTTGAGATTGAGTTTCAAAGAATGATTGAGATAACTTATTATTATTGCTTACATTTTCAATTTCTTGAGGTTGATTTTTTGAAGTGAAAGAACTTTCAAGTCCTTCAAAATTTGTGTTAATTTGATTAGATTTATCAATTCCAAAAGAAAAATTAGCAACTTCTGATGCCAATGGAGTTTGTGGTTGAATTTTAGTTGCACTCAATTGATTTGTTGAAGGTTGAATAACCTGAGGTGCATTATTTTCTTTTGATGATAACGGTGGAATAATAGAAGTAACGGAAGCTTCTTTAGATGATTTTGGTTGAGGTAAAGGTGGTGGAGATGTGCTTTTTACATCTTCAGATAATTTTGGTTGATTTGCACCAGTAAAAGTATCTACTAGTTTTCCACCTCCCATCCATCCACCAATTCCAGCACCAATCATCAATGGAAATTTAATGATAGGAGGTAACGGTAATTTAGATGCAAATCCAGTTGCAAGACTAGAACCATATAAACTTCCAGCAGTTCCGGCGCCAGCTTCAATATTTGTTTGTCCTTCAGACTTTCTTTCTTTAAACTCAGAAACTCCAAAAAATGTAGTAAGAGCTGCACCACCAACTGATGTTAATGCCTTTCCAGTTCCTGATAAGACTTTACTTCCAATTCCCTTTTCCGCAGATGATGCAATACTTCTTTCCGTAGCAGAAGCCTCTCCTTTAATATTGCTTGTTTTTGGAGATTTTTTAAAAATACTTTTTGCAGCATCTGCAGTTGCTTTAAATGGTGCGGTAATTGTTTTCCCAATTAATGATGATACCTTTGTAATAACGGTTCCCATTGTTTTAATAATAACACTAAATCCACCATTAATAGCTAATAAAATTCCTCCAGCTATACCTAAATGTTTTAAGATATTATTTTTAATATCTCTTAGACTATCAGTATCTCCTCTTTGCTTTGCATCAAATAATTTAACTATTTCGTTTGTTAACCATCCACTAAAAAGAATTAATAATGCTCGTTTAGTATTATCAAAAATATTTTCAACCTTTGGTGCTATCCTTTGTACTGGAAGTAAAACAGCAGATTGTATTTTATTTTCAACTTCATTCTCTTTTCCAATTCTTATTTTTTGTTCGGCATATCTTCTTTCTTTTTCAAGTTGATCATTAATTCTCTTTTGGTCGGCAAAACTATCTTCCTGCAATAATGTAGAAATTTTATCTAATCCAGAATTTAAATTTACAATTTGTTGATTTAAATTTTGAATCTGTGAATCAAGAGTTATTAATGATTGCCTATTATTTTCAATAAGTTCTAAATTTTTATTATTATCTTGAGTATATTGTGATACAAATCTACTATCTGATGTGAAGGCTGAGCTAGAAATTCTTGTTTTATTAAATATTGCTTGACGCACTTCTTTAGATAAAGGAGATCCTGTAATTGGATCAACCCCAGCAGTAGCAACCGAATTTAAATCAACCTCAGCCATTCGTTTGATTCTTTAGGTTTTCTTCTTCAATATACTGCTGGAGAAGAGAAATATAAACTTCCCTTTCCCAAGGTATCATATTTTCTAATTCTGTCAAAGAATATTTATGATGCTGAATTAAAGCAAAATTTGTTTTATAGTATGACGCAAGATTTTCATGCGCCATCGCTAGGCGAAAAAACTTGATAAACCCTCCAATACGATTGTATTTTCATTTTCTGTATTTGGATTTTTAATTGTTAAAGTGTGAGAAAGTTTTGGCATTGTTTCAAAAAATTTCTCAATTAATTTAAACTGATTTGAAGTTAATTGCTCCAAAAATTCAACAAGTTCTTTTTTTGTAAAATCAGATGCTGCCCATGATTCTTCTTCATCATAAACTTGCTCAATACATGAACATATTAAATCAAAAGTATCATCTACACTAATACTATTTTCATTTAAAAAATTACTTTTAATGAATTCTTCCATGGATGGATATTTCATTCGAAGAATTAATTTATCATCAAGCTTTATATCTCTAGAATGATCTTTTCCAATTTGTACTTTTATTTCATCCAAATTAATACTCACTGGAACTTGTGTTTTTCCATCATCCGGACAAGTAATCAAAATATCAACATTTTCTCCTACTGATTTTCCACGAATATTTAAGAAGAGGTATTCAATATCAAATGTTGCCAGATTTTCAATTTTAATTCCTCGTGTAAGAATACAATTTCCAATTACTGTTTTTACCGCTTCGGCAATTTGTTTTGTATCTTCACTTTCCATTGCAATGATTAAGATTTTTTCTTCTTTAACAAGAAAAGGTCTATATTTAATCGTTTTTTTTAATGATGGTATTTCCAACTCATATGTTGGTGTAGAAATTTTTGGTAAAGGCATAATAACCTGCAAAGTTCAGTATGATTATTTATGGAGCTCTGCGTGTTCCTTGAATATCAAAATATTGTTCAGATGCAGTTTCATAAGGAGTAGATCCTCTTCTTACAAATCTAACACCACCTGCTCCAGCAGCACCAGGAGAAATTGGAACAAGAGGTTCTTTTCCTGGATCTTGTTGTGTTTGTATTTGAGTAGCTTGTTTATTATTATCAGTGCTCTGATATATAGAGTCACTTGTTTTTCTTCCAGCAATATATCGATCAAATTGAAAAGTGACACCCATTGTCAATATATTTGAAGCAGTATAAGAAACAGGCATTGAAGATATGCTCAGTGGAAAAAGTCCAATAAAGTTATATTCTATTTCGCTAAAATAATCACGTTCAAATTTTATAAGTTTTGTTGAATCAGATTTATAATATGATGGATATTGCATCCTAACAAAATAAGCTGATGACTCTTGACCAACTGGAGGAGAAACCCCATCTATTGGATTATGAGATCCACTACTAATGAATTCCATCCAATGTTCCATAAATTTTATTATTTTATAATCGTTGTCAACATAAAATTCCATACTCACTTGTGAATAATTTTTTGAATATGCAAATTTTTCTTGAACTCCAATGTGATTATAAATTTCACCAGATCCAAGTTGAAATGTTGGAATACTTGTGGAAGAACACAAAAGCCCCGCATCGCGATATATAAATCCAGCATCAACTCCTCTTACCGCAAGATAAGCCAATAATTCTCTACTAAGACCCCCGAATTGAACTTCATAGTGAGATGTTTGGGCAAGATTTGTAAAAAGAGGTTTAATATCGGATATTCTACGAGGATATGACACTCTAAATACCTTAAGGTAGTTTTAGTTATTAACTATTTAGATGTCATATAAGGGAAAATATAAACCTACTTATCCACAAAAATACAAGGGTGATCCAACAAATATTTGTTATAGATCATTGTGGGAAAGAAAATTTATGAAGTATTGCGATTTGAATCAAAATGTTCTTGAATGGGGAAGTGAAGAAATTGCATTACCATATCGCTCACCTTTAGATGGAAAAATTCATAGATACTTCCCAGACTTTTATGTTAAAGTAAAAGAATCAAATGGAAAAATTAAAAAATATATTATTGAGATAAAACCTAAAAAGCAAACAATAGAACCAATTCCGCAAAAAAGAAAAACAAAAGGATATATTTTTGAAGTCACTGAATGGGCTAAGAACCAAGAAAAATGGAAAGCTGCTAAAGAATTTTGTGAGGATAGAAATTGGGAATTTAAAATTTTTACAGAAGACGAATTAGGAATCATTAAATGATATCAGGATACGAAAAGCCTTTAGAGCAATACACAAAAAATGAGTTAGTTGAAATTGCAAAGAACCATACAATTTACTATATTGGAGAATCTGGTCAAGGAAAAACTACTGGATATTCTAAGTTATCAAAAGAAAAATTAATTGAAATTATTAAAAATGATACGGATTATAAAAATGCAAATCCAAAAATCCAAAATAAACCAGAAAATAGAATTCAAAGATTGGTTAACAGTTTATATGGAACTGAAAGTCCAGAAGAACTTATGGATGCAATTATAGAAGCTTTATCGGAAAAAGAATCTAATACCATTTCTTCTGGTAAGTATTATACTTTTGTTTATTATGCAAAAACACCAAAGATAGTTTATGATCGCCATCCTCTAATATTGGCTGGAAACAAAACCGAAAACGGGTTTTTTGGATTTAATTATCATTGGGGTAAAATAAGACAGTATACCTATCCAGAAGTTGCAAGTCCTTTATTTCCAGTTTCTTTATATGAATTTTCTTCTTTAAGAGAATTACCATATGCAAGATTTATTACAAATAGGTAATAAATAATTACAAAAAAGAATGGCACCAAATTCCTCGCCACCACAACAATTGAGGTATCCTCTTAAAAATATAGGGGAAAGGGATGATTATCTTAAAATCGAAATTGTACAGTATGTTCCTCCTGGATTGGGACAACAGGGTTCTGGATTTGCTTTGGGTAGCGCAGACCAATCTATAAAAAATAATAAAGTATTATTGCAAACAATTATTTTACCAATACCACAAAATATTAGCGATTCAAATTCTGCTAGTTGGGGAGAAAATAGTTTAAATTCTCTTGCTGGAGGATTGTTGAGTGGTACTGAGAAGGTAATAACATCCTCAAATCCTTTTAATACAGGACTAAAAGCAGTTCAAGGAGCTTTAGATAAAATATCTGGAGCAGTAACTGATGCAACGGGTCAAAAAGCTGCATCAACAACTTTTGCAGGATTAGCTGTACAAACTCTTTTAAATGGAAGTGCTGATATTAATCAATTGGTATCAAGAGCAACTGGTGCTGTTGTAAACCAAAATGTTGAACTGTTATTTGGTGGAGTAACAATTAGAACACCATTCCAATTTACATATGATTTGATTCCAAGATCAAAAGAAGAATCTGAAATAGTAAAAAATATTATTAGAATTTTTAAACAAAATATGAGTGCAAGTAAAGGTTCTGCAGAATCTTCTGGCGGAGGATTTTTTGTTAAATCTCCAAACGTTTTTTTACTTTCATACATGAGTGGTGGAAGAAATCATCCATTTTTAAATAGATTTAAACCTTGTGCTCTTATTAATATGGGAGTTAATTATACAGCTTCTGGAATGTATGCAACATATCCAGATGCAACTCCAGTACATTTACAACTATCATTAGCTTTTCAAGAACTATCTGTTGTATATGCTGAAGATTATAATGAAGAAGAAGGAAAAGAAGGGGTAGGTTACTAATGTCTTACTTTAGAGAACTTCCAAATTTAGAATATCAATCACCATTATCTTCCAGAGTTTCATCTGACGAGTATGTAACTGTTAAAAATTTATTTCGTAGGGCTAAACTTAGAGATGACCTTCAAAATGTATTTACAATATTTTACAAATACCAAATTCCAGATGGTTCTAGACCAGATTTAGTAGCTAAGGAATTATATAATAGCACTCAATATGATTGGGTTATCTTAATTAGTGCTGGAATAACAAATATAAGAGATCAATGGCCACTATCTGATAAAGATCTATATGAATATTGTCTAGAAAAATATGGAAATGAATTAAATTCAATTCATCATTACGAAACTATAGAAGTGTTAGATTCAAACAATAGATTAATTTTACCAAAAGGTAAAACTGTAGATTCAAATTTTACTATACCAGATCCATCTAATAGATTAGCAGTTATTAGTCCACCACCAGTTATTGGAATATCAAATTATGAATATGAGGTGGAAAAAAATAATAAAAAAAGGACAATATATGTTCTTAAACCTGGTTATTTAAAACAAGTAGTTAAAGATATGAGAACTTCATTATTGTATGATCAATCGTCACAATACATTGATGAAAAATTAATTCGCACCGAAAATACTAGAAATACTTTAATATAAGAAAGGGGGGTTTCCCCCCCCGCACAAAATCAATCGTCTGATGCAAGTTTTGCAAAATAACTGAGGGCATCATCATCCTCATCTTCCTCCACAGGTGCAGAAGCACGTCGAGTAGGTTTCAGATTGTTAAGTTCTGAACGAAGATCATCATCAAGTTCCTTCACAGAACCACGAGAATACTCTTCCTCATTCTCAACTTCTTCATCTAAACGAACAGAAGACTTAGAACCAAGAACAGAATCAAGACGCTTTTTCAGTTCATCATAAGTCTTGAACTGATCGGCAGCAACTAGTTCGGCAAGTGAATATTGCTTCTTCCATACCGCTTCCATTGCATCATCATCGTCCAGCATAGGAGCGGGATTTGCAAACTCGCTGGAATCATAGTTACGATAACCAGCAACATTTTTTGCCTTCAACTTGAAGTTGGCACCTTGCCAGAAGTCAAAAGGATCAATTGCTTCTTCATCTTCAAACTCGGGTTGCATAGCTGCAGTCAGTTTGTCAAAGATTTTTTTACCGTACTTAAAGAGAAAGACTTTACCTTCGTTTTCGGGATTAGCAGGATCCTTCACAACATAAATGTTGCTAATATAAGTTAATTTGCGCTTTTGCTTACGCGCTAATTCTTTACCAGCATCAGTTCCATTGTTCCAGAGTTGAGTGTTATATTCAGAAACTGGATCTTTTTGGCCGATAGTGGTTAAGGAGTTTTCAATATACCAACCACCAGTGCCTTGGAATGCGTGGCTATAAAGCTTTACAAACGGAAGATCTTCCCCATCAGGAGCAGGAAGAAAACGAATTACTGCGAAACCATTACCACTTTTATCTACGTCTAACTTCCATACACGTTCGTCAGAAGAACTATTGGTGGTATTCATTTTTTCGACTTCTTTGACCAGTTTGGCGGTCAGAGAGCCCAGTTTAGATTGTTTTTTAAGATCGGCAAAGCCCATTAGATTACCTCGGATAAATTGGATTCGAGTGATTTACTTAGATATTATAGCAAAGATGCTCTCAGAGGTCAATATATTGCTTGAGAGATTCGATTGTTTTATTCATACTACAGAATAATATATTCATATCAGTTTCTGGTGGGAAACCCATCAGTGCAACTGATTTGCGTAGGTTCTCTTTCATTTCGACCGCCTTTGGATCATCTGAAAGGGATAATCTAGTGTACATCACTCTTTGTTTTTCTAACAAGATTTCAAGTTTTTCAATATGTTCCAGTTTTGTTTCGCGGGTCATTCCACCAAAAGTGAGAATACTACCGTAAATCTCTTCTTGCAACTTATTGATTTCTTTCAATTCGTCTTGAATAATATCGGAGTCAAAAAAGTTACTCATCTATGATTTCCCTTAAAATTTTTTTGTACTGAAATACATCAATATTTAGAAACGAAGAATACTTTTTAATCTTTAAACTAACAGTTTCCCATACGGGATCCAACAGTTTCTTGTCAAAATCTTTTACGATTGAAAATATTTTGTCGTAAATTACGAATGTTTCTGGTGATAATTTCCCGCTTAGAAATCTTTTGAGGACTATAGGATGTCCTTTGGAGCAGTTGAACACAGTTTCCAATTCGCTTTCGGAGAACAATTCCGTTGATTGTTCTTTGAACAAGTAAGTCAAACTCTGCTGTCTCCGCATCCAATCTGCGTAGGTCCTTTCTCCAGAATTGATAATTTCTCCAATCCATAAGTTGCTAGGGGAATCCGATGCTACAAAGTTTGATACTAAAAAATCTACGACTTCTTTATCAGAATACTTGCGACTTGTCTTCTCAAAAAAATATTTATCGCGCCGTTTGTTAAAAGAAGTAACGGTTGCTCTAGATTTACCCCCATATTTAAAAAAGTCATATTTACTATTAGTAAAATGACTTTTCATAGAAAGATAAGTTTGATATGTCTCAAAAGGACTCATAGTGGAAGTCGTGCTCTCGAAGTTTTTTTCATAAAGTTAAGACGAGTTGCGTCCCACTTTAATCTTTCTTTCAAAGGTTTTGAAATGAGTTTCGTAACTGATTCTACTTCAAGATTATTGATTTCGCAATAATGAACAATTGCATCAATATAGTTAAAATTTTCTTCAGCAACAATTTTTTCAATTTCAAGAGCAAACTTAGAAGGTGTTAAAAATTTATTTTCTATTGCTTTTTCTAATTCTTTATTCGTTTCCATAGAGTTCCAATTTATCTCTAACAAACTTTCTAATATATTGGGTGAGTAGTTTGATGTATTTTGATTTGTCATATTCTTCATAAACGATACATTCTCCATTTTCGCAAGCCATAATGATTACAAGTTTTTTGACTGAAATTCCAGTCAATTCGTAAAGCATACATCCATATGCCATACACTGAACAAAATAATGCTCAATCCACTCACGTGGTTTTGGTTTTTTAGAAGTCTTAAAGTCGATTATCGCTAACTCACCATTATATTCGGCAATACAATCAACTGTTCCCGCGATTCCCAGTTGCTTACTATATAGGGACCCCTCAAGGGCGTAAATATTATTTATACGATTGAGTTCTGGTTTTGCAATTTTAAATAAAAACTCAGAAAGAGGTTGAACTGATGGAAGGTCTTCGTTTTTTAAAAGATGCTCAACTAAAGTATGCATATCAGTTCCCCGACTAGTTGCCTGCCGAGTAATCTTATCTGCTTCTTCTTCACCGACTTTTTTACGCCATTTAACAAAAATTTCTTTATTAAAATGACTGGTCACCGAAGTGATGGAGACCAGTCGGAGAAGTTCTTCTGCGTCAGGGACTTTGTAATATCTTACGCCATCGATTGTTTCACGCTCCAACTGTGGGAGTTCAATATCAATATGATTAAACATCAAAAACCAGCATCCATTTTTGCAACAATGTATTCTTTAACAAGTCCAGAACGAACAATATCGTCTACACCAAACTCAATTATATCAAAAGATGGCATTTTTCGCAATACTGTCATAAAATCTATGATACCATTTCGCTCGTTTGTTTTTTGCAAATCGGATTGGGTTGCATCTCCACAAAACATAATTTTTGAACTTTCACCGACACGAGTAATAATAGAATCCAATTCATGCATTGTGCAATTTTGAAACTCATCCACGATGATAATTGCATTATCTAATGTTGTTCCACGAAGAAAAGAAGTTGACCAGAACTTAATCGTTTCCTGCGATTTGAGATTTCCATAGAGCATCTCAAACTCCGCATCGCTTGAAAGTTGGAACATATATTTTACCATATTCTTATAGGGAATTTGATAAATATCTGACTTATCATCATATGAACCAGGAAGAAAGCCAATTTCCCGTGTAGCAACTAATGAACGAACCAAATAAATTTTTTCATATGGAGATCTTTCATCCAAAACTTCACATAAAGCATTGTAAAGTGTGATAAAAGTTTTACCTGTTCCTGCGCAACCATAAGCAACTATATGCTTTTGTTCCGAATAAGATTCAAAAAGTTTTCTTTGATTTTCTGTAAGTGGTTCTATATCAATTAGATATTCAGAACTCAATGTTTTTTTACGCTTTGTTTGACGAGTAGTAAGACCAACTCCGATTGGTTGCTCTGTTCTTTTTCTTCTTGCCATATTAGAGTTTCTTAACAGTTGAACCTGGTGCTTTTGATGCTTTTTCTAGGACGGTATTCCACGAAGGATGCTTGGAGGTTAGTTTATTCCTCCAATCACCAACTTCTCCTGGAGTAGCACATCCTTCAGACCAATCCCTTTTCCATTCAGGATTGTCTTTATACCACTGCATAATATCATTAACACTCATCTCAATGACTTTTTTCTCACCAGTCTCTTTGTTAATAATTGGATATATTGCCATAAAGTTACAAAATCAACACAAAAATATTTATGGACTCAAACGTGCCTTGTGAAGACGCTTCTCTTCATAATACCTCCAAACATTAGGAGACCATTTTTGAAGTTCGGGAGCAATTGCATCACAAAGTGCTTGAATTTCAATTTGAGCATCAAGTTTAGAACGAAGATCCATAAAGTGAAGAACTGAACGAAGATTAAATGAGACTACAAAGTTCTGACGAATTGCCTGAGGAAGATAATCCCGAATATGCTCTTCACACATACCCTGCTCATAGTAATCAGCATACTCCTCACACTCACTCAAAATGCGCTCTAACTTGCGTTGTCGGTGCTCTTCGGCCCATTCATACTTCTTACCCTTACGGTTAGTGTAGTACCCCTGAGGGCGCACGTAGAAGACTTCCTCAACATGGAGTTCACGCTTGGCAACTTTAAGAACACGTTTTCCAGTGTAACGCTGAGACTGAACATCCCAACTGGTTCCGATACGATGAGTTCTTGCCTGAACGATAACATTATGAACAAATCCAGCACAAGAAAAAGTAATGCCAGGGTGCTCAATTGGACCCCAATGCCCCCTCTCATTAGCTAACAATTGTTCAACAATCCACTGACCACATTCATGATGGTTGGGAACTGGAACATTATGAATCGGAACTTCAGAATAATCGCCCTTTCCTGCCTGCCAAATAACTTGTTCTGGGATTGGGTATCCCTGAAGTTTTACAACTTCAAGTCTTTTATCCAGTTCAAGAAGGTCTTTTGCTTTAATGGGTTTCATTTCTTTCCAAATCCTTTTGATGTTTGTGTCTCAAATTCTGCAAGTTCTTGTTTTACTACTCGCATTTGTTGTTTGATTTCTACCAGTTGCTCTTCTGAAAATAGATGATCTTGTTTCAACATTCTTTCCAGAAGTTTAACCAGTTTTTTTGCTCTACTAGTTGTCATATTCCTCGAAAATTTCGTCATAATCATCAATAACTCTTTTTGGTGCTTTAGATGCAGAAGTATCAGAGTAAATTTCTACTTTCAAAGAATCAATCAGTAATTCAAGATTACGAACAATAAGTTTTAGTTTTTCTTTGTCCATACTTTATAGTTACTTCAATTCATTTTAGCATAAAAAAAAGAGGGGATCAAGTCCCCTCCCAAATCAAGCAATTTGTGGTTGCTTTGCCATATTCAGTTGTGCATTATGAAGGAGTTGTTCCTTCTTTGCTTTTCTTTTTAAATATCGAACGAAGTAAGTATTCATTTTTGCCCCTCCTTCACAAACTTAACACCACGATAGGTTTCGTTGTATTGTTGGGGTTGCTGTTGTGCCTGCTGTTGCTGGCGACGAACTTCGGTATCATATTCGACACCGCGATATACGACTTTAGACATTAGGTTTCTCCTTAATGGTTTAGGTTAAAGAGCGTTCCTTCAGTCGGCTTTTGCGTCTATTTTACACTCCTTTGGAGAGATCTGTTTTATTTCCCAAATTAAATCATTCTTTACCTGTTTGGAAATGTTCTGTTGATGAACTCTCCCAGCAATTAAGTGTGCTTGTAAGCATGTCAGAATGAGTGTTTCCATAGATGAACGATCCGTTCCGAGTCGGCTTACTTCCGTCCCAAAGGGATGAACGTTAGAGGATTATTATAACCCTATTCAATCTATATAGCAAGCTTTTTATGTATAAGATGTTACAATTTTAAAAAACCTTCGTGCGAAAAAATTTTGGCGAATTTTTTTTCCAGCTTTTGGAAAATTACTTTCTTTTTTTCTTTTCGGGTGCTTTATATCCCCAAATTTTAGGATTAACTCTCCCATATCCCCAATATATTTTTTTGATTGCACCAGAACCAAATTTATCATAATACAAATCAAAAATTTTTACTCTAGTTCCCCTGCACACATCAACATAGGATTTTTCATTTACAATGTAATATACTAAATGTGCATCAGTAGGAAAAGAAGTATCTCTTTGTTCTTCATATGAGGCATTTTCAACTAAAATCTGACATCCATACTTAGGAGGTAAATTTGTTTTTTCTTCAGTTGTCCATTCCACAACATCAAGTTCCTCCTTAGTTTTTACTAATTCTTTCCTCAAGATCTTCCACCCCAAATAATATCTGGGTAAGCTTGTGAAACAATTTCTTTTGTAATTTTATATTTTGTTTCTAATTTCTTATCTTTAACCAAACAAAGTATTTCAGCTTCAAGAGGATGCAATCCTTGCAAAATGTTGATAAACATTGTTTCTCTACGAAGAGAACTCAAGCTATCATTACCACCTTTTACAAAATTGTAAAATTTAGAATATTCTTTACGAATAGAAGAGTATCCTTGATCTTGAGATCCCAATGATGCAGATCCCATTTCATTCATTTTTCCAACAGCATCACTAATTTTATCACTGATTGTTCCACTGAAAGAATTTTGTTCACTTACGCTAGAATATGGAACTTCTCCTGGAGGAAGAAGCGAAATAATACTCTCATCAAAATTCCAAATAAAAATAGTTTTTAAAGAATCGTCAGAATACTTCGTTAAAAGTTCAATTTTTTTAGAATTACTTCTTTGTTTGGAAATTAAATTTAAAACTTCAAATGCAAATGGATTTGCAGGAAGTTCGGTAATTGGTTTTTCAACAACTACCTTTTTTGAATTAATTTTTTCTTTTTGTGCTGAGACGTTATTCTTCGTCTTCTGTGTCATCGTAGTCATAGTTATTATCAAATCTAAATGCAATTACTTCGTCGGGAATAACATTCCCATGATTATCATAAAATTCAGGATGCATTTTCGGAACTTCCTGATAATTTAACATATACTCTCTGGCAACCCATCCCGCTAATAGTCCAACTATAAAAAATAATATGGTTAAAAATGAACCAAATACTAAGCTGGGTGCTAACATGTGTTTCTCCGGAAAACTACTTTATTTCTTTCTAGTATTAAAGAAAAACTCGAAATGAATGGTCGTCTCCCGATTGAGAAAGCAAACCATTTTCTCGAAAATGATATGAAACGGTTTGGTTTGCTTTTTCTTTCCTCCATTAAGTATAATATCAAACCCACGATTAATATCATGGGACTCTGAGTTATTTATATCTTTACTAGACAATTTTATTTTCTTTGAGGAATTTGATCGTGTCAACGCAACCTCCTATTTTTTTATCATCACACAAAACTTGTGGGAATGTTGATCCTTCACCAAATTCTGCATAAAATTCTTCTTTGGTAAAGTTATCATTTAAAGTATAAACCACATACGTTTGTTTTGTCAAGTTTAATACTTCTTTTACTTTATCACAATATGGGCAACCTGGTTTTGAATAGACAGTAAAGTTCATAATTGTATTTTTTATTATATATTTAAAAACCAATATTTTTTCTACGAACAAATTTTAAATCGTAAGTAGTATATGAAATTGGTATACTTGAATTATTATATGGATAATCATATGGATGATATTCCCAATTAGAATCTCTCCAATTACTACCCCATTTTTCAGCAATATAATACATATTACAATCGTGAGAATAATCTAATTTTTCCTTTAATGAATAATCGGTTCTCCAAGTTTGAGATCCAGTAGTTTCATAATCAACATCTCCATGTAAATAAGGAATATCTACTACCGAAGTTTCAATATTTTTTAACATTAATCTGATATGATAATCACAATCTTCAACATATGCTGGATAAAAATTTTCATCAAATAAACCACACTCTTGAATTACAAAATCCTTTATCAAGAATAAATCCCATTGAAATTTTTTACCCTTTACAATTCCAATATCTTCATTTTCAGAACTATTAACCATGTTTTCAAGAAGCCCAGGAGAAAAACAAATATCATGATTTGCAATAATCCAATATGGGCACATCATATAACACTTAATGATTAAATTCCAAGCCCCGCTACAACCAATATTTGATGGAAGATGACAAACTTTTATTTGTTTTATAAACTTGTGATCGATCTTTGTTAGATCATCTAACTCTTTGGTTATTTGATCTCTCCCATTATTATTGATAATAAAAAGATTATCTGTTGGATAATCAATACTATCGATTAATCTTTTTAACCAATGAACTCCATTTACAATCGGAACTCCAATAACAGGAATTGATTTTTTATTCATAAAGTTTTTTTTTCAAGAACAATTAATCCATTATTATTTTTTTTATAAACTTTAAAAATCCAATTTGAATTAGACACCATAAATTCTATAATTGCTGGCAATAAACCTTCAGGATTTTCAATAGTATCTGTTAATATATTTCCACTACTTGCATTAGAACATTTCTCACCAGACATCGCATAAGTATGTGTATCATGAAAAACCAAATATTTCCTTACTTTGCTGGAGTGTTTATTCAACTCTTGCTTTAGCTGTTCATAATGATGCCAAGTATCAAAAAACAGAAGATCAGTTTCTTCAATTTCGACATTTAATACATCTTCTTCATAGTACTTGGCATCTTTTCCAATACTATTTGCCATCTCAAACAGATCAGTTACGACCGAATTTTTTTCCAAATCGTATGATCTTAAAGATACATTTGTATTTAAAAATGCCCTAGTACTAACACCAGATCTTACTCCAAATTCAGTAACATGTTCACATTCATTAGCAAGATCAAAAAGAATGTGAAGATTTTCATTTATATCACTAGGTGTATTACATGCATTCAAATACTCATTGTGAAAATAATTAGAAGATTCTTCTAAAATTTCTACTCCAATTTTTTTTAAATTATCATAAACACTTTTTTGATATACTTCATTTAATGTATAGTTATCTTTGATATCTAACAAAATATTTTTACATTCTTCATTTTTACCCCACCACCATCCAGAAATTGCCTTTTCAAAAAGCAATCCATAATATCCGGGATATTCAACATCAGTAATTAAATCTGGATGAGAATCATGCTCAGCAAACATTAATCCATTATTGGCATGAATATAACAGTCTTGCCACCATTGACGCCTCTCTGCAAATCTACTTAAAAGAAAGTATGCTTCGGGTCTAGTAGGTAACAAACACAATGCTTGTTCAAGCAAAGACTTTGCACTTCCATCTCTAGTTCCTTGTTTATCATAACAATATGAAGCTCGAATCAAAGCTTCATATGCAAGATGATCATCATCAGATCTTTCTGCACATCTTAAAAAATAAGATAAAGCAGGAGCAGTATGTCCACTATTTTCATACCAAACTCCAAGATTAAAATTATTAATTGCATTTTCAGTATCTAATGAAAATTCAGTTAATAATGTTGATAAATTAGTATTCATTTTAGATTTCCAATAATTTAAAACAATATCATGTGCTATCTTATGATTATTTTTTTGCCCTTCATTTACATCATCATCTTGTGCTTTGGAAAATGTAGAATCAAATTCTGTATTTTCCACAAATAAAGGAATAGTATATGTTTTACCTATAGTAAATAAAATATTTTCAATTAAGGGCATCACTTCTACATTTGGTATTTCTAAATTAAAAGTGTCTTCCTTTATGTAAGTATCTATAATTTTTTTTGCATACTCTCTTCTAATGATGTATGCGGTTGCAGCCCAATCATCCCAATATCTTTCACGTATTGTAAATGTATCAAAATTTTTACGAATTGTCAATAGCTGAATACAATCATAATCTTTAGGAACATTTTCAATAAATTGATCCCAAGAAAAATTCCAATACTTTACAGTTTCTAATGACAGATCATCCTCACAAAAAAAGGCATAGTCGTCATTATAATTATCATACCAATCTTTAATTGCTTTGAGATGAGAAACACAACATCCTGCTGTTCCAGAATTTAATTGATTCAGATGTTTTCCAAAAATTTTATCATTAGATTCTGAAAATCTTTTTGAAATTATAGGATTTAATTTTATATTATATTTAAGAAATTCGTTCTCAATATTTTTTTGACGTTCAATTGATTCCTCTAAAGATAAGTAATATGCAGTAGGAAAATTTTTAAATTTATTCATGTTTCTTTGCAATATAATATTGTGAATTTATCCTTTCAATATCCCATTCGGTCATTGGATCCGTACAAACATAATCATTTCCCATTTGAGAAAGCCATCCTTGATTTGCATTCACATGCATTTGAGCTAGAGAAAATTCAGTTTGCCATTGCAATTCTTCACCATCAAATCCCCTATGCTTCATTCTTTCTCTTATGTCGTCTTCATATTCTTTTTCAATTACTGTCGCTTCAAAATTTTCTGTCCGTTTTTTATCTGAATGAGGTATATGAATTACGTTATGATCATAATCCATTCCCCTTTTCTTCAGACCCAGATTTTCTAATCTCATCATAATATCCTGATCTTCAGATGCATACCATTTACAAAAACGTTCAGAAAATCCGTTTATTTTCATAAAGTTCGATTTAGAAACATAAAGGAATCCGAAAAGATACTTGTAATAAGGATCAAATCCCCGATCAACTGTATTTTGTCCACAAACAAAAGATTGATCATCAATTAAATATTCTTTATTTTCAAAAAATTTAAAATAGGGATTTAAGATATAATCACAATCAAGCTTGAGAATATATTTACTTTCGGCTAATTTTGTTGCCAAATTTAATGGTTGTGGTTGGTTAAAATAATTTTGATTAGGTACTGATACTACTTTAATTCTTTTATCCCAAGACGTTAAATATTCTAATGAATTATCAGAACTCCAATCAACGATAATAATCTCAGATATTTGATCAAAATTTAACCAAGATCTAAGAGAAACTTTTAAAGCAGGATCTCTATTTTTACATGCACATATGACAGTTATTGATGTTTCATAAAATACTTTTTTAATTTCTTCTTTAGTATATGCTATTGTATTTTTCCACCAATTTAAAAGTTCTTCCTGCTTAGCAGACATTGCTTCAGGATCATCTGATAATCGTATACAGATATCAGATGCTTCATCCCAATTTGAAGCATATATTGCTGGAAGTTTTTCTTTATATTGAAAAGACCAGTTTATTTCATCTTCATAAGATACTATTACAGGAATAGCACCACAAACTATTGCTTCATAAATTCTCCAACAATCTACAGATGAATTTCCTCTACCAATAGGAACAAATTTAGAATTACTATAAAGTTCATGAATTTCAGGTCTACTTAATCCACCATTAGACGCACAAACATGATACCAGATTCTCATGAATTTATTAATCATGTCTTGTCGATCACCTTTTAAATAACCAACCCATGACCAAAAATATTTCCTATCATTAATTGGTTTAATATTTTCTAAGTCAACAGGAAAATCATTTAAGTAACCTAATGGTTTTTGAATTGTATTTGAAGTATAAGAATGATTCCAATGGAAATGTTCTTTTATAAACAACTTGCAATGATCAGCAAGAGAATTATGAATATTATTATTTTCTTGCCAAAATTCATCAGACAATTGAATAATAATTTTTGGTTTTACTTTTTTAACCACATCTAAAACAACTTCAAATGGTGGAGCATACCCAAAGTGAACTTCAATTGTTGGATTTCTACAACTATAAACAAGCACATCAAATTTTTGATCCGTTATTTGATCAGAATTTAAATATGAAATTGATTTTTCATAATCATTTAACAAGTCATTCAATATGAAATCATGAGTTAAGATTACATCTCTAGAAGATAAATTTAAAAAAAGTACAGAAATATTCATATAGAAATATAAAAAATTATTTTATTAGTCTTCAAAAATGAAATCATAAACAAATTTTTGTGGAACTTTTAACAAATAAGCTGCATTATCTTGAAAACCAAAAGTAATCAAATAGTCATCATTATATTCACACATCCCGACTGCAAATTCTACTTCAGCATTTAAGAATGCAAATTGTTTGGAAACTTTTACAATATCCCAATTTTCATCCCAGACTATAAATCTATGACGATATGTTCCATCTTTTCTGTCTGCAGGACTACGGAAAAGATAAGTTTCATGATTAAGACAAAAACGATAAACACCAATAGGAATTACTTGAGATCCTCCCCGTAAATCTATACAACCTAAATCTCTCCAGTTTTTAACTAAAACTTGTTCTGTTTTATTAGATTCAATATCATATTTAACTACTTCTGTACCATTTGTCCATTTTACAAAATGATATGGCATGTCAAGAATTGGCATCCAATTTTTTTCACAATAAGAACCTTCATTACCAGTATGACCTGGTGTAGGAATCCTATATTGAGCAAGTTCTTTAACTCCACTTCCTGTGATTTCAATTTCAGAAAGTTCCATTCTACCTATACCAGTAGTTTCTAAGTCCCTTCTTACACCACAAATATAGAGTTTTCCATCCCATCGAACAATTCGAGCATCTTCAAGACCAACGAATTCCCACAATTCTTTATCAGGAAAACTTGAAGTATCGATATGATTATACCATTTAATATTCATATTATCATCAACTTCACACATAATATTTTTTGTGCGAAGACGAAGATCATTTTCTGGATGAATATAAACTAATGGTCCCCAATGGTGCTCAAACTTTTTCTTTTCTGAATGGTATAGGGTATAATTAATATTCCTTAAGTTTAATAAAATCCTACCATTATCATTGTATATTGAAGGATTAGTGAGAGCAGGTCCCTTTAATTCTGAAGATGGTATTAAAAGAGGATGAATACTTCCACCATTTTCCAAAGCAAATTTTACAAAATTCATAATGATTTAAATAAAAATTATTCTGTTACTTCTTGAGATGTTGCCGAATTTTCTTCTACTACTTCCGAAGATACTTCTATTTCTTCTGGTTGTGGATCTGGAATTGGATGAGTCACAGTTACTTCAATCTTATAATCGGATCCATGCTCTTCCATTAACTTTGTTACCTCTTCAATCGTATAACCAGTATCATTTGCAGGATCCGCAGTTAAGTGATATACATGCATTAAAGGCATTGTAAGGGTTTCAGTTTTTGTAGCCATTTAAAATTTCCTCCAAAGTTCTTTTGAAAATTTAACCCAGTCTTGGATTCTAGTATCCCAACTGTAGTAGTTATTTATTACCTGTACTTGAGCGGTGCTATCAAACTGCCCATTTCGGTATTCTGTAATAGTTTGTTTAAGTTCTTCCGCAAAACGCTCAATATGTTTTTGGCGATCAGGAATATACCCATAAAGACGAGCAAATCCCAGAGAAGTTTCAGAAAGTGCCGCAAGATTACTTGCAACTACAGAACATCCAGCAGAAAGTGCTTCAATCAAACAAATACAAGATGTCTCCTGAAAGTATGATGGATAAGCAAAGATATGAGTCTTCATCAATTGCTCACGAATTTTAGAGTTATTTGTTCGTGTATGACGAACAACTCGCTTATCATCATTTGCGAGTGCTAAACAGTAACGAAGAAACTTTTCTTCTTGTTCACAAACATGAGAATATTCATATGTTTGTAACCCTTGAGCATATTGTTTTTTACGCTCATCAGGATCAAGTTCATGGAAAATATGAAGTTCAAAGTCCTCTTCCGGAATCAATTTAATACCTTCCAAAAGAAGATCCAATCCACGGATTGGATTAGGATGGAACATCAGTTGAAGTTTTCCTTCAGGTTTCTTATGAGGTTCAAAAGGATGAATTGCATTCTTAAGAACAAAACATTTCTCCATGGGAAGATTAAACTTTTCACCAAATCTCCCATATTGCCAATCAGAAACAAAAACATATGCTTTAAAATGTTTCTGGAACTGCTTGTCCATCAACTGTTCAAGACCAACCTCATTATGATGGGGATGCAACCAAACAATATTAGAATTATCTGGCGCAATAATATTATCACCAGGAATCACACACCAGTGCCAATCGGCAAGATCTGGTGCCGCAGGAAGAACAAGATCTTGCCAAGCACGACCCATAATCTCCGTACCACCAGTTCCATCAGGATTCAACGATGCCTCAAGAAGTGGTGGCATATTATTATGAAGAAACTCTGGTCGTGTTACAACTTCGGGTTCTGGCATCTTATAGTATTCTTCTGCGAATGTTTTAATTATAGCACTTTTAAAGTCTTCTGGAAAGTTTGAAAAATTATACTTGATGAACTGTTTATGTTCATGCTTACGATCTAGAAGATCAGTCCCAGTTTTAATCGCGGTTTTAATATGCTCTTCATTTTTAATATCATCACGATTAAATTCTTGATGAGCATAGGATTCCAACTTTGTTTTAATTTGTTCAATTCCACCAAAGAATGTAAGGTGCCACCCAGACTTTTCTGCAAAAGGAAAAGTAAAACAGTTTGCTCTTAAGTAATTGCATCCATTTTCTAGTGCATTCTTAACTGTAGTAAATACTGTTCCTGCCCACGTATCATTTTCATATGTATTAAAATTATAATAAAAGTTTTCACACATAGCAGTGGCAAATGATTCTTTAGAAATATTATCTTTCATATAAAGAATCAATTCTTTCTTCGGAATCTCATCAGCATCACTTAACATGAAAAGATCATCAAATCCAAATTGAAATAATCCTTTACTGATATGATCTCGTTGCCCCTGTTCTAATTTCCAAAAACCAGATTCAAAATTACATTCATCCCTATTACTAAAATCATACCCATCAATATTGGGTTCATATTTAAGACGAATAATTTTAGACTTTAATTCATCATCAAATTGATCAATTATTTGATCCAAATAATATGGTTTTGGTTTTCCAGAATGTGTATAGTTACATTCAGAAATAACAAAATAATCTACAACATCGCGGAGATATTCCAATCTCAACTTAAGAATATCAAATTCATTAAAGAATGAAAAACCATCAATTACTTTCATAAAACCTCCTTAAGAAAATTTTCCATGGGAGATTTTTTAAAAATTTCCAATCCCCTTTCTGCTTGCTCATCTAGTTCTTTTGTATTTTTCAGAAGTTCATATGCCTTCGCAACAAACTGTTCATATGGCGCAGTAAACACTGTTCCTTCCATATAATCTGGAAAATCTGTATAAGAATTTCTCTCACAAAGAACAGGAACTTTATTTTGAATCAAATGCGATACGCGAATGATTTCAAAGATTTGATTATCGTGATTGTGCAAATTAATTACCAACTTTGCTCTTTGAATATACTTATCACGATCATCACCATAAGTTGATTGAACATGAACAAAGTTGATGTTTGGATCTTTATCAAAAACATCCATTACAGCAACTCTTCTAGGAGATGGAGAACCATAAAAAAGAATGTCAATATCTCTTTCTTCTGGTTTGTTCCTTTCAAAGTAAGAAATTTCTGGGACATATCCAACTTTACAGTGCTTGATATTTTCTACACCTGCCTTACGAAGAACATCTACGTTCCTCATAGAATAATCCCATACTTCTAATCCACGATATTTTCTACACCATCGAATACACTCTGGAGAATCTCTCATTTGTTCTAAAGAATATACAATTGTATCTTTAGGAACATCATGCCGAACAACATCTACGGGGCAGTGGTGCATTCCAAACACAATATTTCTAGCATCTCTTTTGAAGTCATTTACACTATTCGTAACTTCATACCCCATCCTTTGAAGGGTAAAAAACATCGCCGCTTCAATCTCATGGAAAACTTGAGAATGAATATAAAAACCATTATCAGGTACAATACGACACAGATTAAATTTCACGAATAAACTCTCCAAAATTATTTTTGATTTCGTTAATAAGATTTATGTCTTTACTCACAACACCCAGTCCATTACAATGTCCAAAGTTAGTTTTAGGAAGATTAATTTCTTTAAAGAATCTGCTCACACCAAACTTTGGATCTTCAACCATAGTATCATGCATTAGTATTATACCATTTTCTTTTACAAATGGCGACCACTTCTCAAAATCATTCTTGACTGCCTCATAGGTATGAAGACCATCAATATGGAGAATATCAATCTGCTTATCCCAAGTTTTCACAATATCATCAAAGAATCCTTTAATGATTGTAATGTTGTTTAAGTCAAGTTCTTTTTGCTTATTAATCACATATTCATAAGTATCTCGTTCTCCTGCACAAACATCTCCTTCAAAACTATCAATACCATAAACATGTCCAATCTCGGGAATTGCGAAACAGAATGTCGAATAACCATAATCAACTCCAAGATCCACAATCGTTTCTGGTTGCTTACGACGAACAATCCAATCAGCAAACCGACGATGATCTCTCCAATTAAACATATTTTGTCTTCCAATTTCTAACAATACATCAAGTTTATTTCTTGTATATTTCGTTTCATCAGTTTCAACATCTTCACGATACATTTCGGGTGGGAAGTATGTAAAGTATCTTTCCAGTCCCTGATTATCATACTGATGATGACGGCGATAATGGAAGCAGTGTTGCTTTGGATTACCAGTTGCCATCCAAAGTTCAAAACAATAACGATAGTTTTGCAGTTCTCGCATCATCGCTTCTACATCCATGTACTCTTCGATCTTGATTGGATGCTTTAGAGTACGGATATAATCATTTCGTGCCCACCAAAAGTTTCCAGCATAGTGCTGAACCACAAAGTCAAGTTTAATATCATGGCGTTCAACCCAATCAACACCACAACACTGATATCCTTCTTCAAGTTTGGCAACGCAATCTTCCCACTTTTCAATATTATAATACTGCATGTAGTGTCGCCAATCTTTAATGGCACCAGGAATATGAGTTGAATAAGAACTCATTCCTTTGTTATGGAAGTAGAAAACAAATCCATCATATTCTTGACAGTGCTCATAAATCTTCGCAAGAGTTTGACCCTCATAAAGATTTGGTTGTTCTCCTGTTGGACATATATCAACAATATTCACAAAAGGATAACGGTCTTTAATATAACCAATAACCATTTCATCATAAGAATGCCCAGTCTTGGAGTTATACAATCCAAGAGGAAGAGTCATACACATATTAATCTTTGCCTTATCAGCAAGTCCTGAAGATTTCAGCAAACCCATCTGCTCATCAATCCACCATACCCACATGTTATTAGTATCAGGAATGAATAGATGATAAAAAACTGTGATTGATTTTGGTTTTTCGATTTGATTTCTATACTGTAACATAACGCTCTCTCGGATAGGGTGCATAGTAATGATCAATCGCACTATAATGAATCGATCTTACCTTTGGACTATTGGTTGCCATCCATACTTCATAACAGAATCGATGACCATCAAACTTTTCCGTAAACTTCTCATCATAATATAAACTTCTGTCCAGAACATTTGGAAGAGTTTTAATATAATCAGTCGTTGCCCACCAGAAGTTTCCCGCAAAATGTGGATAAGGATCACGAGTCCAATTTGTCGAAACTGCATCCACCTGATCATCTTCTAATTTTTGAATACAGTCCTTCCATCTTTCGATGCACCAATAATTCATATAATGACGCCAATCTCTTGTTGGGATGGTTTGATATGAATTTACTGCATGAAGCATTCCTTTAGAATGAATATAAAGAACATATCCATCGTTTGTTTTTGAATATGTTTGAAGTTCTTTTAATGTTTGCCCTTCAAATAAGTTCTCCTGTTCTCCTTTACCTTCAAGGATTCTGGAAGAAAGAATATTTACAAAAGGATACTTCTGACGAACATAGATCTTGATTTCATTTACAGCATGATCTGGGCAAGCATAGCACATGTTTATGGTTGCCACATCTGCAAGACCAGATGATTTAATCAAACCAAGTTGTTCATCCAAAAATTTATCCCAGAGACTATTGATTGCCCCTAGATGATAAAAGACTGCAAGTTTTTTCATAATACCATATTAGTTTTCATATGTCCAACTACTACAGTTGGATCAACATAAACATCATGTCCCTTTTCTGCAACTCGTTCACACCAATCTAGATCTTCACCAAGAGGAAGTTCATAAACTACACCATCAACTTCTTGAATAATTTTTCCAAGGCGATACCAAGGACGTTGAATACTTTCAAAAACTCCTTGCTTTATACAAACAAATCCAAGTCCAACTCCCCATACTTTAAAAGGATTTCCTACTTGAGCAAGAGAAAAAACTTCATCTCTAGTCATAGGACGATGACTTTCTTTTGTTTGGTGAATCATCGCATCGGCACCTTGTGCCTCAAAGTAAACGCCAGAAATAACATCTTTATCTGATGAATACAACTTAAGAAAATGATCGGGATTCCAAACAATATCACTATCAATACAAAAGATTTTATCGTATGTATATTGACCTTTACCAGGTGATTTATTAAAAACTTCTAATTGACGACTTCCAGTAATTGTTGCTTCTCTTGCATTTGTAACTAAAGAAGCATATTCATTTTGAAAGTGCCAAGAAATATTATTTGCCTGCATTACTTGAATTGTTCCAAGTAATGATTTTACATATTCTGCTGTAAGTTTATTGCCTGGAGTTGCAATAACAACATTAAAATGCATCATAGAATTACCATTTTTTGATGACCGACACGAACTTTTGGATTGCACCAGATGTCAAATCCATGCTCACGAATATCTTCACACATTGCTACATCTTCAGAACACATATCTTCAAGAACGATTCCATCCTCACGAATGAGTTGAACTTTCTTTGGTGCAAACCAAGGATAAGGAATTTTTTCAAAAATACCTTTTTTCATCAGAACCCAACCAAATCCACAGTATTCGATTTTAAATGGTTCTGAACGGCGTTGCATATCTTCAATAGTTTCAAAATAATAAGAACCCTTCTCCAAAAGAAGTTTTTTATCCATATCCACAACTACTGTTGATTGATTGGATACTGGAGTTCCATTCGACTGAACATACCATCCAGTCGAAATATCCTTATCCATCTTTAGAAGTTCTAGAAGATCTTCTGTTTTAAAGATAATATCACTATCAATCCACATGATGTAATCATAAGGAACTTGACCCCTCCAAGGAGTCAGCATGGTCCCTGCAAAGTTATCTGCCTGCAAACAATCAGTTCTGGCAAAGTTAACCATCGAACTGTATTTTTGTGAAATATAAAAGTTGATCCCCATTTGATTCAGATCAAACAAAAGGCGGATCATCTGAGTCATAAAGGTTCCTGAATATGAAAATCCAGGAAGACAAAATGCGATTGTTTTTCCTTTGAAATCAGTCTTCGGTTGATTCGAATAATTTAGCATAAACTAAAGTCAGATACGAATGATTATAACATATCTAGGCACGTTTTACCACCATGAAATTTTAACATATCCAGTTCCACCTGTTCCACCTGTTCCTGCAAGATTTGTTTCCTGAGAGTATCCTCCACCACCTCCACCACCCCCACGAATTCCAGCGCCACCATTTCCTGCCACAGATTGTGTTGTGGATGATGCAGAAGTAAGAGTTCCTGCAAGACCACCAGCAACAAAATCGGTTCCATAAATTAATGAATTAATATTAGTTGTTCCAAATCCAGAAGATCTTACAATCCAAAAAATTCCATCAGTTGATGTTCTGATTGATCCACTTACACCAGCGGCGACATAAATGTTATTATTGAAAGCAAGAGCATTAATCGCAGATGTACCGAATCCTGATGTTCTTAATGACCAAACAATCGTATCTGTAGAAGTAGAGATGGTTCCACTGTTACCGCCAGCAACATAAAAATTGCCATAAGTAAAGGCATTAATCGCAGTCGTACCAAATCCAGAAGTTCTTAAAACCCAGTTAATGTTATCCGTAGAAACCATAACACTACTGTCATTTATAATATTTGTTACCGATGCCAACGAATAAGAACTTTCACCGGCTAAAGCAGTGATTGATATAGTATTATTTGCAACTGTTCTAGTTGTCCATATTATTGTATCTGTGGATGCTTGTAATAATGCACCAGTACCATAAGAACTCAAAAGAGTTTGAGTAGAGGTTGCTAAAGTACCAACAGGACCAACAATTACATAATTATTATTACCATAAGCAATAGCATTAATTGATGTAGATCCAAATCCAGAGGTTCTTAAGACCCAAGTAATACCATTAGTCGATGTTCTTTGTTGTTGAGGTATCGTTGCAGTATAAAGACCATCATTATAAGTTAATCCAAATGAATTAATATTTGTTGTTCCAAATCCCGTTGTTCTTAATCTCCAGTTAATAGAATCAGTAGAAGTTGCAAGATAACCTAAAGAACCAGCAACTATAAATGTATCTGTTGGTAATGATCCATATACAGAAGAAAATAATGCTGATGTTGATCCAGAGGTTCTTAAATTCCAAACAATTGTATCAGTAGAAGTTGCAACACCACCAGATCCTTGAGTTGTATATAAGTAAATACCATTTCCATAAGTAAAACTGTAAATATTAGTAGGGAATATTGCAGTCCTCATTTGCCAAACAATATTATCAGTAGATGCTATTAAGAAATAATTAAATATTGAGTTAGTTCCCCATGCCAATGTATAAGAACCAGCAGAAGAAAATCCTCCATTTGAACCAATATTTAAAGTTCCTTGTGGTGTAGTTCTGGTGATCCAAGATATACTATCAGTTGATGCTCTTAAGAATGCTCCGCTACCAGTAGAACTAAATGTATCTTGTGTAGAAGTTGCTAAAGTTCCTGTTCTACCAGCAATAACCCAAACTGTTCCATTATTTGTTACTCCACCAATTTGACTAGTTCCAAATCCCGAAGTTCTTATTTGCCAAACAATTGTATCAGTGGATATTGCAGTGTTTGCATCATTAGCATCAACAGAAACTACATATAAGTTATTATTATAAGATATTTTTTGCATCAAGTTTCCTGGAACAGTTCTTATTCTCCATACTATTCCATTTGTTGATGCCAGTAAAGATGTGCCAGTAGTTGTAACAAACTGATCACCATAAACCATATACTGTGGTGACGCAGTGGCAGTCCTTATTGTCCAAGAAATACTATCAGTTGATGTAGAAACACCACCATTAACACCCAGAGCATATGTGCTTACACCAAAAGCAGTTGTATAGTGTATAACATTTCCTCTTCCAGAAGTTCTAAATTCCCAGTTAATATTATCGGTAGATGCTATCATTCCATAATTATTTAAAGAATCTTGAGTCATTCCAAACACATAAGATCCAGAAGAATTTAAAGTCTTAATACCATTAAAATTGTAAAAAGAAAGTGTATTGAGAGGAGCAGTTCTTGATATCCATGCTATTGTATCTGTTGATGCTCTTATAAGTGCTCCAGCACCACCAATTAAATGTTCACCATTAAAATAAGTAGCATTAATAATTTGCGATGTACCAAATCCTGATGTTCTTAAAGACCAAGAAACTCCATCTGTTGATGCAGTTAGAGTTCCAGATACTCCATGAGCAATAAAATGAGATCCGCCAAAATTTACACTAAAAATATTAGTTGTTCCAAATCCTGAAGTTCTTAAAGTCCAGGTTATAAATGCTGAGTTACCTCCAATCAAATATTCGCCATTAAAATAAGAATAAAAATTGATTCCAGTAGATCCAAATCCAGAAGTTCTAGTTACCCATGATACACCATCTGTGGATGCTCTTATGAATCCAGTTACAAAAGGAGTACCAATCAAAAAAGAATCTCCACCATATATCACGCTGGAAATTTGACTAGTACCAAATCCAGAAGTTCTTAAAGTCCAAGTGACATTATTTGCAGATCCTCCAATCAGAAACTCATTGTTTCCATATCCAACTGCAGAAATACTAGTAGTACCAAATCCAGTAGTTCTTGAAAACCAATTGATATTATCAGTAGAAGAAATCAGTGCTGGTTCTGAAATATAGTTTGATCCAGCCGCAACATAATAACTATTACTTGCAGATAATAATTGAATTGTCTGAATATTAAAGTTTGTTCTTAAAGTCCAAGTTATTCCGTCAGTTGAAGCAGTTAGTAATCCACCATTTCCAAGATTACTTAAAGTGCTTTGCGTTGATGTAAGAGATACTCCACTATTACCTACAACAACATAGTTAATTCCATCAGATGCTATTTCATGTATAACAACACTTTTTCCAGAAGTTCTGGTAATCCAAGTAATCGTATCTGTAGAAGTTACGATCCTACCTGTTCCGTCTCCCGCATAATAAAGATTATTATTATATAATAAAGCATATACTGCACTTCCAGCAACTCCCAGAGATGAAGTTCTTAAAGTCCATTCAATACCATTTGTTGAAGAAATTACCGAACCACTAGAACCAGAAGCAACATAAGTGTTTAAACCATAAATCATATTTACATAATATCCACTCATAGGTGCTGTTCTTGTCACCCAAGCAATTCCGTTTGTGGATACTCTTAAAAGTGGTCCAGCACCTCCAATATAATAATTAGAACCATCATACACACTGGACATGATACCAGATGTTCCAAATCCAGAAGTTCTCGAAACCCAAGAAATAGAATCAGTAGAAGAACTTAATCGACCACTTTGACCACCAATAATATATTTTTCCGTTTCACCAGATCCATAAGAAATAGATCCCATCCATAAAGTAAAAAACCCAGAAGTTCTTAAGGTCCAAGAGATTGTATCTGTTGAAGTAAGAAGACCTCCAGGTGTTACAGCACCACCAGAGATAAAGTAATTAGACCCATCATAAATTCCACCCATAGTATCACTAAAAGGTGCTATAGCAGGAGATGTTCTTGCGACCCAAGTCACACCATCAGTTGATGCTCTTAAGAAACCACTAGAGATTACGGAAGCAACATAAAGACCATTTCCATAAATTAATCCTTGTATTGAGGAACTACCAAATCCTACAGTTCTCAAAATCCAAGAAATCGTTGGTGAAAATCCACCAGCAACGTAATTCCCATTACCATATGCAAGAGAATCAATCGCGGTTGAACCAAATCCAGAAGTTCTTAAATACCAACTATTAATTCCAGTCGAAAGTGCTCCACCTCCACCTCCACCAGATCCATAAGATCCAGTATAAGATCCTGGAATACCATCTGAACCTGCACCACCAGAAGCACTTCCTGCAGTATTATAAGCATTTCCATAATAATATGTGAGAGAGTTTCCACCTTCTCTTGTATTATATGCACCCCCACCACCACCAGTAACTTGAAATGGATTTACTTGCGTTACATTATTTACACTTGACCATGATGTCAATCCAGTACCACCAGCAAGACCAGCAGTTGTATAAAGTGGATTTAAAGTCGCATCAGCCGCCGCACCCGCACTACCTGCAGTTACAGCAGATGGGGATGCTCCAGTTCCACCAGAAGATGTGAGTGTATAAGTTGCGGTTCCTATTGGACTATTTCCAGTCCAAGTTACTGTTGTATTTCCTCCACTAGATGCAACTGCACCACCAGCACCTGGAGTTACGGTAATAGATGAAGCATTTCCAAGTTCTGAACGACGAATTAACCACGAGTTATAAGCACCAGATCCTCCACCACCTCCAGATCCAACAGTTCCAGTTGTTCTTCCAGATGCTCCTCCACCACCTCCACCAATTGCTTCAATATAAAACTGTGTTGCAGTTGGTGGAATATAAAATGTTTGTGCTCCAGAAGTTGTAAATTCTTGATAACCTTTATATGTTGGTTCAGTGTTAGATGAAGAAGTTGAATTTATTGATGTCCATTGAGTGTAAGAAGGCAATCCAGATCTAACACTCAAAAATTTACCATCATTACCTGTTGTACTTGGATATGCGGATCCTCCACCACCACTCAACACATAATCGGCATACGACTTATTTGCAGCATCAGTCGCATTTACTACAGTACTAACACCAGTAACTCGATTGCTGTCTAATATTGCCATTTATTCGACTTTTATATAAGAGTATTTATTACCACCATGTGATTCTCACGAATCCATCACCACCATCACCACCATTTCCAAAGGTAGAACCAATGGCAGCACCACCACCTCCACCTCCTCCACGAATTCCATTACCGCCAGATCCTGCAGTTGATGCTCCAGCACCACCACCTCCTCCACCAAAACCATAAGGTAATGAAGTGATGGCAATACCAGTTGCACCATTTGTTCCCGTATTATCACCGCCAGCAGAGAAAATAGTATTTCCATAAAAAGTGATTGAACCACCAGAACCCCCTGCGGAAGATGGTGTTCCTGCTCCACTACCACCACCTGTTGATTGATATTGATTTATTTGTGCAGTTGCAGTAACTCCAATTCCACTAGTTGCAATACCACCAGATCCACCAGCAGTTGTATAAAAATAACTCGTAATATTAGTTTGAGCAATTCCAGCAACTCCGGCAGCACCACCACCATTTGCAACTAGTGTATAAGTTCCTCCAGGTCCAGTCCATGATATTGTTGTTCCCGCGCCAGCAGATCCGGAAGTACTTTCAGTTGTTGCCCCAGTTCCACCAACGCCAATATTCACAGTTATATCAGAAGTCACAATAGGTTTTGGAATATACCAAGAAGTATAAGATCCACCAGAACCGCCAATTCCAGAGAGTTGAGTAACTGCTTGCGATAAAGTTCCAGATGCTCCAGCAACCAAATAAGTATTATTTGTATGAACTGAAGTTAAAAGATTTGCAGTCGTAAGAGAAGTATTCATTCTCCATACAATTGCATCAGTAGAAGTAAATATATCCCCAAAATCTCCAGCAAAAATAAAGTTGCTTGCAGTATTTGAATATGATAAAGAGTTTATAGTATATGTTCCATTACCAGTAGTTCTTAAAGTCCAAACTATTGTATCTGTAGAAGATGTCAAAGTGCCAGATAAACCTCCAGCAACATATACTCCATTTCCATAAGTTAATGCATCAATTAAAGTTGTTCCGAATCCAGAAGTTCTTAAGATCCAAGTAATCGTATCAGTCGAAACAGTTAATGCTCCAGATTGTCCTACAGCAAGATAAGAAGTACCATCATATCCAAATGAAGTAATTTGATTGCTTCCAAATCCAGATGTTCTTAATTCCCAATTTATATTATCTGTAGATACACTCAATAAATTATATTCAGCAAAATAATCTGTTCCATGAGCAAGGGAATAAGAACCAAATGAATTCAATAATGTGATTGTTTGAGAACCTGTATTAAAAGTTCTCAAAGACCACGATACTGCATCAGTAGATGAACTTAATGTAGCACTAGTAGTAGTAGTAGTTGAAAATGTTGAAAGAGTATTTGAAGCAATAGATGACTGAACAAAAGTACTAGCACCATCAAACAATAATGAGTTAATGGAGGTGGTTCCAAATCCTGAAGTTCTTAAAGTCCACACAATCGCATCAGTAGAAAATGTATTAGTTCCTGATGCACCACCAGCAACATAAAAGTTATTGCCATATGTAAGGAAATTAATTGTAGAAGTTCCAAATCCCGATGTTCTTAAAGACCAAACAATCGTATCTGTTGAAGATAATAAAGTTCCAGAAACTCCAGCAACAACATAAACACTCCCATAAACAAGAGCACTAATTGTAGAAGTTCCAAATCCCGATGTTCTTAAAGTCCAAGAAATTGCATCAGTTGAAATTCTTATTATTCCACCGACTCCACCAGCAATATAACTATCAGTTCCGTAAATAAGACTACTAATAGGAGAAGTACCAAATCCAGATGTTCTTAAAGTCCACTGAATAGCATTTGTAGAAGATATTACTCCTCCTCCACTTTTGCCCCCAACATATTTTTCTGTTGGCGTTTCACTGTAAGCAAATCTATTAATTACTCCAGAACCAAGAAATCCACCAGTTCTTAAAGACCATTGAATAGTATTTGTCGAAGTTCTTATCTGTGGCCAAGAGTCTCCAACAACATAGATACCTCCACCAAAGACCATCGTTTGCATAACTGATGCTGTAGCCCTGTTTGCAGAGGTCCTTAAAACCCACCGAATAGTATCTGTAGAAACCTGAACATGAGCATTTGTCCCATAACCTCCAGCAAGGTAAAATCCATTACCATATGCAAGAGCACCAAGACCCGTTGAAGTTCCAACAACTGTTCTTTGAGTCCAAATTTGTCCACTACCACCAACACTACCAATCAAATATTCATTATTAGAATAAGTCAATCCATTAATATTTGAAGTTCCAAATCCAGAAGTTCTTGAGATCCAAGTAATATTATCTGTAGATGTTGCAAGATATGAAGCACCACTCGCAACATAAGTTGACCCACCAAATAAAACATTTGTAATTGAAGATGAACCAAATCCAGAAGTTCTTAATGACCAAGTAAGTCCATTCTTTGCATATGTAAATCCTGTCGTTCCAGTACTCCCTCCACCCCCACCACCAACTGCCTCAATATATAAAAGATTTGCTTGAGACGGAACTGTAAATGTTTGTGATCCTGAAGTTGTAAATTCTTGATAATTAGAAACATAATCCCAAGAAACATTAGTACCATCAGTTGTAGTGAAAAACTTTCCATTATTTCCTGTCTGTGATGGCAAAGAACTACTAGAAAGATTATCAACATAAGATTTATTCACTACGTCAGTATTCTCAAATGTTGATGTGGTAATACCAGAAATATAATTAGGTCCTGCAGTTGTCATTTATAGTTCCTCCTTATTGCCAACTAATACGAACATATCCATCACCACCAGTTCCACCAGTTCCAACAGTATTTGTTGCTAAATTATAACCTCCACCACCTCCACCACCACCTTTAGTTCCAGCACCACCATTTCCACCATTTATATTTGAGTCAGCAACAATTACTTGAGCACCTGCACCATAAGTTGCTAAAAATAATCCATTACCATAAGCACAAGAAAAAGCATTTGTAGAAACTCCAGACGTTCTCAATACCCACGAAATGCCATTTGTAGATGTTGTAATCCACCCTAAAGATCCACCAACTATTAATGAATTAGATGAAATTGCAGAAGTATATTGAACGCCACTATTTCTAAGTAAAGTCCAAACTATTGCATCAGTTGAGGTAACAAATAAACCTCCCTGGGTAAATGCATAATAATTTTGATTAAAATATTGTAGAGATCCTACAGTTGTTGCAGATTGACCAAGTGTTCTTAAAGTCCAAACAATAGTATCCGTAGAACTACGTATGTTACTACTAGAACCAGATATAACATATTTTTCCGTTTTATCACTTCCATATGCAATAGATCTTACATCTAAAGTTGACATATTTGTTGTTCTTTGTGTCCATACAATTGAATCAGTAGATATTAATAATATCATAGAAGAACCGCAAATAAAATATAAATCATTTGCATAAATTGCCGATGGTCCACCATTATTAGGATTTCCAAGAATACCAGTGGCAGCACCGGCAGTTGTTCTTGCTGTCCATCCAATAGAATCTGTGGAAATACTTATTGCTCCACCACTTCCAAATATAAGATAATTATTGTTGGCATACAGTGTTGCATTTATATTAGATGTTCCAAATCCAGATGTTCTTGCGATCCAGGTTATGGTATCAGTAGAAGTAGATAATCTTCCTCCATTTCCACAAAGTATATAAATTCCATTTCCATAACCAATTTCATAAGCAGTCGCTCCAAATCCAGAAGTTCTTAAAACCCAAGCAACTGCACCATGTTGTGCTCCACCACCATTTCCACCATTTCCATAAGAAAGACCACTTATTGGTAATGAACTTGTACCATTCATTAAAGCAGATATAGTTTTTGAGTTTTGATATGTATTTCCATAATAGTTTATTGTTCCACCAAAAGTTCCAAATTGTCCATCAAATAAAGAAGATGCTCCACCTCCACCACCAGTAGTTTGATATACAAGAGTTGTTGAAGTCGCATCCGATCCTGCTAAACCTTGCATATTATTCGTTGATGATTCAAAATATCCTCCATTACCACCAGCAGTTCCTGCAGAAGAATAAACATAATTATTTGAAACTGTTACCGTTCCGCCAGCACCACCAGGAACAATATTACTTGTACTTAAGAATGTATTCACTCCTGCAGATCCACCGTTTGCAGTAATTGAAAAATTTCCTCCAGGACTTGTCCAAGATACTGTTGATGCTGCGCCAGCAGTTCCTGAAGTTCCACCAGATCCAACATTTACATTAAGAGTTGATCCTGAAATATTTGATCTTGAGATTATAGATCCTATAGATGCCCCTCCACCACCCCCAGATCCAGCATTACCTGATGGTATATCAGATGCTATTATACGACCAGTTTCAGAACCATAAACAAATATTGAATTTCCAAAAATACCTGCACAGTAGTGAACTGATACTGCAGGAGAAGTTCTTACAATCCATACTATAGAATCTGTTGAGGTAATTAAATACCTATTGTTATACTGATTAACAATATAAGTATTATTTCCAAAAATTACATCAGATATTTGATTAGAAGATCCACTAGGATAATTTCTAGAAGTCCAAACAATTGTATCGGTAGAAGCAATTAAAGTTCCACCACTAGTTCCAAAAAGATATATGCCATTTCCATATGTTCCACGATAAAATGTAACAGAACCTAGTCCAGAAGTTCTTAATTGCCATACTATTCCATCTGTTGATGCAACAATTCCCGTACTCCCCGCAAATACATAATTAGTACTCGGAGAAGCAGAGTATGCACGAGCGTACAAAGAAAATGTAGCCCTAGTTGGTGTTGTTCTGATATTCCAGGTTATTCCATCTGTGGAAGATCTAATCTGCCCATTTTGATCAGCATACAGATGAAAATTATTATCAGTTGATATTGTCGTTATTATTTGTGAAACAGAACCACTTGTTCTCAAAATCCAGTGAATCGTATCCGTTGAAGTTCTTAATGGACCAGTACCAGTAATGGCACACGTACTTATAAAAATATTTGATCCATAATTTACAGTCCAAATTACGGAAGTTCCAAACCCAGAAGTTCTTGCAACCCAAGTAATTGAGTCTGTAGATGCAAATATTGTCCCACTACCAGTTCCCATTACATAAAAACCAAGTCCATAGGATCCGAGTGGATTTCCAACATTACCATTTCCAGTAAAATTGCTTGTTGTTCCAGAAGTTCTTAAAAACCAAAATTCTCCACGACTTGTATAAGTTGTTGATGTAGTTGCCGAACCTGGTGCTCCACCACCTCCGGCACCTGTTGCTTCTATGAACAGTTCTTTTGCTTGTGTTGGGATATCAAATACATAATTTCCCGCAGTCGTATATTCTTGATAACCTTGTATTGGTTGCCACGATACAGTAGAACCATCAGTGAATAAAAACTCATTTTCATTACCATCAATAGATGGCAATCCACCGGAAGAAGAATCCACATATTGTTTATTTGCAGCGTCTGCTGGATTAGCAACTACGCTGATTCCAGTAATCTGAGTAGATCCAATTCCTACTGGCATATTATTTCCTCTCTATCTTTTCATTCAATTCTTTGACTGCTTCAATCAAAAGACCAACTAAGTTTGCATAAGCAACAGATTTTGTTTCATAATCTGGACTTGGTGATTTTGGATATACAACTTCGGGAATAATCTGTTCGACTTCTTGAGCAATCACACCAATCTGATGATCTCCATTATCTATACGATCATATTCTACTCCACGTAATGATAATACTTTTTCAAGAGCATTTGAAATCGTCTTAACATTTGTCTTGAGTCTTTCATCAGAGTTTGCAGTAACTGTACCACCCGCAACAAGATTTCCTGTTGATGGATTAAATGTAAGTTTAGATGAGGATACATTTAAAGTCGCAAGATTTCCAGTCGTGGTTGATGCAATACCAACATAAAATGTATCATTTGTAGAGGTGTCGTCAAGAATAGCAATTGATCCTCCACCCCCACCACCAGATCCTGCAGCACCTTGAATAGAAGCACCTTGAAGTCCTTGAAGTCCTTGAATAAAGGTTCCTTGAGTACCCTGCATTCCTTGAGTACCCTGCATTCCTTGAGTACCTTGATCACCTTGAAGTCCTTGAGTACCTTGAGAACCTTGAATACCTTGCGTTCCTTGGAAGTTACTTAAGAATCCTTGAACTCCTTGAATTCCTTGATCACCTTGGAGTCCTTGAGTACCCTGGGATCCAACACCTTGAAGACCTTGGAGACCTTGAGTACCTTGTGGACCTATTCCACCATAATATGTTCCCAGAAGTTTTCCTTCAAGAACTTGCATTTCAAAAAATCCAGTCCATGTTGGAGTAGTTGATGATACAAAATATCTAAGATCAAATATTTCACCTTCAGAAACATCTAATGTTGCACTAACTCCTGTCGCACTACCATTACTATATCCAGCTCCAGATTCTGCTTCAATAAAAAATGCACTAGGACTAACTACATTACCATCCTTATATAATGCCCATTGATTACTTACCGAAGAAGATGGTCTGACACTTACTGTAAATTTTATTTTTGATACATTAGCAGGTATAGTATATCCATAATTTCCATTTGCAAAAGAATCCGTATCTATGTCTGTGGAAGCATAGCCTACAAATTTGGTCCAAGAACTAGTCGCAGTTAAATTAGCAGCGGTAAAACTTTGTCTAACACCTTTCCATAAAGATGTAGTTCCTATACCGATTCCACCTTGAATACCTTGAGCACCTTGAGTACCTTGATCTCCCTGAAGTCCTTGAACTCCTTGAGATCCTTGTGCTCCTTGTACTCCTTGATTACCAAAATTACCTTGGAGACCTTGATTTCCTTGTATTCCCTGGAATCCTTGAGTTCCTTGAGAACCAATTGAACCTTGAGCACCTTGAGTACCTTGATCTCCCTGAAGTCCTTGAGAACCTTGAAGACCTTGTATTCCTTGATCACCTTGAAGACCTTGAGTACCTTGAGTACCTTGTGATCCAACACCTTGAGTACCTTGGTTACCTTGCGATCCTTGTGATCCCTGAAGACCTTGGGTTCCTTGTGACCCTTGCAATCCAGCATCATAAGGAGTTGCCCAACTTACTCCAATTCCTGTTGAAATAAGTATAGATCCTGCAATACCAACATTATTGTAAATATCACGAATAGTACTATCAAATTTAATTGGTCCTCCAACAGACAATACAACTCCACTAGGAACTTGAGTAGAACCAATACCAACACCATAATTAAATAGCCAAGCATCTGCTGTTTCAGCACCATAAGTTCCCCCTTTAACCCACATAATTTGTTTATATGTGGTAGGTAAACTATTAATTCCGGATATTGGAAAATTAACTAATGGAGAACCTTCAGTAGAAGCAATTGCGATACCACCATGATTTGCTGACGTATCAGTTGAAACATCATTTCCAAAAGCATCTGTAGTAATACCAATTATAATATCTTTATCTTTTACTTTAAGTTCATTTACTGCAAGAAATGCCGTGGTTCCACCAATAGTAATGTTTCCATTAACAAAGAGATTATTCCCATCAAAAGTTAGATTATTTGAACCAGTAGGATTATTAGAAGCATCCTTATAAACAATCTGATTTGCAGAACCTACTACTGGACCAGCTACACCTTGATTACCTTGAGTTCCCTGGTCACCTTGCAATCCTTGAGTACCTTGTAATCCTTGAGAACCTTGAACACCTTGATTACTTAATCCTTGAATACCCTGATCACCTTGAACTCCTTGAGTACCTTGAGTGCCTTGAGTACCCTGATCACCTTGAAGTCCTTGAAGTCCTTGAGAACCCTGTGATCCAACACCCTGAGTACCTTGGAGTCCTTGAACTCCTTGAGTACCCTGATTACCTTGCAGTCCTTGAGTTCCTTGAGAACCTTCAAATCCCTGTAAACCTTGAGTACCTTGATCACCTTGCAATCCTTGAGTACCTTGCGATCCAACACCTTGAGTACCTTGAAGACCTTGAGTACCTTGTAATCCCTGAGAACCTTGAACACCTTGATTACTTAATCCTTGAACACCCTGTAAACCTTGAGTGCCTTGTAATCCTTGAGTACCCTGATTACCTTGCAATCCTTGCAATCCTTGAGTGCCCTGATTACCTTGTAGTCCTTGAGTACCTTGATTACCCTGCAATCCTTGAGTACCCTGCAATCCTTGTAAACCTTGATTACCCTGCGCTCCAACACCTTGAGTACCTTGTAATCCTTGAATTCCTTGATTACCTTGAAGACCTTGAAGACCTTGAAGACCTTGAAGACCTTGAAGACCTTGTAATCCTTGAGTACCTTGGAATCCTTGGGTTCCTTGATGACCTTGAGTACCTTGAATTCCCTGTAATCCTTGAGTACCTTGATCACCCTGCAGTCCTTGAGTACCTTGTGTTCCCTGAAGACCTTGTAATCCTTGAGTACCTTGAGTACCTTGAGTACCTACACCTTGAGTACCCTGAAGTCCTTGAGTACCCTGATCACCTTGTAAACCTTGTGTACCCTGTAATCCTTGAGTACCCTGATCACCTTGTAAACCTTGTGTACCCTGTAATCCTTGAGTACCCTGATCACCTTGTAAACCTTGAGTTCCCTGATTACCTTGTAGCCCTTGAGTACCCTGGGATCCAATACCTTGAGTACCTTGAGTACCTTGAGTACCTTGATCACCTTGAAGTCCTTGAGTACCTTGAAGACCTTGCAATCCTTGAGTTCCCTGAACTCCCCGATCACCTTGAAGACCTTGGTTACCTTGCGATCCTTGTGATCCTTGAGTTCCTTGAGTTCCTTGAGGACCTCTTACACTTCCAACATTATTCCATGTAGAACCATTATAAACCCATAAATTTCCAGTATTACTATCAATAACACCATCTCCACTTTGGGGTGGATACCAAGAGTTTCCAGAATCATTTAATTGTGTTTGCTCATTACCTGGAGTTAATGCCAAAGATCCTTTAATAGTAACAGAAGTACCATCAGTACCCTTTGGTCCAATAGGACCTTGAAGACCTTGAAATCCTTGAGAACCAATAGATCCTTGAAGACCTTGAGTTCCTTGTGAACCTTGAATACCCTGATCACCTTGAAGACCTTGGAATCCTTGAGAACCAATAGATCCTTGAAGACCTTGAAGACCTTGATTTCCTTGAGACCCAACTCCCTGAAGACCTTGATTTCCCTGAGAACCAGTTCCTTGGAGACCTTGGAGACCTTGAAATCCTTGAGATCCCTGAAGACCTTGAGTTCCTTGTAAACCTTGTAAACCTTGTAAACCTTGAATACCCTGAAGTCCTTGAGTGCCTTGTGATCCTTGTGATCCTTGAGAACCTTGGAGTCCTTGAGTACCTTGATCACCATGAAGACCTTGAGTTCCCTGAATACCTTGATCACCTTGGAGTCCTTGAAGACCTTGAATACCTTGAATACCCTGTAGTCCTTGGGTTCCCTGTAATCCTTGAGATCCCTGATCACCTTGAAGACCTTGGCTACCTTGTAATCCTTGAATACCTTGAATACCTTGATCACCTTGAAGTCCTTGGAATCCTTGAGAACCAATAGATCCTTGAAGTCCTTGGAATCCTTGAGAACCAATAGATCCTTGAAGTCCTTGAGTGCCTTGAGATCCTGTTGAACCAATACCAGAAGTTGTTGAAAAAGTTATTTTTTTAGGATCACTAGCTCTAGTTGTAATTGCGATTCCAGGACCAGCAACAAACTCAACAGTATCTTCACCAACTGCCTCAAGTGAAGTTTGCCCATCAACAGTCCAAGTTTTAAAAGTGCTTCCAAATTCAACAAAAACTTCACCGTTTCCAAGATCGGTAACTGCAAATCCAGTATTTTTATCAAATCTAATAGCACTTACATTTGTTATAGCATCAGTACTATTAATTCCAGCATATCCAGTTCTGGTACTAACAGTAAGTGATGACCCGACCCCAGTTAATTTTGATCCATCACCATAAAAACTAGTTGCACTTACAATCCCAGTATTACCATAAAGTGTAACACCAGCACCAACATTCATTATATTAGTATTACCATCAAGAGTAATACTTGAAGACCCAACTGTTAAAATACCAGAAATTCTTGCATTTCCAGTAACATCCAATTTTGATTTTGGAAGTGTAGAACCTATACCAACGTTTTGATTTAAGTCAATTCTTATAGCATCATTTTGTCCATTGGCACCTAGACCAAGTTGGACAGTTCCTTCCGCACGTACATTAGATACTAAATTTTCATGAGTAATTACAACATCACCTTCACCTCCTTTTACAAATCTTATATCTCCACCATCAACTTCTAGAACATATTGTTCAGCAGGAGTCAGAACACCAATACCAACTTGACCACTGTTTAAAATAGTAAATGCATTTGTATCATTACGTGATCCATGTTCAACAAGAAAAGCAGGACCAGTTCCAAGTTGTGTTACACGAAGAAGTTCTGTAGTTGTTACACCTTCAAAAATAACATCACCAGAAACATTAAGGAATGCTGGAGTTAATGTAGTACCAATACCAACTCCATTATTAGTAAATCTAACTTTCTCATTTTCTGCTAATGTTCCACCAGAAAATAATGAAAGATATGATGTAGTTTTTCCAACACCCAAAGATAGATTACCATCAGAAGCATATAAGTATCCATCAGTTGGTCCATTAATAGTCCAAGTATCAGTTCCAAATCCAGTATTATTAATTCCAAGATTTAAAAAGTTTAATTCATTATTACCATTATCTGCAGTAAAAACTAAATCAGATGATGAATTTGATCCAGAAAACGCATTACGAATATTGACTTGGGTAAATGAATTTACATTTCCACTAAAATCCGCAAGAACATTTGATAGATCTTGTGTTGATGATGTGTTATTAGTAACAGAAAGTGTATATTGAGCATTTGTAGTTCCAATACCAACATTAGAAGAGGTATTAATTCCTGTTGAATTTTTTTCCCAATATGTTTCACCAGCAATTCCAGGATCACCCTTAATTCCTTGTGAACCTTGAATTCCTTGAATACCTTGATCACCCTGAAGTCCTTGAGTACCTTGAAGACCTTGAGAACCCTGTAAACCTTGAGAACCTTGGAGTCCTTGAAGACCTTGAGAACTTTGGAGTCCTTGAAGACCTTGATAACCCTGAAGTCCTTGAGTTCCCTGAATACCTTGATCACCTTGAAGTCCTTGAGTGCCTTGTGATCCTTGAGAACCTTGGAGTCCTTGAAGACCTTGATAACCCTGAAGTCCTTGAGTACCTTGTGATCCTTGAGTTCCTTGTAAACCTTGAGTACCTTGATAACCCTGAAGTCCTTGAGTACCCTGCGATCCAACACCTTGAGTACCTTGTGATCCTTGAGTTCCTTGTAAACCTTGAGTACCCTGTGATCCAACACCTTGAGTACCTTGTGATCCTTGAGTTCCTTGTAAACCTTGAGTACCTTGTAAACCTTGAGTACCTTGATCACCCCGAAGTCCTTGGGCACCAAGTCCTTGAATCCCCTGATATCCCTGAAGACCTTGAGCTCCTTGATCTCCCTTACCAGCAAAACCTCCAGGTGTTCCCTGAACACCCTGATCACCAGATCCAGTAAATCCTTGAGTGCCTTGAATTCCTTGAGCACCAGAAGGTCCAGTAGCACTAGATACTACTTTAATAGCATTTTCCGGGCCAACTCTTACATTAGTAACATTTGATGGATTTACATTTACTCTAATATCAGGCATTCTAGAATACTCTTAGATTATGAGTATGTGCTTTATTAAAGTTATTTATCTAACCGGAAATAGTCTTTCTTTGCTTATAAGTAAACAAGTTCGTAGGAGGTTCTGGTTTCATCCAATCATTTATTTTTTCATATCTTTCTTCAGAAAAAAATTCTTGTGATAAGTACCACTGTTCCCAAGGGGTATGTGATTTATCTTGATTACAAGAATGACAACAACAGACTACATTTTTAGTAATGTCCTTTCCACCCTTTGATTGTGGAACTATGTGATCAATGGTTAAATTTTCTACAGATCCACAATAAGCACATTGATAATTCCATTGTTCTTTAATATGTTTTCTCCATATTCGTTTTGCTTCTCCAGAATTTGTCGCATAAAGATTAAACAAATAGTCTTGAGGCGAATGGAGAGGAACCATAAGTATCTGCGACTTATAATTATTTATTTCTACGAATAATAACTTTTATTAATTCATACAATGTTATAAAAATATAATGAAACTCATCATAATATGTTATGTCACTATCTCTTTCAAGAAGATTTTGAATTTTTTTTAGCACAAGCATCTCTCGCCCAAGCACGACTTAAATTATTTACATAAGAACAAGATTTTTTAGATTCCCCGCAGTGTGGACATTTAGCATCTGGGGGGTCTCCAACGTAACCCTCAGGTGTATACATCTTTTTCTTTTTGAGATTCTCTGCTTGTTTATGTTTACGATGGTTCATACCACCACAGGTTCTCCTTGACCTTCTGGAAGTTTAATTTGTGGCAGTTCATTAATTTTATCCACAATCCAATTGTCCTGATGCTCCTTATAACCAGTAGTATCAATCAAACTGGTTGGAAGTGCCTTTGGCATTTCTATATCAATCACAGGACTCATCAAAATCTTATTTCTTGTAATCGTTCGGTTTTGTGAATCAAAGGAAACCATTGTCAGTGCGTCCATCTCATCACCACAATCAACAATCTTTCTTCCAGTTCTTTTGTCAATCACTGAAAAATATTCTTCATTATACTTTTTCATCTTTTGATTTCTTTTCTTCATTATAAGGTACTTCTGGTTTTCTGTAAAGGTTTGGAAAAGTATCCCTTATAATTTCTGCGAGTTTATAAGGTGTCTCCGAACTAATCATTTGTATTTTTCAAGAGCATAGATTCCATTCTTCTCCACAATCGCAGAGCAGGTATCACACCAATCACCACAGCACATATAAAGAAGTTTATTAAAGTAACGAATGTTTGCGTGATGAATATGCCCACAGATTACACCATTATACTTCTTATATCTTTGCACACAATATGATGCAATATCAGTCTCATATTGATTGATGTATCTCTTTCCACGAATGGTATTCTTCAGAGCATACACCAATGAGAAACGAAAGAATCTTTCTAGAAACAAACTCAATGGTGTGATGAATTCATATCCCTTATTGAATATCAGTTGCTTCCAAGATCCAGAAGAATACTCTGAATACTTGTCTCCATGCACACAAAGAAATTTATTACCCTTCGAATCTTTATGTGTGTATTCATTTACCATTTTAAAATTCTTATGCTCAAAATCACAGTAACGACGAATCTGCCCTTCGTGATTTCCTAAAACATAAACGATTTCTGTGCCTTTCTTGGCAAGGTTTAAAATTTGATGAAGAGCTTCTGTATGATCTTTCTTCCAATGCGTATGATGCGTCTCCAAACAAGCAATGTCAATAATGTCTCCGACTAACACCAACTTCTTTGTTTTAAGTTGTTTTAAAAACTGTAAAAACTTTTTGATATTGCATCTGTTTGTTCCCAAATGTACATCAGAAATAAAAACTGTATCGTAAGTCATAATCAAAATCTTGATGGTTTATATTCCGTATCTTTGGTTAGGTTATCCAGCATTTCCCCATATTCTCTGAATCTTTTATCTCCTGCGATAAAACATCTCTGGCGCATCCACACAGCATCTACCAAAAGTTTAACTTGTTCTTCTGTGAAGGTTAGGGTTTTCATAGTTAAAGAGTAACTATTGTATGTATTAAAGTTCTTGTGTGAGGGACATCAGGAAAAGGAAGAATCCAAAGAGTTGGAAGAGTAGTAGGATGAGTAGCATTTTTATGAGTGCTTTTGTAAGTATTTAATCATTTCCTCCAGAAGATTTATATTATCTCCAACCTGTCCCAATACCATATTACAATTCCTACAAAGAAGTTGACGAACTTTACCAGTTTCGTGATCGTGGTCTACACAAAGTTTTTTCCATTTACCATCACCTTCACCTTTACAAATAGCACAAACACCTTTTTGTTCGTCAAACATCTGCTGATGTTCTTGGAGAGTTATACCATAGTTTCTTTTTAGGTCATTATTTCTTGTGCGTTCTGGATTATCTTGATGTCTTTTTCTAACCCTTGCTTTATCACATTCTTTGCAAGATGAATGACGAACCATATTCACTTTATTTCTCACATAAAAATCCGTAGCAAGTTTTTCCTTGCCACAGGTCATGCAGTTTCTATAAAGTTCGGAGTAAAGTTTAGTCATTCGTGTTTTCTTTCGTGCATAATTATTTATAAAAAAGGAACTCCGAAGAGTTCCTCCTAATTATATCAACCGATGGTTGGAGCAGTCAAGGCAACAGGAGTTGCTTCAACTGATGCAAGGTCAAGAGGGAAATTGTGGGCATTCTTATAAACCTCTTGAAATCTGGTATTACTACCAGGATTGGACTATATCATCACCATTTCTGGTGTCGGACGCTAACCCTGTTATTAAGGAAACTTTATTCCTCAGGTAGTCTCTGAACCTTTCTTAGATGTATCTAAGACTTGGCTGCTGATTGCCCACTTGGGGTTTCCAGCAATTCATCCGATTTAAAGAGCGCAATACCCAAATCTACGCTCATGCATAACTTCCATTCCGAGTCCAGCACGATTCAAGATGTCCGCCCAAGTGTTAATAACATGACCTTGACTATCTTGAATTGACTGATTGAAGTTGAAACCATTCAGGTTGAATGCCATGGTGCTCACACCAAGAGCAGCAAACCAGATGCCTACAACGGGCCAGGCAGCAAGGAAGAAGTGAAGACTACGAGAGTTGTTGAACGATGCATATTGGAAGATTAGACGACCAAAATAACCGTGAGCAGCAACGATGTTATAAGTCTCTTCTTCTTGACCGAACTTGTAACCGTAGTTCTGCGATTCAGTTTCAGTGGTTTCACGAACCAGTGAAGAAGTAACAAGAGAACCGTGCATAGCACTGAACAGAGAACCACCGAAGACACCAGCAACTCCAAGCATATGGAATGGGTGCATCAGGATATTGTGCTCTGCCTGGAACACAAACATATAGTTGAAAGTACCAGAGATACCAAGAGGCATCGCATCAGAGAATGAACCTTGTCCAAAAGGATATACTAGGAATACAGCAGATGCAGCAGCAACAGGAGCACTGTAAGCAACCATAATCCAAGGACGCATACCCAAACGATATGAGAGTTCCCATTCACGACCCATATAGCAATAGATGCCAATGAGGAAGTGGAACACAATCAGTTGGAAAGGTCCGCCATTATAAAGCCATTCATCAAGACTTGTTGCTTCCCAGATTGCGTAAAAATGCAATCCAATCGCATTAGAACTTGGAACAACGGCACCAGAGATGATGTTGTTTCCGTACATGAGTGAACCAGCAACAGGTTCACGAATGCCATCAATGTCCACTGGTGGGGCTGCAATGAAGGCGACGATGAAACATACAGTAGCAGCAAGCAATGTAGGAATCATCAGAGTTCCGAACCAACCGACATAAAGACGGTTGTTCGTTGAAGTAACCCACTGGCAAAATTGTTCCCAGAGGTTTTCGCCAGAACGGCGTGTAGCAATAGTAGCAGTCATTTTTCGTTAAAGGGTAAATAAAGTCCAGGGGGAACTGGATAGTATAGTATTTCCCACAACACCCTCCATTGTGGGTATGAGAGACTGTGTTTAACCTCCCCATAGGTCTCGGTTAGGTAGAGGAACAATGTTAAGAATTATGAGGATTTCTTAACATTTGTTTACCTATTTATCATAGCATTGTCAGGAAATCCTGTCAATAGGTCCAATTGCTCATCTGGCATACTCCTCAATTTTATCCAATACCTTGTTCAAATACTTGTGAGCAAGTCCCTTTGGGTCTGAAGTGTATCCGATATTTTCTTCGTATAATTCGTTTTTATACATCAACAATATTCTCTTTATTTCTTGCTTGGTCAGTTGTCCTCGTGGCATATACAAAAAAACTCTGCCTTATTTAGGGGCAGAGTTAAGAATCATTAAGTGTTATTTCAAAGGTGTGTTGATTTTCTAATACTCAAAAAATTCCCGGAATCACTTGCCCACTAGTGAGATATGCACCAACAGCGGCAACAAATCCTAGCATTGCAAGACGACCATTCAGGCGTTCTGCTTTTTCAGTAAAAATTTTTTCCATTAGTTTTCTCCTTTATAAGGGTGTTGTTGTTTAAGACTTGGATCTAGATTAGAAACCAGTTTTTCTTTGATAGGTTTAATTACAATAAACTTATCATTTTTGAGGGTGCCTGCGACTTTGACTTCTAGTTCTACATCTCGATCCCAACCAACCTCTTGAAGAGCAACTCCAAGTTGCCCAAGCATATTAGCACTCATCAATAAGTTTCAGCAAGTTTCTCCACAGCATAACCCAAAGTCACAAAAAAAGCAACAGTGGTTACTGTCCAAATAAGTTCAGTCATCAGAAGATTCCGAAGAAGAGTTTGCCAGTGAGAGCATAAGAAATAGCACCAGCAATAATGCCGACCATTGCCCAACGCCCATTATACCTCTCCTTTACTTGATTGGGAGTATCCATCCCGTAGTTTTCGTAGTACATAGTGGGTTCTTTTGCCCACATATTCTGTTGCCCACGATCATTAGTTGTTACAGTCATTGTAAATTCGTTAAGAATTGTTACACAATTATATAGCAAAAAGAAAGGGGTGTCAAGCCCCCCCTTTGTTTTAATATAAAAATATAAGTAAAATTACTTACTATTCACTTTCATATCCTGGTGGAAGTGTTCCATAATATGGATTATAATCAAATATTTTTTCCCAATTTTCAACATCTACCGCTTCATATTTCCAAAAATTCCAAAGACTATCATAAGTTTTTTTATGATAAGTATCAATATGGTCATCATGAATGGATGACCCAAGTTCAATTTTATAAAGAAATAATGGAATTGCAAAGGTGTTACCAGAATTATAAATCAAGTCATCTGCAACAGCACGTGGTTTTACCCCGTTATCAATTTTATACTTATCTCCACGTATATGAAGATTAACTAATTTTTGTGCATGATGACGAGTAATTAAATAACAAGCTGTTGAAAAATCATTTACAAATCTTCTATGAAGTGATATATGCACCGGAGTTGTACTAATAATTGCAAGTTGAACTACATCATATGCATATGGTATTTTTGAATAAAAATCTTTCCAAGTAAAAGGCCAATACTTAACAGTCTCTAAATCACAATCATCTTCCATTATTAATACACATGGATGATCAGTGTTTTCAAGAAAATGATGAATGGCTTTGAGATGTGAGGTTGTACACCCAACTTCACCAGATGACATCATATCTGGATAACGACCCTTTAAAATATCTCCAAGGTCTTTATCATCTCTTCCATCATATGCAGAAATACGAGTATAATTTTCTATTTCCCAGTATTTAAATTGTTCCTCCATATATTGTGCTCTTTCTGGCTGATCGTCCAGATTGATATAATAAATTGGGGGAATGCCTTTGAGTTTGTAAGAAGATTTATTTTTATCCATAATTTATAAATTTATAATATTTTCAAATATTGCATGATTAATCAAGTTACTTTCTTGAACTTTTTTAAAACAAAGTTTTCCTTTATTAATAAGCATTTGTTTATTTTGAATAATATCTTTAATCTGAGATATTTCATCAAAATAAACAAATAAATTTTCATTTTCTTTACAATACCAATCACTGAAAATTGATATCATATCAATTGATTTATTAGTTTGAAAGAATAAATAACGCTCTTGATATGTTCTATTTAACCACGCTAAACTTGGAAGTATAAAAGTTTTACCTAAGGACATATATTCCCACAGTGCTATTGTCCCCCATGCATAAGGAATATGTAAAACCGCAGAGCATGTTTCAATATCATATGGACCACAATATTCTTCATTGGGAATCCAATCTTTCTTACAATAAAAATCTATATCCAAATTATTTAATTCATCAAAAAGTGGATAAAATTCCTTTTCATTTTGATATGACATCACAAAAAGTTTTTGGTTATGGTCTTTTTTATTTTTAAAATTAAAATCTATCCTACTTCTTTTACCATAAGGAGTAAAAAAGAATTGTTTATTCTCGGGTATTTTTACAAAATTATTCAAGTAAACTTTTTCAAATTTGTTTGAATATAGAAAATAAATCCTATAATCATTTTTAACCCGATCTAAAAGATCATAATAACTTTGATCCGATTCAATTGCATAATTAAATCTATTAGTAACCCACAAAATAATTTTTGTATTTTTTGGTATAGATTCCAAATTTTCAAGAACTGGTCTTGAAAATGGAATTGTATCGGAAAAAATAAGAACATCAGAATTTAAAAAATCTTCATTATACAAATTCCACAATTCATCTGCCTTTTCTTTTGTAATGATATATTTTTCAGTTGGTCTTTCTTTTGGTAAAATAGTCTTTAATGATGCGTCATATTTTTTTAAAAAATTTTTTATATCACTAGCACATCCATCGTGCATTGAATAATGAAATATTTTCATAATTTATTATGAATTTTTTACAATCCACTCATAAAGATTCATTGTTGGTTCCCAACCAAAAGTCTCACGAAGTTTTTTATTATTAGCAAGACTGATTCGTGCTTCACCTGGACGAGGAGGAATATTGACAGTATTATTAGAAATTACTCTTGCGATTTGGTTCACTGAATAATTATTACCAGTTCCAACATTATATACCTGTCCAAAGGAATCAAAATCAACTTCTGTTGTTGCCGCCAAGATATTTGCCTGACATACATCACCAACATAAGTAAAATCCCTTCTCTGATTTCCATCACCAATAATCGTTAAAGGTTCATTATTAGATTTTTGTCTGAGGAAAATTCCAATTACTGGTGCATATTGACCACGAAGAGGTTGACGCTCACCATAAACATTAAAGTATCTAAAAATTACAGTAGGAAGTCCATACAATTTAGTATACATCCTGCACAACTTTTCACCAGAAACTTTAGAAACAGAATAAGGATTCAAACAATCTTCATATTGTGTTTCTATATTTGGAGTTTCATTCATACCATAAGCAGATGATGTTGACGAATACATCACTCTTTTTACACCAGCTTCTCTTGCACACTGTAACACTGTACAAGTTCCAACTGCATTGATACTTACAGCTTCAATTGGATTTAAAATTGCTGGTTGAATACGTGCTTCTGCAGCAAAATGAAATACATAGTCTACATCATCATACAGAGATCGTGTATTTTCATAGTCACGAATATCATACTTATAATTTTGCGCTTTCTCATTCCAATAAAAATGATCATGAGCATCAGAATACTCATTGTCAATAACGACAACTTCATGACCAAGTTCTAGAAGTCTATCGACAAGATTAGAACCAATAAATCCCGCACCACCTGTAACTAAACTTTTCATTTACATTATCCTCGTTGGTAAATAGTATCCTGGAATTCCATTTACATCTCTCATTTCGATAAGAGGTTTGATTGGAGATTTGAATTCCGAATTGAGTTTATAATAATTTTCATCTGACTTCAAAATGTTATTGAATAAGGACTCAGATTTTTCCTTATCAATTGAAACTTCACTCAGTTTTCCAGACGTTACTGCACTCCAATCATATTGTCTAAAGAGAGGTTCATCATAACTGTAAACATTATAAAACTTATGGATTTCTGCAAATCCAATATCAAGATGACCTTCTACTTCATAACCATAATGATAAGATATCCTTTTACAAATGTCAACATACTGTTGTGACAAATACATAATTGCATGAGTTGCAAGCATGTTGTAAACTCTTACAATCTCATCATTTACACTTTGATAATGGACATAAGGTCCAGAATGATTGAGATACCTACCCCAATGTGAAATTCCAAGATAGAGAGCATCGGCATCATCTGGAATTTCGATTTCATTTACAAAGTCTTTATTGAGAGCACAATCATCTTCAATAATGATAAAAGGAGGTTTTGTGTCCTTTAAAACTTCATAGTGGGATCTTGCACATCCAATAATTCTGCCCTTTTCGTGTTTTATGGCAGAAACTCTATTGACATATTTGAATCCAATACATTTAAGCATCGATTCAGTATTTTTTCTTTTTTGATCTTCATCATCCAAATTTACATAATAAATTGGAATATCAAGTAAATTTAATTTCATAAAACGGATAAAATACTTTCAACTCGATTAATATAAGTGTGGTGTTGTTTTATATAATTCATGTTATCTCTTAAAATTTCTTTAGTAGCTTTTTTACTATCTTGTTCTGTCTGATAGTACAAATCAGTAAGGTTAGAATTCACAGTTATTCTATCACCAAAAAATTTAGAAATTTTTTCAGAATTCGACCCAACCCAACAACCATAACTCATTGTTTTGAATATTCTACAAGGAACATATCCATTATCAAGATGACACTTCGGTCTAATGTCAAAATTCAAATAAGATTCTTTAGTAAGTTCCATCATCTCACCATTACTTGTAAATCCAGATGTTGTAGTTTTACTTCTTGTCCCCGTATATCCACCATAATTAATAAATTTCTTATTATTGGATTTTACAGTTTCAATTAAATCCTTTGAATACTCATACGTGATTGATCCAATATAATTTACATTGTTTTTTGTCGAATCAAATAAAACTTCCACTTGTTCATCAATTTCACTAGAGGTCAGATCAGATGCCCACATAATAACAGCAGTATTGGTTTCACTATCAAACCACGAGAAATCATTTAATTTACTTATATTTTCATTCCAATTATAATTTTCATGATAAACTAAAAGATTATAAACATTTTCTTGTTCAAACTTATTTTGCTTATAAAAACCATCTTCAATATTATGAATAAAATATTTTGATGTTTTTTCAAAAGGCATATATTTGCAACAGTTATGTTCAGTAATAACTATCGAATCTTGCAAATCTTCATTTGAATATTCTGGAGAATCGTCATACCAAACAACATCATAATCCATTTCAGAAAAAGCTTTTGCAAATCCTAAATGAATATAAGAATGTGTATGAGTATCAGGAGGATAACCCCAAATAACAACTTTTTTAATCATTTTCTAACTTCCGAGTGATTTTTTTCAAGAGCAACAATCTTAGGTTCAAAAGGAACATTCCATCCATCAGGATTGAATCTAACTGCTTCAGGATAACAATATGATGGGTTTAATTCCAATGATGGTGGATTATCAATTAAATAACGATTCATATGAGATTCGTCATGCCAAACTGCAATCAGACCATTTTTAAAATCTTTTTCAATATTAGAAACAATAGTTTCCGTCATCTTCAAAAAATGTTCTGTTTTTCCACCATTAAATCCTCCAGCATAATACATCTTTCCTTCACCAAAAGGAACATATGCAGTTGACTCTGAACGACGCTCATATGAAAATTCTTGATTGGTCTTAAACCAAAAACCAGGATGCTGAGTTGCAACAAGATCTCCTAAAATTTCATCCCCAACTTTACCCTCAATTCGCATATCTACATCCATATAGAAGCAGTAATCAAACTGAGAGATATATTCCTTTTCTTTTAGAAAATAATGATATCTTTTTAAAGTGGGAATGGGCCACTGCTCATGTTCTATTTGAGAAATTTTTACATTATCAGAGGTCTCTTCAATTTCATGATTAGTAAAAACTAATGCAGAGATGTCATGACCGTTTAAAAAATTCTCTTCGATAGAATCGAGAAGAGGTTCAACAAACTGAATATATTTGTTTGTCGCAATGTTCAGAATACAAATTTTCATAAATTCAAACCAAAATAGAAAACATTGTTTTTAATCTACTAACATATGTATGATGATCCCTAACGAAGTCCATAGCACTTCTCATTTTTTCATAAGTACAATTTCTAGAATCTTCAACCAACTTATGATACAAAGTTTCTAAGTCAGAATCTGTAGTGTAGTAGTCTCCAAAAACATCTGCAATTGCAGGAACATTAGATCCACTCCACTTACCATAACTAATATTTTTAAATAAACGACAAGGATAATATCTTACATGCTCATAAAGATGAGCAGTATCTCTAATATCAAAAGAAATATAAGAATTTCTAACTATTTCTATATTTTGTTCTATAGTTAAAGGAGTTCCATAATCAATCGCAAACCATCCACCTGCTCTTGTAAAATATTTACCATTTGAATTACATATTCTTTCAAAGTTTAAATTATTTTCTCCGTGAATTGTTCCAACGAAATAAATGTTATTTAAACTTTCGTCATGCAATTTAGGTTCTAAAGAGTTAATTTCTGAAGGAAGAAGATCTGTACCCCAAATAGTAATTAAAGTATTTGTTTTTTTATGGAAAAAATGTTTTGTACCGATTTCTACTAACTCTTCTTCTGGAGGCCAATTCCAACTGTCTCCAAAAAATGCAAAGTTATAATAATTTGGGTGCTCTGGTCTATTTTTATTTTCAAAAGGTTCGTCCGAAAAATGATCATAATATACACAATCTTCTAAGATTGGCATATTATTTCTAGCACGATGTTCCGTAATAAAAATTGAATTTGAAAAATCAAATGAAGAAACATCATCATTATCATCAAACCAATGGGTATCAAAACCAATATATTTTGATGCCCTATGATAGGCATTTTGAATATAAAAATATGTATCGCTTGGGAATTTATGCCCCCAGATAATTACTTTTCTATTATTCATTTTATTGTATAAGGATAAAACTGTGAGGGATTAATATTCATACATGCTGTAGTTTGATATGAAGTAAGAAGATTCCTAGTTCCAATAGGATGATCTACTTGATAGAACATTGGTCTATTAAAACAATAGACATTAAACCATCTTTGTATTTCTGCAAATCCAACATCTTGATAGTTTTTGATTACATATCCCGCATGATATGCAATTCTAACACACATTTCTCTATAAATTTCAGACAAATATAATACTGCATGTCCACCAAGCATATTATATATTCTCAATAAATTATTATGATCTTCATTGAGATCATATTGATTATAAAATCCATTATGGCTATTCATCCTTCCCCAGTCAGAGACACCCAAATAAACTGCATCAGCATTATCAGGAATTTCAATTTCTAAATTATAGTCATCATAAGCAATTCCACAATCATCTTCAAAAAGAATAAATGGAGTCTTAAAATTACAAAGTGCTTTATGATGTGCTTTAGAACAACCAGCAACAGAATTTTCAGAATCTAAAACACCTTCAACTCTATTGATATTTTTAAATCCCATTCCATTTAACATTGAATACATACTTTCATTTTTTTCAGTATGCTTTTCCAAGTTCATGTATACTGCTGGAACTTCTCTAAGATCTAATTTCATCTGAAAACCCTATAATCAAAATTAAACGATTCTATTGAATTTAAAATATTCGAATCAAGTAAACTATTAAAATATCTGGCACTATGACGTTCTCCACATCCATCTCCACCACCTCTTTGTTTTTCTATATTATTTTGTTCTAAAAACATAGCATTAGTAATATAAAATACATCCTTTGTAGATGCCCATACCATTTCATTTACATGATCTCCTTTGTATGGAGCGTTGTACCAATAATAATCATTAACAAGTAATGACTTTTTATTTTGCATTTCGTTTATTTTATCTTTTGACGGAAAATCATTAATAATAATATCTGGTCTTATTCTTACATAAAAATCATAGTCTAAGTTGAAATATTTTTCAACTACTTTGTATGTTTTATAATACTGCGAAGAAAGAGATTTTTGATAATCAAACGGACTTTCTTCCATAATTTCTCTCATCAATTCAATAGACTCAATTTCACCATCAACTTTACTTGCACCACATTCAATAAAATATTCATCAATAATATTTTTTGTTAATTCTGGTGGATTATAAGATTCGACAAAAAAATGCCAAGGATCATTTATCTTATTATATCTAACTAAATCATCCCATAATGAATAAAAAATATCTATTTGACATTCTCCGACTTTGTTTTTTATGAGTTTTAAATTATCAGAGAATTTATAAAATAATGTTCTAGGATAACCAGAAACAAACAATGATATTTTCATAAACTTTCAAGTACAGTTTCAATCATAGTATTTAATCCCACTTCTCTTTCTTTACTTGTCATTTCCCCACCATTAAGTAAATGATCAGAAACAGTATTAACTGATAATGCTTTATTTCCTGTCCTCATTGCAAGACTATAAAGAACATGAGTTTCCATATCGACTGCCAAAATACCAAGATCAACAAATGGTTTATACCAATTACTATTTGGATGATAAAAATAATCATTCGATAATATTTGCCCTACAGTTGCTGATGGATTTATGTTCATATATTTTTTCAATAGAGAATAATCACAGCACGGAGAAAGATTAAATCCAGGAACAATATTTTGAGTCATAGAACTATCAGTAGAAGCACTCATAGCAACCACAATATCCCCAACACTTAATTTTTTAGATATTCCACCACAACTTCCAACTCTAATAATACTTTTTACATTATAATAAGAATAAAGTTCGTAAGCATATATTGCCAAACTAGGTTGACCCATTCCACTTGCCTGAACTGATACTATTTTCCCTTTGTAAGATCCAGTATATCCTAAACAATTTCTAACAGAATTTACTTGTACAACATTATCAAGATATTCGGAAATGTATTTTGCTCTTAGTGGATCACCAGGCATTAATACTGTTTCTGCGTAATCTTCTAATTTTGCTTCAATATGTGGGGTCATTTGGTATTAACTGATAAATATCTTTCCAATTTTTAACTCGGAGTCCTTGCCACTCCTTATTATAATCATTATCCATTATAACACTTATTAGTCCTGCTTTCAATCCCGACTCAGCATTTTTAACAGAATCTTCAATCCAATAATATTCTTTTCCAGAATATCTGTCTATTAAATATTTTTCTTTACCTATATTATAATCCAAACCACAATCAATAAAATCAAATACATTTCCAAAAAGATGAAATAAATTTTTTTCTCTAAGTCTTTGAGCGTACTTATCTTTGTCTAGAGAACTTATAACTTCAAATTTCCATCCTAATCTATGTAACTTAGTTACATATTCAACAGCATCTTTATAAGCAGGGATAAATCCAACACATCCAGACTCATTAAATTTTTTAATTTGTCTAGACGCTTCATCTTCAGTTATTCCATATCTTAACGCTTGCCCATAATGTTGATTAGTGTTTTGTATTCTCTGATATCCATGCTCACCCATCCAAACATCAAATGCATATGCCCAATCTAAAAGTACACCATCACAATCAACAATTATTTTTTTATCCATTTTTTTCTGAAATGAATTTATAGATTTGTTCCCAAGTTCCAAGATCGATATATTCGTCAACTTCGATTGCCTTTGAATTATATATTGGTGTATTTTTAATCTCATCAACTAATAATCTATGATTAAGAGTTGACTTTTCCATAAATTCTATACAGGAATCAAAAACTCTTTTTCTAAATGCAAAAGCACACCAAAAAGAATTAAATCTATCAAGATTTTCTTGTGGTTTATCTTCATAATCAAGAACTAAATTATCTTCAGAAATTATAAGTGCTCCTTTTGTCCTTAGCATATCATGAAATTTTTCTCTTTTAAAAAAGAAAGTAAATCCAGTTTCATTTAAACTAGTATTTACTAATTCAAGAATATCTTCAGATGTTTTCATTTTCAAGAAAGTATCTGGAAGAAGAACTAAATTTTTCTCACCAAAAAGATGTTTAGCACTTTTGATAGATCCAGTATATTCGGTTTCAGTTGGATTAAAATATGTAAATGAAATATTAAATCTATGCTTATAACGACTTAAGTACTTAATAATTTCAGTCTTATTTTCATTTAAAGTAATAACAAACTGAACATCTCTACGTCCATAGTTTGAAAATAAATCAAAACTATAATCAATTAACGATTTATGTTTTTCTATTGAAAAAACTTCTTTTGGAAATGGGAGAGATAAACGAGTTCCTTCTCCAGCACAAGGAAGTATAACAGTGAGATCAGACATCAAATAATCTCCCATCCTTGTCGATGCAAATCTTTAATATCTTTTGTTTTTTTTAATTCATCACCAAACCAATCACTAGGAGCAACTGTCTTCTTACTTTTAGCAAGGTAAGAACCCCACCAACTATAAGAACTATTAGCAATTATATGATAAGTACACATTGTCATTAAGCAAAGATCAATCCCAGTGTTTTTAGTATCTGATATAAAAAATCTATCAGACTCAAATATCTTTTGTTGATAGCACCACTCAGGATCATCAGAAAAAATACAAACAGGAATATCTTCATCAAAGTTTTTTAATGCACTTTCATAATAATTTAGAGTTTGTAATGGATGATTTGGATTAATTACATAATCACCTCTACGAATATGTAATGAAATTACTTCTTTATTTGAAAACAACTGATCAAAACAATCTTTAGAAATCTCTTGTATTTGATCTTTAAAAGTAAAATCTTTTCTAATCTCTTCTTCTATATGTTCAAAATATTTTTCACATTGATAATATCCAAATAGGTCAACATTATCTGGACAATTAGTAAATAACTCAGTGTCAAAACTAAACATTCTTTCAGGTAATCTCGGAAAATTACCTAGAGACATATTATTATTTTCTTCAATATGAAATAAATCATACATAATCAAATCTGATGACTTTACATTGTCATCATTTACACCAAAGTATTCGCGTGGAGGAATACAAAAATCATATCCACGATTCCTAGATATACCTTTTAATGATGCAAATTGGAACATTTGATTTCCAATTCTTCCCAAATTACCAATACTATTAAATGATAACATTTTTTTTATACCAATTATAAGCGGATTGAACACCTTCACGAAGAGTAATTTCTGGTTTCCATCCAAGAGATTTAATTTTATCCACGTATAGAGGTCTCTTGATAGTACCGTTGGGTTTTGTAGTATCCCAAGAAATTTTACCAGAATAACCAACTACTTCAGAAACAATTTCTGCAGTTTCTTTGATCGATACTTCCTCACCAGTACTGACATTCATAACATCATATTCACTGAGATTCTGCATAGCGATTAAACACGCTTCTGCCAAATCATCAGAATACAAAAACTCTCTCTTAGGACTTCCATCTCCCCAACAGATAACCTCATCTAAATTATTATCTTTAGCGTGAGAAAACTTTCGTATCATAGAAGCCATTACGTGACTGTTTTCTGGATGATAGTTGTCTCCAGGTCCGTAAAGATTTGTAGGCATTAGAGAAATTGTATTAAACCCATACTGCTTTTTATATGCCTGGCACATTTTGATTCCAGAGATTTTAGCAACCGCATATGCTTCATTAGTTGGTTCTAAAAATCCTGTGAGAAGACAATCCTCAACAATAGGCAAAGGAGCAAACTTTGGATAAATGCAGACTGAACCCAAAAACAAAAACTTCTTGACTCCAGACCTATATGCACTATCAATTAAATTTGTTTGGATTGTTAAGTTATCATAGATAAAATCTGCAGAATAAGTATCGTTGGCATGTATTCCACCAACTTTTGCCGCAGCATCAAAGACATACTCTGGTTTTTCTTGTTCGAAGAAGTCCCTTACATTACTTTGACTTCTAAGATCAAGTTCACTTTTAGATTTAGTAATGACATTAGTAAATCCATTTTTTAATAACGCTCTAACAATTGCAGAACCAGCAAGTCCTTTATGTCCCGCAACAAATATTTTAGAATCACTGTCCATAAATGCACATATCCTCAACTAATTGATTAAATGAAATTTTAGGTTCCCAACCTAATTTTTCTTTTGCCTTAGTGGCATCACCTAATAAGGTTTCTACTTCAGCAGGTCTAAAATATTTAGGACTCACTTTGACAACGGTTCTTTTAGTAAGTTTATCAATACCAACTTCTTCAATACCTTCACCTTCCCAAGCAATTTTCATTCCAAAGTAAGGTGCTGCCTCTTCAACAAACTGTCTCACAGAGTATTGATTTCCCGTAGCAATCACATAATCATCTGGTTCATCTTGTTGAAGCATTAACCACATTGCTTCTACAAAGTCCTTAGCGTGTCCCCAGTCACGCTTTGCATTCAGATTCCCGAGATATAATACATCTTGTTGGCCAACTGAAATGCGTGATAATCCGCGAGTGATTTTTCTTGTGACAAAAGTTTCTCCTCTTCTAGGGGATTCGTGATTGAAAAGAATTCCAGAACTTGCATGTAATCCATAAGATTCTCTGTAGTTTTTGACGATCCAGTATCCATAAACTTTTGCAACTCCATAAGGTGAGCGAGGATAAAAAGGTGTTGTTTCTGATTGTGGGATTTCTTGAACCTTACCAAACATCTCAGACGTAGATGCCTGATAAATTCTTGTTTTGTTCTCCATTCCCAAAAGACGAACCGCTTCAAGAACACGAAGAGTTCCCAATCCATCAGTTTGTCCCGTATACTCAGGCATCTCAAAAGAGACTTTAACGTGACTCTGAGCACCTAAATTATAAATCTCATCTGGTTGAACTTGTTGAATAACTCTTACGAGATTTGTAGAATCAGTAAGATCTCCATAATGAAGTTTAATCTGATCGTAAATATGATCAATTCTATGTGTATTAATTAATGAAGCACGACGAATAATTCCATGAACTTCATAACCTTTTTCCAATAAAAGTTCCGCAAGATATGATCCATCTTGTCCGGTAATACCAGTAATTAATGCAGTTTTCATAATTTTATATTAAACATCATAGTTTGATCTAGTCATTAGTAAAATTTTATCGTTATCATAATCAATCAAATTTTTATTATTATGATTAAATTCTATAAAAGAAATTTCATCATAATACTTATCATGACCATAATTTTTTATTTCATCAATATATAACTGTTCAGAATTATTTTTATCAATATCTTCAACTATTAAAAGAGATCCAGGTAATAAGTATTGAACACATCCTCTAATTAATCTAATTTGATCCCAAAACAAATGACTAGCATCATCTATTAATATATCAAATTTGACATTAGATTTTACAAATGACTCTTTGATTGATTCTTCAAAAGTTGTATGCATATAATCATAAAATACATTATTTAAATTATTTCTTTTACCATTTTCAATATGACCATTATGCCCATCCCAAGCATATATGGTTGCATTTAAAAAATATTCTCTCCACATTTTAATTGATGAATTATGTAATATTCCAATTTCTCCAAAATTTATTTTTTGATATCTATACTTTGAAAATAAAATAGAATAGAAAGGTGTATAAGAATGCCTATAATATTTTTCAGTCAAATCATTATACGGAGACTTATCAGTTCCATACTTTGCTCCTATTTTACAAAGATCAGTTTTATTATCAAAACTATTTACATAAAATTTATTAATAATCATAAAGAGATATATGTACAATATAATTATACTAAAAAAGATGGGTTTATGCAACCCA